ATGAAAAGTCAAACGCAAGATCAAGGCAATGGGAAAGTGAATCAGGACAAAGCGGATGCCAAGGAGAAAGCTGGCCAGCATGAGAAAGGGCAAGATGTCGAAAAGGCCAAGCCCGCCCCTCAGGAACAGCAATACAAGGCAGCCCAACCCAAAGGAACAACCCGTTGATTAAATAGCGGGGTTAAAGTCTCGAGACCCAGCCTAGGCTGGGTTTTCATTTATCTGCTGCGCCCCAAGGCAACGGTTGCAGCATAAGATACTCGGCGCCTGGCGGCTCGCAGGGCGCGGCACCTAAAAGTGCTGCAAGCCTTGCAGAATCTGGCGGGAAAAACATATGACTACCCCCAGAGACTCGATGAATCCCAATACGAAAAGGCTCTTTCGATTCAGGCATCAGTGCTCGCTGTCTCATACGTAGGCCTTTTATCTCTCTGTATATGGCGTTTCCGACCCCCAAATTTATCTGGTACCAACTCACAGTATCCACAATCACCCCCAACACTTATTTATTGGCAAGGGCACATATCTGACCAAAGCCTTAACAACTGCGCACGGCCTCCCTTCCAGCCTACATACCGCAGTTGACTCCAAGGATATTGGCATACGGAACAGCTTCAAAAATCCAATGGCGCTCCGCTCTCACGAATCATTACTCGATAGTTAGAACATCTTCCGCATGAATCCCTCTCGCTCCATTACCGATCAAAAAAGATACGCGCTGACCTTCTGTCAACGTCTTATACCCCTCCCCTTTGATCTGCTTGTAATGAACAAAGATATCCGGCCCCTCTTGGCGAGATATAAAACCGAAACCCTTATCAGCACTAAACCAAAGAACCACTCCAACTTGACGTAAAAACATATACCCTCCGCAACTATAAACAGACACAAAGACATAGAGCAGACTGATTGCGAAGGATAGGGGACCGAGAAGATAGCTAATAACGCGCAAGCACCTGAGCGGTGCCGCTAAACTGAGCAGGCAGCTAAACCAGCATACAGGGTCAGCCGCCCAAAAACACAAATTTAAAAAATATATTTTCGAAAAAGAAAATAACTAGATCCCCCAAATAGAGAAGACTTATATCAAAACACCATTTCCATATTCGTCTTGAAATATGAGACCGGCCTGCTCAAGATAGCTTTCAACACAAGCCAATGATCGTTGAGACGGAGGTTTATCGTGGGCATGCCTCGCTTCAACTGCCCGCGACTTAGCGACACGCATTAGAGGCCGCCACCAGCTCCCTCTCGTAGCCGATCCGCCAGCCCCTCTCTAGCCCCTCCTACTGCCAAGCCCGAAGTGATAGCCTCCGCCCCGTGTAGGATGGAGTCTCACAATGAAACCTCGCCGCCTGGCCCCCCTCTTCGCTGCCCTGGCCTTCACATCGGGCGCCGCCCTTGCTGACGTCACCAAGGTTGCTGACTGCTCGACGCCTGCAGGGTGCTTCCTGATATCCGGCGAAATCACCGATGCCGATGCCACCGCCCTCGCGCAGATTTCCCGTTTCCTGGACGGACGCAAACTCAGCCGGCCGACCATCACGCTCAACTCTCCTGGTGGTGTCGTCGACGCTGCGATCGCTGCCGGCCGAACGATTCGCCAGATGAGGGCAAAGGTTGAAGTTGACTCCGGAAGTCATTGCCTCAGCGCATGCGTCTTTCTGCTGGCTGGTGGGGTACGCCGTTCGGTCTACGGCACTGTAGGGATTCACCGTCCCTATACACCTCAGATTGGGGAGCTCGACATTCAGCAAGCACAACAGGACTATCGCGCCACGCAAGACAAAGCGAAAGCGTTCCTGCGCGACATGAACCTGTCCGACAGGCTCTACGATGCCATGGTGCAAGTCCCTTCTGAGGACATGCGAAATCTCGACTTCACTGAACTGGAGTACTTCGGCCTAAACCTCACTGATCCTGTCGAGGGCGAGTACATGGATTCTGCCGGCGCTGCGAAGTACGGCATCAACAAGGCCGAATACCTGAAGCGAAAGGCTGTCGCCGACAAGTGCCCCAATGTCGTCGAGACCTTCGATGCTTGCGTGGAGCACGTCTTCAGTACCGGGTACCTCCCCTCCCAGAAGCCACAGCAGGACAGCACCATGGAAGCCGTGCTCGCCCAGGCTTATCGGGATTTTCCCTTCCTCGACCACACCAGGCCGTACGCCTACCGCCCGGCTATCGACGAGGTGGTCAAGGTGCGCGACGCGCTCATGGCCAAGGGTTACAGCGGCGCCGATGCGATACGTGAGGCGGTCCGGCAGGTTGGGCCCAAGTACGCAGGCAAGGCCGCGACAGCGAATGGAGATGGCGCTGCGCTGGCGACTGTGCTGCAGGAGGCTTACGCCCGTTACCCCTTCCTTGATTACGAGCGGCCCGACGCGAACCAGGCCGCAATCGCTGAAGTGGTTGAGGTACGCAACGCGCTGATGGCGCAAGGTTACGGCGCAGCGGAGGCGATACGGGCCGCCGTCAACCAGGTAGCTCCGAAGTACGCGAAGTAGGTTCGTCCAGGCCGAGCACGAGCTGCATCTGCTCCCGCCAGTACTCCACTTCCCGTTTCAGTGGGGACTTCTCGACCCGCCAGGCCGCCAGCCCCTTGCCATGGAGGCTCGCCAAGGCTTCGCGCTCTGCAAAGACAGCGCTGGCTCGCTCGAACTCCTGCAGCGGCTCGGCCTCACCACGCAGCAGTGCATCAATGTGGAGGTCGCACCAGACCGCGAAGTCCACATTCAGCCAGCGAGCGAACGCAACGGCCAGTTTCGGGTGAAGCCAGGTACCGCCGCCATTGGCTGCTGCGCCCCTGCGAGTCACGACCAAACCCGCGCAGTTGCTCAATTCGGGGCGGAAACCGGATTTGCCACCCTGGACTTTCTTGCTCTGCTTACGCTCGACCATCTTGGGCTCAAACGGGATGCCAAGGTGCTTGGCAAGGGCGCGCATGTAGCATTCAGTTTCATGAAGCCGCAGCCAATCTCGCGGTTCCTGGCCAAATACGGCCGCCGCCGCTGTGGCATTGATCCATCCATCGCGGTTGAAACGGATAGCCTGCCCTTGGTAATGAAACGGAATGACGTTGTTCATCGGTTTCTCCCTCCGCCTAGAAGAAGGGTCAGCAGGCAGGGGCGTAGGCGGGAGTAGACCATCCCTTTTCGGTAGCGAACCTAGCCTGCTGCGGCCTGCAGAGAGGCCGACCTGGTTGCCCAAGCCCGCTCGACGCTATGTCACTGGCGTGCCTGGGCAACCCCCTTTTTCAGCCCGCTGCCCGCCCCCGCTCGTCCGCCAGTTGCGCAGCTCGGTTCCGGGTCGCGTTCAGCTGCTTCAGCAGTTCCGCCTTCTCCGCCGCGCCCAGCGACCGATCATTCGTCACGGCCTTGATGCGCTGGTTGATGACGGTGATCTGCCGGTTGGCGGCCTGGTAGACCGGCCGCAGCTTCAGCATCTCATTACCAGCCAGCTGCTGCAGACGCTCCAGACCCCCCACCTTCCGTGCCTCGCTGGCCGAGGCGTAGAGCTGGTCGATCTGGTGCTGCATCTCGTAGAAGCGGGTCAGGTACTTGCTGCCACTGCCCGGGTCGGCTGCCTTCACGAAGTCCCCGAACAGCGTCCAGTTGTCCGGGTTGGTCAGGTCGCTCTTCGGATTCGACGGGAGGTCAGTGATGCCGCGAGTCAGGTAGTCGGCGGTGTTCAGCGCCTGGGTGCCGAGCCAGCCGAAGTAGCCGCGCACCAGGTGCTCGATCCGCTGCGGCGAGATCCCGGTCAACTGCCCGGCGGCCACGGCCGACGCGCTGGTCCTGGCGGTGTAGCGCTCCTCCGCCGGCAGCCGCTCCTGACCCATGCTGTCGATCGGGCGGTCGCGGAAGCTGTCGTAGTTGAAAGCGGCTTCCATCAGAGGCTTGAAGGCCTGCGGTACCGGGCTCATGGAAAGCTGGTTCCACAACAGCGAGCCAGCCGTGCTGGCGAAGTCGCCGGCCTGGTAGTCGTCACCGGAGAGCGCCAGCTCCGTCAACCGCTCGGCTACGCTGCCGAGCACGCCGACCTCGAAGGGCTTGGGCAGGTACAGCGCCTTCTCGGTACCCGGGATGCGCACCCACCAGTAGGTGTCACGGACCCAGTCCGGCAGCTGCTTGAACTCCTCGTCGTCCTTGTTGAGCAGGAACAGCAGGGTCGAGGCCATGGCCACCGCGCCGGCGACTGCCAGGAAGCGGCGCGGATCTGCCGAAGCACCGCGCCCCAGCTTGTACATCCCCTGCAGGCGGGCGTTCATGAAAGGCACGATCTGCGTCAAGAAGCGCACGCTGGCCCACTTGCCGGCCGAGGTGAAGTCCATCATGTCACGAGCAGCGTAGCTGGCCTCCAGGTGGCTTTTGCCCTCGGCGCGCAGCTTCTCGTAGAGGGCGGCACGGTTGACCGTCTCCAGTCGGTCGCCGATCTCCTGGTACTTGTCCCAGGCACTGCGCAGCGCCTTGGCAGCCTTGGCGGGGGTGTTGAGGATCTGACTGGAGTCGACACCCCGGCTGATCAGGCGCTTCGCGTAGGTGGCCTGGTCGCCATCGTTCAGCGAGCCGAACCGCACAGCGCCGCCGCCGGCCAGCAGCCGGTGCAGCGTGGGGCTGTCCTTGCCGGTTCCCTTCCAGCCCGCGGCCATGTTCTTCAGCGGGTTGTAGCCCAGGTCGTTGGCGGCGATCGAGGAGATGCTGTCACGTAGCAGGTTGCGGGCGCGGAACGCGGGGCTGCTGGTGACCCCTACGGTCAGCGCGTGCTTGAAGGAACGCATGGCCTTCATGGCCGGGTTGTTCCAGTCCTGGTGATTCAGCATCGTCAGCGCGTCCAGCACCAGGGGATCGTCCACCAGGTAGTGCCGCTCCTTGCCGTTGACCATTACCCGAAGGCTACCCTTCTCCGCCTCGCGCACGCGGGTGGCGATGTTCATCTGCTCGGCAGCCTGCAGGGCCTTGTTCGCCGCCATGTTCTTCATGGACGCAGAGAGCAGGTGCGACCAGTTGGCCAGGGTGTTGGCCATCAGATCGCCCAACGGCTCCTTGCCGCCCTTGAGCTTCTTGAAGGCCTTCTGCCCGGTCAGCCCGCCGATCTGGCCCGGGCCGGCGGTACCGTCGCCCTCCTCCATCACTCGATAGAACGGGACGTAGAACTCGCTTTCCCAGAGCTTACGGCTGCTGCCGTCGATCAGGCCGGCCTGCTCGGCCACGTCCATCACCGCCTTCTGATAGGCGTTGAACTGCTTCAGCACATCGCGGTAGACCACCGCACGGCTGCGGCCATCGTCCATGGTGCCCTGGTTGAGCGAGCGCAGTGCTGCGATGTCATCCGGGGTGAAAAGGTTCTCGCGCCCCTCCTGGGCCAGTTTCTCGGCGCGGTTGCCAGCGATCCAGGCGAAGAAGAGATCGTGCTCCCCCTTCAGCTCCGCCAACACCCCACGCAAACCCTGGCCGTCCGCCTCGACGTCCAGCGCCCCGTCGGTGATCGTCGGCCGGCCATGGAAGAAGGTGGCCTCCAGCGCTCCGTCCGTGCCTTTGGACAGGCGAGCCTGCATGTAGGCGGCCTGGTCCAGCTTGGCGATCGGTGCGAACTGGTCGAACACGCCCTGGATGACTTTCTCCTTCCAGCGCTCGGACAGCGCTCGCGCGGTCTTGGCCAGCGGTTCCTGTCGGATGAAGGCGCCTATCTTGCCGAGCGCATCCCGCTGGGCCGAGGTGGCGTGCTCCGGGAAACGCACCTCGCCACGGTTGGTCACCTGGTCGAAGAAGTCGGCCGCCCGTTGGCTTGCGCGGCTATACCGCGCGTCACCCGCGTCACCCGCCTCCTTGCCAATGTCCTCCGGACGCAGTACCTTTTTGCCGAGCCGATGTTTTGGTGCCGCTTTGGGCAATTGGAGCCCTCTAGCGCTGGACCAAGCATCGGCTTTTTTATTGTCCACGTATCGCAGCAAGCCGCTCTCCATCCACTGCCTGATGAAGGCAGTGCTGTCCTTGGCGTGGATGCTGGCGATCCGGTTGACGGTAATGTTCTCCTTGCGGTTCATGTGCACCGCCACCACCACCGAGCGCCCACGGCTCGCCGTCTCCACCAGCGCCACCAGGCCGTCCGGCGCAGTGGCGGAATCGAATACCATCACCGGCTCGCCGAGTGCAGCCAGGGCAGCCTTCACATCCCTGGGCGTCAGGCTGTGCTTGTCCACGGCCTTCCACAGCGTGTCTTCGGTGATGTTGATCGGTGCATCAGCAGCCCCCCCCAGCGCCTTCAGCACGTCAGGCGTTCCGCCGAGAGACAGGGGCTTGGTGAGTGTCTTGCCCCTGAAGACTTCGTCGATTTCCTTCTCCAGCGCAGCGGGCAGTCCCGTTCCGGGCTCCCGGGAGTAGGTCTGTACCAACCCGCCGGTGCCCTTGTCCCCACCCTTCTCGATGAAGCGCCGCGCAGTGCCCAGCAGGGCCGCGATGTCCTGGTCGGTCCAACGCACCTTGAACCCGATGTCGCGCAGCGCATTGCGGAGAGCAGCAACCAGCCTCGGCCAGAAGCGCTGCTCAGTCAGGCGGCCAGCAGCGGCGAGGTCGGCCAGGACCTCCTCCATAGCCAATGCCTTGTCGTAGCCGAACCGATCGCGCAGGCGATCAGCCGACGAACGCAGAGCTGGATGCTCCTTGTAGATGCTGAGCAACAGCGGACTCAGCCGCTTGCCGAAGGCTCCCTGCAGGCCGGCATGGCCGATTACCTCGTGCTGGAGAACAAATGCAGCGTGCTGCAGGCTGGTGAGGTTGTCGGCGATGAGGTAGACGCCCTTTGGATCGTAGAGTCCTTCGGCATCAAGAGCACCATCGCGCTTCACCTGCTGGCGGAGCCGCGGCGGAAGGTCATCAATTGACTGGACGACATTGACCTGAGGAGCATTTTTCCAGCCGGCAACCATCCCACCAATCGACCTGGCCAGTGTTTCGGCACGAACCTTTCTGGCCCTCGGAGCCGCCATGCGATAGGCGCCACGGGAATAATTGGTGTTGGCCCCCTGCTGTTCTACGCGATTGAAACCTTCGCGCTCCAGCGCTGCCCTGACCTTTTCGCCTGCCGCCTTGCCCTTGAACTGCTGCACATCGTCAGGGCCCCATTCGACCTGGAAACCCTTGGCAGTAGGCGTAACGGTGGCGCGGACGGCCCCGTGCCGGCCATGCTGATATTCACCCGCTACGCTGGCGTCGCCTTGCTGCGCCGAGGCTGAAGCCTCCGGCACTTCATTCAGTGCACGCTGTCCGTCGGCCCCCGCAGCTGCAGGAGGAACACCAGTTCCGCTTTCCACTGGCTGGACTGCGGCAGCTTGCGGCGTTGCTTCAGCATCCGGTACTCCTGCCTGGTCAGTCGGCTGGAGCGGCGCAGCACCCTGATCGCCTGCTGCTCGCTCATCAACAGGCCCTGTCCCACTATCAACATATGCACGCTCCTGTACGGGGCGCCGCTGCACCGCCCACTGTCGACTACCGGTTTTCACCACCTCGAACTCGTCGGGCAGCGGCAGACTCCGCAGCGCTTTGTTCGCGCCTGGCACGCTCCTGTAAGCGGTTGCGGTGACCTGTTGCTCTACCTTTGCGCCAGCGAGCGCCCGGGTCGCCATCGCTCGGCTTGCGCCCGTCCGCTCTGCGAGGGCCTTGGCGTCCAGCGCACCCTGTGCCTGGCGCGCCTGCTGCAGAACTTCGCTGAACACCGGCCGCTGTGCCGTCTGCGCCTGCCTGTCCATGCCCGCGCCAAAGCTCGGACCCTGGTCCTCCACTGGCCTTGGGGTGGGCACCCGGGCGAACGACGCCTGACCACTGGGGTCCACCACAACTGCCTCCGGGCGCAGATCCGGCAGGCCGGGGTAGATTGGGCTGGCGTCGAAAGTCCGTACGGCCATGGGCGGGGTTTCGCGGACGGCCGGCGGCGTCGCCTGGATCAGCTCACCGGACAAAGGAACCACACCGCGCGGCACGGGCTGATCGATCCCGCCACCGCCGAAGGGCGAGCGGGGCTGGGCCTGCTCACGACCCGGCACCGGGCGCTGCTCCCTGTCCACGTCACGTACCGGTCCAGTGTCGCGAATGGTGCCGCTGGAATCTCCGTAGAGCACCGACTCAGGCGCGGGCAATGCCGCCAGCGGCGCGGGCCCTGGGAGGAGTCCAGCGGAGCGGCTGATCGGGCCCGCAGGTTCCGGAGTGGCCGGCTGGGCTGCCGGCGAGACAGGTGCCTGCTGGGCACGCTGGGCAATGCGCCCTGCAGCATCGACGCCACCGCCGAGAATGCCGCCGCCGATGCCGCCCAGAATGGCCGCGTTCAGCAGCTCGCTCCGGCCTTCCGCGTTGAACGCCTTCTGGCTGGGGTCGACGCTCTGCACTGCCAGGCGCTCGACAGCCGTCTGCCCTGCCTCCGTTGCGGCCTCGGTTGCGGCCTGCTGCCCTGCGGCACGCAGTAGCCCTTTGCTGGGCCGCATCGCCTTGGAGAGCAGGCCCAGTTCCGGGACGACATCCAGCGCGCCCGCGGCGGCTCCATAGGCGAGTGCGGTACCCGGAGCGTATTGCCCGGTCTTCTCGTAGATGTCGCCGTAGATGCTGCCCTGCTCCGTCCCAATGGACGTGCCAGCCAGCCCGGCCTGGATGCCTCGCTCGGTCAACTCGCGCGCGGCAGCCTGGCCCGCGCGCTCTGCTGCCGCACGCTCCAGCCCCTGGGCGATCCCCCCTTTGACGATCCCCTCGGCAGCCGATCGGCCTGCAACCCGTGCCGCCGCCCCGCCGATGCCGCCACCCGCGATCGAGCTGGCGGCGAACGGCACCAGTTGGCCCAGCCCCTGTGCCGCGTAGAGTCCGGCATCCTTCAGGCTGCCCACATCCTCGACTCGCTGGACAAGGGCGGGGTTCTGCTGCGCTTCATCCTGGTTGCGCAGGTAGCCGGCGATCCCCCAGTCACGCAGCCCGGGCTCGGCCACCACATCGCCGACCACGCCCGCCAGCCCGTATAGCGAGCCCTGAAGTGCATCGACACCGGAGGCGATCCCCTTGCCGAACTCGCCGCTGGCGGTTGCCTGCTTGCGCGCCAGCCGGGTATCCAGATCTGCCAGAATGTCGTAGTTGTCGGCCATGTCATGCCCCTCCGACTGGAAGGGGCTTGAGGTTCGCAGCCTGCCGCCGCTCGTTCAGCCGCTTGATGTCTTGCGAGTTGATGCCAGGTTTCTTCGCCAGGTCCTGGGTAACCTCGTCCAGATCCGCAAGCTGCTGGGGCGTGATGGTCGGGGACTGCTGGCCACCATCGATACGGGTACTGGTGCCTTTGACCAGGTCCACCAACAGCGGACTCTTGAATTTCTGGCCGGTGGCCGGATCGACGACCTCGCCGAGACTCACCGTGCGCTGATCCTTGAGCGGAGTGGTCATCTGCAGATAGGCCTCCCGGAGCTGAGCCCGCTCTTCCGGCGACCTGCTCTGATCGTCCAGCCCTGCAAGAAGCCCGTTGAGCCGCTCCTGCTTCTGCAGCTCCAGCCCGCGCGCCGCAATCTGCTGCTCGGTGGCTTGCCGCTGCAGCTGGTTGTTGAAGAACTGGTCCAGCCCCCCAGCGATACCGCCTGCCTGCCGGGCCTCCAGCTTCGCCTGCTGCTGGCGATCCCAGTTGGCACTGGCAACGCGCTCGGCCTGCTGCTGGTCAAGGCCACGGCCACGGGTGGAGTCACCGACGATGGAGAGGCCACCGCCGGCGTTGTCACGACGGGTCTGCCGAATGATCTCCGCCGCGGCCAGATTGCGCTGCATGCCCTCGGCCCCACCGCTCATGATGCTGAGCGTGCCGATGCCATCGCCGATGCCGCCACCGGCCTTGCCCTTGGCACCCGCCACGTCGTTGGGGTCGTTGGAGAACTCCATGACACCGTTGGCGCCGCGCCGGCCGACGACGCCAGCAATGCCGGTTTCGCCGAAGCCACCGATCCCGTTGGATTCAACCTTCACGGGTTCTGCTGCGGGCAGAACAATCCCCCCATCCGAAGGAGACTGCTTCTGCGCTACCGAGGGCGCCCCGCCAATACCCGCCGGGTGTGGCACGGAAGGGTCGGAGCCGTCACGACGGTTGGCGCCGAGGGTGGCCAGCGCGGTATCGCCAACAGCCGAGGCGGTGCCTCCCAGTTGCCCTAGGCCTGTGCTGAGCCTACGGTTGGCGGTGTCGCGGAAGGCCGTAGGGCCGCCGGGCAGAGACTGCGGATCGCCACCGGAAAGCGAGGTGATGCCGTTGCGCCCCCAGTCCAGCGGGCCAGCGAGCAGCGCTTCAGCACCACCCACCGTGGTGTTGACGATGCCGTTGCCGAACTCGGCCAGGCCACGAAGGAATCCATTGCCGTGGGGCTGCTCGGCAGCCGGCTGCGACGGCGCTCCGCCCCCGATCCCGCCCTGGGGAATCCCCTTCATGACGGGCTGATCGTACTGGGCCTGCATGGCCTTGGCTCGCGCGGGGTTGCCAGGCACCGGACTGTCGCCGATACCGTATCGTTGTTCCGGGGCCGGCGGCTGGTAGCCTTGGATGCCACCATCAAGGCGCAACGGCGAAGGCTTGGTCTGTGCCTGAGAGTCACGCGAGAGCAAGCCCCCGTCCATACGCATCGGGGCCGGGAGCTTGATAGGAGCGGACGGCGCCCCGATGGGCATGACTCCGGGCAAAGGCGAAATGCCCTTGGCCTTCTGGGTAGCGAGCGGCGTATCGCCAGCGATCGAGCCGGGTTTGTATGGATTCTGAATAGCCATGTGGGGTGCTCCCTGGGGTGGATGCACCCGACGCTATGTCACCGGACGGAATGAGCAAGCCCTACACGACTTCGACGGCGCGCCTCATGTTCGTCCAGAAAACCGGTACCGGCGGGGTCTCGAAGGAAAGCAGCAGCGTGCTCATCGTCGAGTCGAAGAAGTAGTCATCCGGATTCGCGGCCACCCCCGACGCATTGATCATGTCCGTGGTGGTGCACACGGGGGCCGAGGTGTAGGTCTGGCTGGTGAGCGTGGTACCGGTCAGGGTACCGCCCGAAGTGAAGGTGTCGAAGCTCGCCTCGCCGATCTGCCCCTTGGTGACCTGGTAGCCGGACATCATCATCTGGCCGCCGTCGGCGAATGGCGCGCCGATGGCAACGCCCACGAACAGGTTGGCGGTGCCGTCGTTGCTGCGGTCGGCATTGCGGAAGACGCAGTAGTCGAATGCGCCCATCACATGCGGGATCAGCCCGGTGTACCAGTTGTAGTGATCCTGCTCGACATAGGGCCAGGTGACGCTGCCGGCGTACTGCGGCCCCTGCTGCAGGTCGATCACGGTGCCGAACGGCGGAGCCGCCAGGTCGAAGCTCAGCACGTAGGCGTGCTGGTTGGTGTTGCCGCGCGTCACGTAGAGGATGCGGATGGTGGTGCCGGCCCTGGAGATCGCGACGGGGTAGTGGTTGCCGTTCACCGCCAGCCCTGCGAGCTGGATGCGCGGGCCGCCCTCCTCGGCTTCCGGCTCGGAAACATACACGAAGATGCCAGAGGCGATGACGAAGCGGCCATCCTCAAGGGGCATCACCAGGCATGGGCCGTTGGTCCAGGTGACACCGAACTGCAGGATGTCGCCCTGGTCAGGCGGGTTGGTATCGACTTCCGCCAGGTAGGTCCCGGTCGGGTCAGCAGTCTGCGGGTCCCCGGTCACAAAAAGATCCTGCCGCCCGATCATGCTGAGCAGCCTGGGCGCGAGCACCGCCGGATAGCGCCGCTGCACGTCCGGCGAGCCGGGCGAGCGGATCAGCACGAGGTGGCCTGGGGCATCCACCCCGATGCCGTACATCGCGAACATGGGATAGATCATGGCTTACCCCGTGGTGATTTCGGCGACCAGAGCCGAACCCGCGTTGGATGCGGAGCTGGCCACATCGGTGAATCCGCGCACAGCCTGTGCCAGGGCCTCGGCCGGACGGTTGCTGGAGAAGGCGGCGATCTTGTTGCGATCGATACCCATGGCCGCGTCGATGCCGGTCTCGGCCGCGCGCAGGCGCAGCTGCTCGAAACCCAACTCGACGTTGTAATAGCTGCTCAGGGCCTGGTAGAGGGCAGCCTGCGCCTGGGCGCGGATGCGGGCGCGTTCGATGTCCTTGTCAGGAATCGACAGCCAGGACACATAGAAAGCGCGGAGCGTGTCCATGACGCCCAACTTGAGCTTGATGGCCTGCTCCTCGGCGAACTTCAGCAGGTCCAGCTTCAGCTCGGCCATTCGTGCCGTCTCGGTACGGTTGACGTCAGCGATCGCCTGGCCGGCGCGCTGCTCCGCTTCGCTCACCAGACGAACGGCAACCCCCGGCGGCAGCGTGAAGCCGCGCTCGGAGAACGCCGCCAGGACCCCTTGCGTCTCGGTGCTGGCCGCACGGTAGGCGCGATCACGGGCCTCATGCCACAGGGCGTTGACCACGGCAGTGCTGTCGCCGAACGGGTCGCTGCCGCTGATGATCTTGCACAGCCACTGCTCAGGCTTGTCGCGCAGGCAGGCGGTCAGCTCCGGGAAGTACTTGCCCAGCCACTTCTCGGTTTCGGCATCGAGCCGGATCAGCTCGGAGTTCGTCTGGTCAACGCCCGGGAACAGGTCACTCATGGTCGGCGGCGGCGCCAGGTTCGGCTTGTCGACCTGGAAGTCGAAGGCATGAGCCAGCAGGTCAGGTACCACGGAGCCGGTGATGCGGGACGCGGTTTCCCGCGCCGACCGCAAGGTGCTCTCGACGGTACCCTGCAGGCGGGTGACGGCATCTTCTACGGAAGCCATGGGGTCAGTCCTCCAGAATGGCGGCGCCACCCCTGGTCGAGGCCAGCAGGGGGCTACCGAGGTAGTAGGCTCCGGCGCGCGGCCGGGGGAAGGTGAGGTAGTCGCTCCAGGTCCTGCCGCTGTCCCTGCTGATGCGCACAGCGTTTTCCGTCTCGACGGTGGCGAAGAGCACGGCCTCGAGGACGGTGTTGCCGGCGGCATCGAACACGGTCCGCTGCATGCAGCTGATGTGCACCGGGAACTGGTGTTGCACTGTTGGCTGATGGCTGAACCCGATTGCCGAGCGCAGGCCGGCGCGCCCGGTGCGCAGATCGAACACTGCCAGATGCACAGGGCTGGCTACGCCGGTACCGAAGTCCTGCCAGGCCTCGTAGCAGACGAAGGCAACCTCGTACTTGCTGATCGGCACGAACATCGGAGCCAACGGCCACAGCTTGTAGCTGCCCGTCGGCGGCATCAGCACGGGGCTGGTACCGGAGGAAAAGACCGGGATCGTCGGCCCTTGAATGCCAGCGCCCACCTCCTCGAAACGGACCTGGTACACCACCGCAGGGAGTTCCTGGCCAGCGGCGTCCAGCAGGGTGACCGAGAACTCCAGTCGGCCGGACGCCAGGTCGGCGGGCATGAAGGGGCCCTCACCCAGGCTGAAGATGCCGGCACGGTTGCCCTCCATCCGCCAGGTCACCTCGACCAGCGCCCCCGGGAGGGGAATGGTGGCCACCGGGTTGACTGCATGGACCCGGGCTTCATCCAGATGCCCAGCCACCCAGACGTCGTAGGGCCTGCGCCTGCCCGGGCTGGTTGGATCGGCGCTGTCCCACACTTCGTGCGTCAGCTCGGCCACCTGGAAGTCACCGTCGAGGCCAACCTCGAAACGCACGGTGGCAGCGCCCCCGGCGTCGACGTACTCGAAATCCCAGCCTGCGCCTGGGTCGGAGAGGGTCGCGTTGAGCGCGCAGAGCCTGGCGTTCACCACGAAGCGCCCATTGAACCAGGCAACGCCGAGGGCATCGGTCCAATTGGGTCGGCTGCCGCCGGCCGGCACAACGCGCCCGCCCGCCTCCCAGGCATCCCAGAATGCAGACCAGGCATTCTGCGGCGCCTCGAAGGGGGAGCTGATGGAGCGCCGGGGCCTGGCCAGCCAGGGGCCATTGTGGAAGAAGTCGACGCTGTGCTGGTCCGGCGACCAGAGCCTGCTCCAGGCGACGGTAGCCGGCTGCTGCCCGGCCTGGGCCGCCTGGTAGTTGAGCAGCAGGAACAGCAGCGCACTGTTCCCCCAGCTGTGAGCTGCGTCCGGGTCAACGTTCGTCACCACGGGCAGGACCAGCAGGGTCCACGGCCCGGTGGATGCCGATGCACCCTGCATCCCCTGGTACTCGAAGGACATGTAGCCCAGGTTGGTCCTGGCGAGCAGTTGATAGCCGGGGGCGTGCTGCTCGATGAACGACTCTGCCAGCCAGTAGCCGGGAAGTGCCTCGGATCTGGGGTAGGCCTGTACACCGCTGTACACCAGAGACCCAGCAGGCACCTGGTCGGCGGAGTCGTAGGGATAGCTGCTGCCCGGCGCCGGATAGACCCGCAGGGCGTGCGCCCGGATGACGTCACGGTGCACGGTGCTGTAGGACCTCCACAGGAAGGCCTGCTGCCAGGGCGCGAGCGGCCCCTGCTGTGTTGGGTCGAAACCCAGCGCGACGAACTTGGGGGCCACAGTCTTCGGCTCCACGTCCTCGTAGCCCAGCGGGGCGGATGCCAAGCCGATGCGGCTGTCGAACTGGTCGCGGGGGCCGGTCGGGTAGGCATTCCCTCGGTCGTCCAGCCGCGCATCGAAGACCAACAGCTGCCCCGGCGGGTCAATGATCACTGCAGTGGCGGAGGCCCCATTGCGCGTGGCGCGGATCAGGTAGCCGTCGATGATCTCGGAGTTCGACTGCCGGTTGAACCGGACCAGGCGCAAGGCCAGGCGCTTCGCGCGGTCCAGAAGGTAGGTCCCCGACACGCACAACGACTTGGCGTTGACGATGGCCATCAGGAGAGTCTCCGGCTGGACGCTGCGACCGATGTTTCGACGGTGGCCAGCTCCGCCTGGCTGGCCGCGTAGATCTTCAGCTTCAGGCGCCAGGATCGCCCGGTGACCCCCTTGGCCGTGGTGGCGCGCAGGGTAGGCTCGCGGGAGACGACCTTGTAGGTATGCTCGGCGCCGTCGTCAGCGCGCAGCACGGCCAGCACCTGGCCGTCCGTGCAAAGCCCGAAGTACACGGCATCCACTCGCTTGAGCTGGTTGGTCCCGTAGTCGGTGGCACCGAAGTCCACCTGCATGTCGACGGTATCGCCGTCGTCATCGCCCGGCGCGATCCGGTAGATCCCGTCCTCCCGGACACCGAATGAGCCGTAGGGCGTGCGCCCGATCGCCAGGAAGTCGAAGTTGCTGTAGCGCGTGATGGCGCCGGTGAGGATGTTGGAGGCGTACTGGATGCCCTCCAACTGCGGGATGTTGGACTGGGTACTCACCAGCACCTGGTCAGCGAAGGCCAGGTCGACATCGCCCTGCTCTGCCATCAGGCTGCCGGCGAAGATGGTCTCGAACCACTCCAGGCCCTCGGTGATTTCCACCTCCAGCAGCACGTCGTCGCCAACGGTCACGGTCGAGATGAAGCTGGCCTGCAGGTCGGCGCCGAGCGAGAACGTGTCCCGCACCAGGACCGGCTCACTGAACTGTGCCGAGCTGCTGTCCAGCCAAGGCGCGTAGCCGATGCCGATGTAGCCGCCCCGGTAGACGCCAACGCCCTGGGCGTATCCATGCTCCCCGCCTACGCCTTGGGCAGCGGCTGCCACACCGGATCCGCGACCGACGCCACCGCTGATGACTCGCCCGGTACCGAGCGGCTTCGGTCCGTACCCCACGCCGTAGGAGAAGGAGATCTCCGGGAAACCGGCGCGCCCTTCGCCCTGGTAGCCGCCTCGGTAGACGCCGACGCCCTGCGCGTAGGCGCGGTCGCCGCCGATGCCGAGGTAGCCGCCACGGAATGTCCCGACACCGCCATTGGCCGCGGGCGTCGCCTGGCCCTCGATGCCGATGTCGACGGCGGCGCTGGAGTGGTTCAGCGTGTGGCCGACCGCGCTGCCCTGGATACCGACACGACCGGACGCCGAGCTGTACCGCCGATCGCCAACGCGGCCGAGGGCGTAGCCGCTGACGCCTACGCGCCCTTCCGCCCGGGGGCGCCGGTCGAAGCTGGCCGTGATGCCAACCCGCCCGGATGCCGTGCCGAAGTTGTAGTTGGCCAGCAACGGGTCTTCAACGAAGTCGCCGGCCGCGTAGAGGGAGACGTCGAGCCGCGCGAAACCGGTGCTCCGGGTTGGACTGGTACGGACCACCACCCCATCCACCAGGTACTGCACGATCCCCTTGGACCTGGCCACGCGCAAGACCGGACGGGCCGACAGTGGCGTGGCCACCGACTGCACCACCACACCGCCTTCGTAGATGTCCAGGGCGCCCTGGTGGCCGTAGAACGCATGGCTGCAATCGGCCGGGCTCACGGTATCGGAACGGCTGTTCAGCCCCACCACCGCGCCAATGGAGCTGGGACCGATGATGAACTGGGCGTAGCCGTCGCCAAGCAGGCCGCCGATGGACTGGCCACCACTGTTCCAGCCGGGCAGCGCGTCGTACACCACCTTGGGCGGCACCGCAGGAACAGCAGGCGTGGCCGGGTAGCAGCGCTTCTCGTAGTACCACACCAGCGGCCCACCCGCGCCGCCGGCCCCGACGAACATGTCGCGGATCTCCGGCGGCACGCCGACCACCTTCGGGCCGTAGAGCGGGCGGCCTGACGCATCAATGCCAACCTCACCGTAGTAGGTGTTCCCCAGCTTCTGCTGGGTGAGCATCTGGGTCAGGCTGGCCATCAGCTGCAGGTTGTTCGCATAGGCGCCGAAGTCCGAGAACACCGGGACGTCCACGCAATACGCAGGGATCGCCGGCACCCCCGGCGTCCCGGGGATGTTCCGCACCGCCGGGACCTTACTCAGCCGGTTGGCCATGGCCGCTCCTTAGAACTCGGGAAGCGCGATCGCGTAGGCCTCAAGGCGCTGCACGGCGCCAACCACCAAGGCCGTGCTGCTGAAGTTCAGATCCGCGCCGGCAATGGCGACGCTGCCCTGGATGCGTACAGCGGAGGTAGAGGCGGCATCGGTATCCGCCGGCAGCACCAAGCGGAAGAAGGTCGCGGCGCCGGCCGCAACGACGGTGCCCCGCCAGTCTTCGGCCAGGTTCTTGGTGATGACGCCACCCGGCGCATCCGCCTCCCAGGTCAGGCCTGCGCCGGCGTCGGTCTTGATCGTCAACAGCAACTGGTTGGACGCGGCGATGGCAGCGTCGACGCTGGCAGGCTCGGGCCCGGAATAGATCCGCAGCTCACAGCCGTTGAGCGCGGTGCGCAGCGGCGCTACGGCAAGCAATGCCCGGCGCAGGCCGGTGCTGAATTTCAGGCTCATGTCAGTCTCCGCGGATGACGATATCGTTGAGGGCGAAGGCGTTGATGGCGCCGGCCACCACCGGCAGTGCCGCCGGCAGCGGCAAGGCCGCCAGGAAGTTGCCTCCAGACGCGGCATCCCAGATGCCGAGGTGCGTCACCGAATAGCTCGCGCCGGCCGCCGCCGCGTTGAACACCACGTCGGCGCTGTTGCGGGCGCGGTAGATGGTTCCGGACAGGCTCTTGACCAGGGAGGTCGCCTTGCGCGCGTAGTTCGCATCGACGCCTGCCGCCACCTCGTTGGCGCCGGTCGCACCGGGGTCGCCGGTGTGCGCCGACACGTACTTGGTGGAGTTGGTGAACAGCAGGTCGATGATCTGCTCGCTGGTATAGGTCGGGGTCGACATGAGGGCCTCACACCACGTTCGTGGGAATCAGGGACAGTTCCGCGCGGACGCGCAGCACCTGGCCGGCCTCCACGTCCTTGGGGGAGTTGAATCGCGCCACCGACAGCAGCATCCCGGTGTTGCCGCCCTTCTCCGAGCTGGACACCAGGAAGCCGCCGTACAGGCGCTTGTTCTGGTTGGAGGTGAACACCGCACGGCTGGCTGCGTTGGTGATCAGGCCGTTGGTGTTGACCCGGTTCCACAGTGGGCGGACGGCCTCGCTGTACCCCACGAACTCGCCGATGACGCCAGGCAGGTCCGAAGCCAGCGCGCCGGAGGCCGGGAGGTAGTTGTTCTCGAAGAGGCCGACGTAGAAGGTGCCGATCGGCGAGGTATCGCCGAACATGGCCTGGGCCATGTAGTTCAGGCCAGCGAGCGGCACCAGGTTGTGCTCATACCACTCGCTTACCAGGCGGCCCTCCTCCATCAGCTCGAAGTGGTAGACAAAGCCGAATGTCACGGCGTCTTCGTTTCGAACGTGCATCATTCAATCTCCATGTCGAAGGAGTCCTCGACGCCGAGGGTGTTGGGGGCCACGGGCCCCTTCATGGTGGTGACCAGCATCTGCAGGCCGTTGTTGTCCACGACGCCGGACGTGGCATAGGCCGCCAGGCTGGGCGCGTAGCGTTGTTGTTGGGGCAGGCTGACGGTGCCGTCGACCTGGGCGATGGCCATGCCGTACTGCGTCATCCAGGCGGCCTGGCCGCCCGGCAGCGTGACCCCGCTCCCGCGCACGGCACCGAAGCCGAAGATGTCGCGCTGCGAGGCGTCTTCGGTACCGGGCGCCATGAGCAGGTAGGTACGCTGTCCGGCAGCGATGAAGATGCCGGCGTCGTTGGCGGCCACCATGTCGATGGCCGCGCCGTACTGGACGAAGCCGAAGGCGGGATTCACCAGGTGCGGCGCGAACGGCTCGGTGATCCAGAGGGCAGACCCCACCACCAGCACCAGGCGCCCCTTGTAGGCGGTGACGTGCGTGGCCACCGGCGGCTGCACGAGGTTGGTGGTGGTCAGCCTGGCGCTTGAGTCGGTGACGCTGGTCAGGCTGAAGCCATCAATGTGGCTGCTCGACTGCAGGTAGAGCGTCTCGCCATTGGCGACGCTGGCGTAGATGCGGCAACTGGTGGCCCCCGCCGGTGCGGTCCACAGCAGGTCGATGGAGCCAGGCGCCTCCAGCGTGACCAATAGGGGCGCCGCCCCGGATTCAGCGCCGAAGCGATCGAGGGCCGTGACCGCCACCCGGTAGATGCCGGCCGGCAGGTTGCCACTGCTCAACACCACGCGCGGCATGATCTCGGGCAGCCCCCAAGGGCCAACCTGGTCCCCGCGCACGCGAAGCATGTCGATGGCGGAGCACAGGAAAGCGTCACCGTTCAGCTCGGCGCCGCAGAGACCACCGGTGGCAGGAGCGGCACCGATGGTCCGAAGTTCGTTGGTGGTGGCGGAGTACTGCAGCAGGTTGCCGCCGGCAGCCACCAGCAGCCCGTCCCGGTAAGGAACCGCGCCATGGGCGCCTGCGAGGTCGGCCACCTTCCGCTGGCCGGCCCGCTGCTGCAGGCCGCCGCCGCCCACCGGGTCGAGGTTGAGCAGGTCGCGCACCTGCTTCGGCGGGATGCGGTCCACCTGGGCCAGGTTGTTCATGCCCTCGGACCAGTCGTCGACGCGAACCAGCTCAGGCATGGCTACCACCTGAACCGAATGGGCCCAGATGCCGCCGAACGACGCCGCAGGCCGGCCTCGTAGACGCTCTGGCACTCGTTGTCGAAGAGGGCGCGAGATGCCATCGCCTTGTCCGGGTCGTAGAGCTCCCCGTCCTTGTCCATGTAGGCGATGAAGCGCATGTAATGCAGCAGGTGCGGGCGGTAGTCGCTCGGCACGTCGGGGATGTTGGAGCCCTTGTTCACCTCGCGCAGTGGCTTGCGCACGACGGACAGCACCAGGCTGCCGGCCTCGGCCGGCGTCGGCACGATGCGCATCTGCCCCTTCACCACGTCCGCGATCAGGTACCGGGGATACCCGGCGCGTGGCAGGCTGGAGCGCGGGATCACCCCGGGCGCCACGACCTGCAGGTCGCGCTCACGCGGGGCGATGATGGAGGCCTCGACGATGTCGAGGATCGACTCGGAAAGCGGCAGGTCACGCTCGCCCGCGGCGAAGTCGGCCTCGATCTCGTCGTAGACGATCCTGGTCTGCTCGCAGAACGCCGCCAGCGCCCCGTTCACGGCCCGCACGAGCTTGTCGTCACTCCACAGGAACGGAGCAACGGCGTCCTTCTCGTCTTCCCGGAAGGCCTTGATCAGGTCGCTGACGGTGTTCATGGCCACGATCAGGCGTCCGCGTCGTCGTCGAGGCTTGCCTCGAAGACCGCCCAGGCGGCGTCGAACTCGTCGCGGGTCACGCCGAAGCCGGCCTCTTTCTTCAGCGCGTTCAGGCTCGGTCGGCCATCGCCGTTCAGCTCCGAGTCGTCCTTGCGCTCGAGGATGGCCTGGATGGCCTTGACCACGATCTCGGTCTTCTGCCCCTCGGGCGGACCTTCTTCCTCGCCGAGGTCCAGGCCGACGACATTGCAGCCGGCGGCCAGTGCGTCCTTGCGAAAGCGCAGAGGGACGAGGGTGCCATTCTTGCCATCGCTCGGGTCCACGGCGTGGATCACGATGGAGTGGCCATCGGTACGGCTGATCTGCAACAGGTCCTGGCCACGAGGCGGCAGGAAACGGACGTTGTCTTGACTCATGGTGATGCCCCTGTATTGGGTGAAGGAAACAGGGGCCGGCTGCCCGGCCCCCTGCCAGGTCAGCCCTGGGTCCACTCGGCCTTGCCGGTGTCGATGTACTCGACGAACAGGCGGGCCTTGCCGGTGGTTGCCGCAGCGCCGGTACTGGCGTAGGTCACGGTCAGGTAGCCCTGGGCGGCCAGCTCGAAGCCGGTGACGTCCAAGTCCTTCTTGCCCGTGGTCTTCAGGTCCACCGGAGTGGCGCTGTAGCGGTCGTCATCCGCCGCGTCGCCCACCTTCAAGGTCGCAGTGGTCGCAGCGTTGAACACTTCGTCCACCACGATGAAGGCGCGAGTCACGATGGCTCCGGCCGGCAGCTGAACCGCTTGCTGCACAGCGCCGTCGGCGAAGCTGGCGAGGGCGATCGACTGGAGGGCGAAGGCCACGCACTGACGGTTGTAGTTGCGGGAAATGCTCATGGTCTCTGCCCTCAGCCCAGGTAGTGGTCGATGGCGAGCACGCCGAAGTCCTCGACCGACTTGTCGTAGATCGAGTAGAACTTCGGCTTCAGCAGCCCGAACATCTTGTCCACGGAGATGCCGACCTTGGAGTCGTAGTCGAACTTCTTCTCGACCCACTCCGGCACGCTCAGGTCAGCCATGCCCAGCGCCTGCGCGCCGCACAGCAGGGTGCGGGTGCCATTGACGTTGCCGTCGGCGCCCCACTTGCTGCCGGCTGCGGCGCCGGTGGTGCTGTACACCATGCGGTGCTCGTGAAGGATCGCGCCGTCCACGGTCACGGTGCCGCCGGTGAAGAAGGGGCTATTGGCACCTTCCTTGGTGGCGATCGCCACGACTGCGCGCAGGTAGTCCGCGTCCTTCTTCAGCTGCGCCAGGGTGCCGGGCTTCACCAGGAGCACGTAGTACTCCTTGCCGCCAGCCATCAGCGGCTTGATGTAGTGGTCCTTCGCGTAGGCGACGGCGTCCACGATCATCTTGTAGCTGGCGGTGAAGGCGCTGGTGATGGCTGCCGTGCTGCTGGGCACGAGATTGGAGCCGTTCCACATCAGGTGGCGCTTGGACGAGGGGGCAGTCACGTCGGCAGCGAAGCTCAACTGAGGGAACGGCGATTTTTGCCGCGGGCTGCCGTCGGTGTTGACTGCATACGAGATGCCCGACAGGGTCAGGAAAGCCAGCTGGTCGATACGGTTCGAGAGCCAGTAGGCCAGGCGGCTCTTGGCCTGCTCGCGGAAGTTGATGACCGTCTTCTGGTCGGCGAGCTTGCCCTTGTTGCGCACCTGGTGGGAGATGAGGTCGATGCTCAGCTCGACTTCGAAGTTCTGGATCTCTTCTTCGTTGCCTTCACGCTGGTCGTCGCCGATCACACCATCGTCGACCAGGTCGGCCACGAGCTGCATGATCACCCGCTCACCCTTCTCGGTCTGGGTCAGCTCGGTGATGCGCTGGATCATGGCGCCATCGCCAGTACCCAGGAATTTCTTGATGAACATCTGGTCGCGGGCGGCTTCCCACACATCGCGCGACCAGACGATCTTCTGCTTGGCGTTCAGCCGAGCAAAGTTGGTTACGGACATGGCCGTCTCCTATCGTCGAATTGCTGTCGTCGGGTCTGGGTTGTGTCGCCACCCTGGCGAAGACGGGCTGTTGGGGAGTGCCCGGGAACTCGGATGCAGGTAACGCTCTGCGGGCGAGAACGCCGTGTCTCGGCGAGCGAGCAGCAGGAGGGGGCTGCGTTGCTGAGAATCGCCCCGGCTCTGCCAGCCCGGGGCGCCCCTCACCTCCACGGGGCCGTCCGATGGCCCTCGATGCACTGGTTATGTAACTGGCGAGCCGTCGTCAACGGCTGATGTAGTCCCCGCGTGCACGTTTTTTGTCCTCGGGGGAGAGCTTGGCGAAGTCCTCTTCCGACATGTTGGCCACATCCACAGACGCACCGCGCTCGCCCACTCCAGGGGTCAGCGGCGGAGTTGCGCGCTCACGCTTGAGGTTGCGATCAATCTGCTCGGTCGTCAGCGTCACCCCTTTCTTCGGCACCTTGTCGACGCTCACAGGCTCTGCGTAGCGCGGCCCGACCTTGGCCACGGCCCGGGCCAGCGCGGTGGCCATGGGCTCGCCCTTGGCGATGTAGTGGTCCCGCAGTGCAACGACTTCCTCGATCGCGTCCATGTTGGGCTCGCTCCCCTGGTAGTCGAGGAATGGGAATTTCTCGTAGGACTCCTTCAGCACCGCAGGCAACGCGGCCTGCTGCTGTCGTTGCGCGGCCTCCTGGGCACGCTGCTGGTAAAGGGCCTCGGCGCGCTGCTGCGCGGCTTCCTCGATCTCCTTGCGCTCGGCTGCACGGATCTCGCGACGGATCGCCTTGGCCGCATCGGCGTCGCCCTCAAGGATCGCCTGGTTGTAGCGGTCCTCCGCCTCGTCGTAGTCGAAGGCCTTGGGCTTCGGGTCCTCCTCCTTCTTGGCCGGTACGGCCCCCCTGGCACGGGCCAGCTCCTCTTCCAGCTCCAGACGACGCTTGCGCTCCTCCTTGAGGCTCTCGTTCACCTCGTTGAAGCGGGCATGGGGCACGGTGGCGGACCTGCCGGTGCCGGCGATCTTGGCCAGCGCGTCCTCGTCGAGCTCGTCGTCCTGGCCGCCATCGTCCGGGTCTGCGTCCTGTTCGTTGTCACCCTGGTCGTCGTCCTGGTCGTCCTCTTCCAGCTCCAGGCCTTCGTCCTCTTCGGGGGGCAGGTCAGGGTCTACCTCGTCGCCGCGGTCCTCGGTGCCCTCTTCTTCCTCTTCCTCCTCTTCCTCAACGCCGGAGCCCAGCAGCTCGGGGTCCGGCTCGTCGTACTCGGAGACGACACGGCCCGCGAGGATGGCCAGGGCCAGGTCGTCGCTGGCGTGCTTGATGCTGATAGGTTTCATGGGTGCCCCCTTGGGTGGTTAACGCGTGCTGAGCTGCTTCAGCTCGGTGAGTTTTTCGCCGGCCATGCGCCGCACGGCCGCCATACGCTTGCTGTCCTTCTTGATTTCCTCGGCCCTGAGCAGGGTTCGGAGGTCGTCCTCGATGCGCCACTTGTCGCTCTCGGCGACCTGCGGTGCGCTGCCTTTACTCATGCTGCGGCTCCTTCAATGCGCGGGGTTTCGATACCGGCCTTCAGCCCTACGCCAGGGTTGGCCGGAGTCAGCGGGTTGGTGTTGGTGGGCAGCCCCCCGGCGATGCCGGGGCCGTTGTAGCTGGGGACGATCGGCGCCATGTCCTGGTCGACGTAGCCGGCCGAGCGCAGCAGCGCATCGGCCAGGGCGGAGGTAGCCGGGTTGATGGAGATGGTCCCGGCTGTCTGGATCGCGCTGAACTGCGACTCGACCGACGTGTTGACGGCCTCGTTGACCGTCTTCTGGGTCTGGGCTTCGGTGAGCTTGACCTTGGCCTCGGTGAGCGGGTCGACCGGAGGCTGGCCCTGCTGCTCCATCGCTTCGAGGATCTCCGTCTTGTCGGCCAGATTGCTGTGGCGAACCACAAACTGCGGCGGGATGCGGATGCCCTTGTCGAGCATCTCGATCAGCTGCAGGAACTGGCTGTTCTCGAAGGTGACCTGCAGCGGGACCTCGGTGATGACCACGTCGTACTCGCCCAGGGTCAGGTCGTTGAGCACGGTACCGTCGTTGGCCGGATAGTTGAGGTACAGGGGCTGGGTCTGCTCCTTGCCGTTGGAATCGGTCTCGGTGATACGGACGATGCGCGGCTCGTCGTAGAAGCCCTGGATCAGCTCCAGCGCCCGGCTGGCCAGCAGCGCGCGGGTGCGGCCGAGGTTGTCCAGCGGCACGGCCAGGCCCTGCTGGGCAGCGAACTGCTTGGTCTGGATGGCAATGCCGCTGACCTCGCGCCCCTGCCCGCCTGCCATGGCGTCGTTGATGCCGGTGGTCTCGTCCACCAGGCCAGAGGCCCGGTCGATCATTCGGTCCACGCCAGTTGGCACCTGGTTGGGCTGGATCTTGCGGGGGATCTTGTCGGTCGGCGTTCCATTCTTGAGGACCAAGTGGAGGCCGGTTTCCGCGCCCCTTTCCTCGATTTCCTCCTCGCGCATGTTGGCGATGGTGTCCGCCCAGCTGATCCAGCCGCTGTTCGCCGTGGTGTTGATGATGTGCAGGAACTGGCTCAGCGACTTGTTGAGCATCTGCTGCGGGCCGATCGCGTTGTCGACCAGGCCGCGTGTCTTGCCACGGCGGAAGAAGGGGAAGTACGGCACCACGGTGAAGTGGTTGTAGGGCGACCAGTCGTCATGGAGCGTGGTGCACTGGGTGCTGACCACCCAGCGGACGCGACGCATCCGGCGATCAGCGATCGAGACGCCCTTCAGGGCTGCAGTCTGCTCCTCGCTCAGATCGTCTATCGGGCGGATGTCGCCGGTGAGCGTGATGGCCACCTTGCGCTTGACCATCCTCCAGAACTGGCGCTCGATGACGCGCACCCGCCGGCTGCCATCGGAAAGCTGGGTGGTCCCCATGCGATCAGCGAAGCCGGTGTCGTCGTTGCCGAACTTGTTGCGCTGTTCGTCATCGGCATCCTCGCCATAGTCGCTGTCGTCGGGCTTCTCCAGTTCGACCTCGCTGCGCGCCTCGGTCCCGTAGTTCTCCTCGATCTCGTCGTAGGTCAGCCATTTGGCGATGGTCACGTCGGACCAGCCATCGGGGTCATAGGATTTCGCGTCAGGATCCGGCACCACGTCCAGGGGGTCGAGGTCGGTGATCTGGATCTCGCCCAGCAGGCTGTCCTTGTAGGTGACGCGGATGTCGTAGTAGCCGCGCTGTTGGATCAGCCCGTCGGCGAACACCTGGGTCTCGGTCCAGTGCAGCTTGTTGTTGTCGGCCACCTGCATGATCAGCTTCGACAGGGTGGTGGCGCGGGCCTGGTCGGCATCACCACCGCGCGGGCGGAACGCAATGTCCATGCGGTTGTGGATCTGGTAGCCGATCGCAGTGTTGATCTTGCCGAGGATCTGGTTGAACTCGAACGCCGGTCGCCCGCTCTCGCGCAGCTTCTCCACGTCGGCCTGGTCCCACTGCAGGCCGCCCCCCAGGTACATGCCCTCGTTGATCTTCGCCTGCCGGCAGTAGTCGCGGTGGCCACGGTTGCGGCCGTACTCGTAACGCTGCCAGTTCTGGCGCGCCGCCTGGTTGCGGTCGGTCGATTGGGGCTCGGTAGCGGTCGTCATCTCATCCACTCATGGCAGTTTTGCGGCCTCGGGAAGCCAGGTACTTCCGCTTCCACGCGGGTACCTCTATGTCACTGGCAGCGATTGGCAAGGCGAAAGTGAGAGCGAGCGCATCGCCCGCATCGGGCGACTTCCCGGTGTCCTCCTTGATCTTTTCCTTCGGGTCCAGCTTGATCTGGCCGTTGGAGCTGTAGCGGTAGCTGGGCGCTGTCAGGTCGCTGTGCAGGCTGTCGTCGTCCGGGATCGACGGGGTAATGAGGTCGTGCAGCCACTCGGCCAGCAGCCCCCACATTTCGGAGCGCTTGTTGAAGTACTTGCGCTCGTCGATGGCCTTGTCACCGAAGTTCACGGCCGTGACGCGGTCGCTGTAGCCCAGCTCCACCAGGCGGTCGTAGATGCCGGCGCCGAGCCCGCCGATGTCGATGAACACCATGCGGATGGTGCGATCGTCCTCGAGGAGGCGGACGATCTTGCCGACCACGGCCATGGTATCGAGGCCGTTGACCTTCTCCAGGCCCCAAGCCTTGCGCCCCTGCCGGTGGATGATGGCCGTGTCGTCGTCGCCGAAGCGCGCGGGGTCGACGCCGACGACGTGGGCGCCTATCGCCTGCAGGTGCTTCGGGTTGACCTTGCGCGCCTTCTGCACGCGCAGCGTCTGGATCAGTGCCTTGTGGCCGACCTTGGTGAATGCCAGGTCTGGGGTGGCGGGATACTCCTGATTGAAGCGGTCGAGGTCGCCGGCGAACTCCGAATCGATCTTCGCCCGGCGCCAGGCCATCTGCTCCAGGTCGAGGCCGAAGGTCTCCATGTACTCTTCGTCATCGGCATCCATCTCGAAGTCGGCCGGCACCTCCCGGCGGTACTCCTCCTGCACGAACCACGGGATGAATATGGCGATGAAGTCGCCCTTCCCCGCCGTGGCCTGCACCCACATCTTGTGGAACAGGTTGCCCAGGCCGTCGGCTGTCGACTCCAGGATCATCTCGCTGCCGGGCAGCAGCGGCACGGTCTGGCCCAGCCCGGACATGATGTCCTGCGCGTTGGGCCAGAACGCCACCTCGGAGCCGTGCAGGTACTGGACCGTGTCCGAACGACCCGCGTTGCGCGAGCCGGCGGTGGCCACGGCATAACCACTGCGCAGCTTGGCGAAGTTGAGCTCGGTACCCGAGTTGTTCTTCGTCTTTGGGCGCAACGTGGCGTCGCTCAGCTCGAAGAAGGTCTTCACCATGCGGAAAAGGTTCTTCGTCGCCGAGTCGAGGTGCGTCAGGATCATGGTGCGCTTGCCGAAGCGCATGCTGGTCCGCTTGTAGAAGCGGGCGCCGGTGTAGGTGCTGACGCCCTGCTGCCGCCCCTTCAGCACCAGGGCGCGCACCCAGCCGGAGTGCTGCAGCTGCTCTTCGACTCGGCTGTGCAGCATCCGCTGGGCAGCGTTCCACACGAACGGGACGATGGTCCCGGCCTTCGTGCGGATCTTCAGGTTCTTGGCGCAGTAGAGCTCGTCATCCTCTAGCAGGCGCGCCAGCATGTTGTCGGCTGTTGTCATCCGGTACCCCAGGTGCGATGGGGTTACCGGATGTCACTGGAGAGCGCCTGTCTATAGGGATCAGCTGCCGGCGTAGATGATGAAGTTGACGGCGAAGAAGGCGGGGCGGATGTCCACCGCATCGCCCGTACCGGCGCTGGTGGTGTTGCCGCTCAGCCCGACCTGCAGCGCGGAGGTGCCGAGGTCGGCGGCGGCATGCCAGATGCCGGCAGCGGCTGGCGATCCATTGGCCGCCGCGCCGATACAGCCGCCATCAATAGGCGCAGCGGCGCCAGGCGTCAGCGTGGAAACCCGCAGACCGGCCCCTTCGCCTGCCAGCCCATGGGTATGCGCGGGCAACTGGCTGGCGGACAGCGTGACGCTGTCTGCACCACCCGTGCTGCCGAGGGCATTGCCAGGCCCGGCGCCCCGCATCACGCGGCCGGAGCTGTTCGGCAGGGCGAACGTGGTGATGCCGTCGCCCCCGTAGGCGTTGCCGATCACCGCGAACAGCTCCGGGTGCTCGGCGGTGCTCAGCACCTGGCCCTGACACAGCAGCCAGCCGGCCGGCGCGGTGGCACCGGCGAAGCCTCTGATCTCGCCCACGTTCGGCAGCGCCGTCAGCAGCAGCTTGATATCGGCGCCGATGGCTACAGCCAGTTGGAGGATTCCGCTGGACATCGTCATGGTCAGGCCTTCGCGGTGTTGTAGGCGGCAACGAAATCGGCCTCGGGGTCACCGATGCCGATGTTCTGGCAAGCCTGCAGGCGCTGGGCCGTGGTCAGCGTCTGCGCGGCGTCGTAGCGGACTCGGTTGGAGATCTGCGTGGCGATGGTGGCCGCGAAGTTCGGGTCGTTGTTCAAGGCGTCTGCCAGCTCCTTCAGCGTATCGAGCGCCGCGCCGGCACCACCCAAGATGCTGTCCTTCACGGCCTGCTTGGCCAGCTCGATGCTGTCGAAGATCTTGTCGGCCGACCAGGTGACGCCGGTATCGCCATTGCCGGCGCCGTCGTCGATCTGCACGCCACCGGCACCGACCAGGGCGAAAACTTCGTTGATAGCCGCCACCAGGTTGCCCTTGGCGGTGGTGGACAAGCTGGTCAGGTCGCCCTGCGCGGCGCGCAGGCTCTTGACGTCGGCGCCAATGGCCTGAGCCAGGGCGATGAGGCGGGTTTCCATGGTCATTTTCTAGCCCTTTGCGAGGATGTAATAGGCGAGCGGGTCAGGAACGAAGCCATCGGCGACGTAGAGCCCGTCGGGTTTCAATTCGAGGCGGTTGTCAGGCTCTTGGCTGACCTGGACACCGTCGAGGCCGTCGCTGCCCTTTGGCCCCTGCAGGCCGGCCAGCACCAGGAAGCGACGCCCAGCGTCCAAGGCCAGGACCTGCGGAGCTGCGCGCGCAGCCGTGACGACAAGGGAACTGCCCCGGGCGACGAGCACGCCGCCAGGTCGACTGCGCACCACTAGGTGGGCCGTCATACGGTCACCTCGCCCTCTACGGTGATCGGGCTGATGGCGGTCACGGCGTAGACGCTGCCGTCCGGGGCGATCGCTTCCAGGTCGTAGACGGCGCTCGACCAGGTGAGCGCGGCAGCTGCAGCAGCTTCGACGCGCAGCACGAAGCACGCGCGGGCCACGTCCACCACTGCCACACCATCGGGGTTCTGGCTCGGGTCGCTGTCCCAGCTGAAGAGCGGCGTACCGGTGGCGCCGGCCTTGGTGCGCACCTGCGCCCGGCACCGCCAGCCCGTCAGGTTCACCGGGCGGTTGAACACCACCAGCCCGCCGCCGGCGTATTCCTTCCAGCAGTGGGCGTTCACCCGGTTGAACTCGATGGTGTTGGCGTCCACCACCTTGGTCTTGTAGTAGGGCTCGTCGCCGTTGGGGTCGTTGTTCAGCTCGGCCGGCGCCTTGACGCACTGGACCTGCACTGGCCAGCCGTCCGGGATCTGGTGCCCGGTGATGGTCAGCCGCGCGGGCGCCTTCACCGGCATGGCCTCGATCGGCAGGAAGACCTGCTCCTCGTCGGCGTAGAGGAAGGCGAACTCGGCGGTCTTGCCGCGGGTGATCTTCAGCGGGATCTCGGGGGCATCAGGCGCCATCTCGGGCCTCCTGGCGCTTGGCCCGGACCTCGGCGTCGATCTCGCGCACTTCGGCTTCACTCAGGCCCTTGCCTGGATGCAGCACCTCGGAAAGCCAGGAAAGCAGGCGGTAGCCGTTGTACGTCTTGCCGTCAGCGTTGAGAGCCGCCTGGCCCATGCTTCGGGCTCGGCGGGGGTCGGAAGGGTTGGGCATGGGAGCGGCCCCTGTCGTAGGTGGGTGACAGGGTCGACGCTATGTCACTGGCGCAACGTGGCAAGGGGAACGGAAAACGCCGTTGCGCTATGCTGGCGACATGCCAGACAACTGAGGTCTATATGGAAGTACACCAAGTTATTTCGCTGTTCCAATCTATCGACTTCGCGCCACTTAAAGACATATTCGACCTCAACGACCTGCGAAACATACTAGCGATATTAGGCGCAATATTTGCCATATCTTCAGCACTGAAAAAATGGGGCCAAAAAGCGACCGCGTCATACTCTATCGAATTTTCAACAATGCACCCGACTTACCCCAGAGACATCACAATTATTAACGAAAAGGACAAGCCCCTTGTCATCCATAGAGTCATCGCAATTTTTGATAACAACCAATACGTAACACTGAGCAGACTAAGCCCTCCCATGGTGATAAAGGGTCTTGAATCGGAAGTTATCGAGCCCGAGCGCATAACCACCTTGAACACCGACACCAACCCCTTTGAAGCCAAAAAGTCAAAATTTGATTTGGCCTTGGTCACCGACACCAAGCTGCTGAAATGCAAAATCAAGCCATCCCCTGACATCAGAACCTTGAAGTACATGGCCAACAAGAAGGAAATCACCAGAACGACATTGTTATTTGACGGCAAGGTTATTCCTAGCAATGCGATATGCGCCCTGACTTACACGCACGAGAACAAGCGGCATGTGAGCTTCGTTCTAGATTACGGACTGATTGTCGACGGCTGGCCCTTCCCGCTTAACTGCCTTGAGCAAGACCAGCTCACTGATCTGAATATGTTCCACTTGGCTATCAAGGTATTAAGGGATAACTGCGCAAGCGATCTTGATTACACACCCCTCAATGACGCGAAACTTTTCTACTCCAGCGAGAAGTCGTAGTCATCCATCAGCGAGCAAACGCTTCAGCCTCTCCTCATACGGCTCCTCGTGCTCCTGCTCATCGAGGTTGTAGGCCTGGCGCTCCAGCGGGATCAGGTTCTTCAGCGCAGTGGACAGGTCCCGCAGTACGCCGGCATGGGTCGGCAGGCTCAGCGCCTTGAGCATCCGGTTGCGTCGTTGGTAGTTCGTATCGCCGGCCGTCTCTTCGATGACCTCGTCTTCCAGCTCCTCCCGTGCGCTCGCTGCCTGCTCCAGCTGGCGGAACAGCAGGTTGACCAGGCCATGACCCTTGGCGATGTCGCGGCGGTGGCGGTTGATCACCTGCAGGTTGGTCTGCACTGCCACTTCGATGTCGCCCTGCGTGGGGGCGTTTCCTGAGCTGGAAACGGTGTTTCCATCCGCTGTTTCCTGGCGCTCCCTCTCCTTGCGCGGCTCGGTCAGCAAGGCGGCACGGGTTCTCTCTCGCACCTCCTCGCTCGCATCCTTCACCCAGTTGCCGGCACTGGCCTTCTTGGAGATGGCACCCGCCGTGGTGCCATGCTTGGTGGCCAGGGCACGCAGCGACAGCTGTCCCACACGAAAGTCGCGCTCGATCGCTTCCCAGTCGATGGTCTTCTTGCTGCTCACTACCACGCTCTCCTCAGTCAAACCAGCCGGTGGCTTCCTGCCCACAGCCTCTGCAACGTACCGCTGCCACCGCATCAGCCTTGGCCCGGACGATGTAGAACAACGACGAGCCGCAATCGCAGGTGAACATGGCGTCGCCTACGCTCGGGCCGAATGGATACTTGAACAGCCCACAGTGGGTGCCGCACCCCGGGCACTCCAGTTGCGTCTGCCCCACAGGCGCTACCGCAACCCACTCATGCCGGCAGCGGGTACAGATGGCATCGCCGGTCGCGTGCGGGGCACACCTGGGCGGAAACTCCACGACCTTGCTCATGGGCGCGCCTCATGCACCACCAGCGCCTCGGGCTGGGTGGCCACGGCCTTGATGGTCTGGCGGCGCGCTTCCTTCAGCAGGCGGTTGTTCGCGGCGATGTGGTCAGCCAGGCGGCCGGCGGCCTCGATGATCAGGTCACCCAGCTGCTCCAGCGGCGCCTGCACGCGGCCGTCGTTCACGGTGACCAGGTCCTGCCTGCCCTCGAACTGGACGTTGAGCTGGACCCTCCACTTCATGCCCCCCGGACGCACCACGCCGAACGGACGGGCGATGTACAGGCGGTAGGTGCCGATCTTCGGCTCTACGTGCTCCAGGAAGAGCCGGCGCGCGCCATCGGGGAATACCTGGCCCACCGGCAGCCCCTGGATCTCGGCAGCCACCTTCTCGGCGGCCTGCAGCAGTTCGGTGCGGTCCATCAGGCCTTCCTCTTGGCAGCGAAGTGAGCGTCTTCCAGGGCCTGGCGGCGGTGTGCTTCTCGCTGGGCATCGCGGCGGGTGCGCCAAAGGTCGGTCTTGCTGGCTGCCCAGCGGGCCATGTCCGGGTGCATCCGGAACGGAAGCTGGCCAGGCTCGGGCTGCGGCTCGCCCTTGCTGGCTACCAGGTGCTCGGCCACCTCGTAGCGGCCCTCCCCCGTGGCGTGGTCGACGAATGCCCGGGTGACGATGAAGACGGTGTGCCCGGCGCGCAGCTCGTGCGCCAGGTAGGTGCGGCGGTTCGACATATCAGCTCTCCAGCGAGGGGGTGCCGTTCAATGGCGTGGTGTCAGCCTGGGCTTGGCGGTTGAGCATGTTCATCGCTTTCTCACTTTCATCAGCCCTGACCGACTGGACGAGCGCCGCCAGTTGGTCCTCGGTGAACATGTAGATGGTGGCGTCGAACCTGATTCCCTGGGACGGCGCGCCGCACTCCTCGGCCTTGATTGCGCTGAGGAGCACCTGTTCAGTCATCTGGGCAAGCTGTCGCGAGATCGCACGGAGGGCGCGTTGCCGAATTGCCTCTGCGTCAATGCCGGATAACTCTCCACTGTGAAAGAAAGCCCCGCCATGCCAGCGGGCTCTGGACAACAGCACCCAGGGCTTCTGGTCGAATGGATTGATGTTCATGGTCTGCCCCCTTGAACGGTTACTGGTTGTAGGTGGCCTTCACGGCCTCGACGAGACCCTGGTGGCGCCTCTGGCACTCCAGGTACTGGCCCGACATCTCAACGTCGGCCAGGGTGAGTTCTGCGGGGTCGCCCGTTCCGTCCTCAGCGATCGGCACCGGCCGGAGATCCGGGCACGGCTGCAGCAGGGACTGTTCCACCAGCACGGGCGGCGTTGATGTTGCGCATCCAGCCAGCAGGCAGGCGGCAAGCAGGGTCCATCGGCTCACGGATGACCTCCTGGCGGGTTCTCTGGTAGATCGTGGTGTTGGTGACGCGGATCTGGGCGATGGCCTGATTCGTGGACGCGGCCACCTGGTCGACGACGCTGCGCGCCAGTGCCTGCTGGTCCAGCTGCGCCTGCAGGCGGATCGCGTCGTCGCTCCCCTCTTTCCAGCCGCGAACACTCCAGCCGATGGCCAGGCCGAGAACGGTCAGGACGGCGTAGGCCGCCAGGCGCAGGGTGTCGATGTTCATAGGCCGCAGAGCTCCGCTTCGCCCTGCCGGCGCTCCCAGACGCCGCTGCAGTACGGTTGGTCGGTCGAGCAGTCGATCTTCACCCCTTCCCGGGTGATGAACCGCCACTGCAGCAGCGCGCGGCAGCCGGCGGCCTGGTTGCCCTGGTTGAGCAGGCGCACCGCGGTGGACTTGCCGCAGGCAGCGTTGCCCACGTTGAAGCACCAACTGCCCACGCCGGCCCAGGCGGGCTCGCTCATGGGCACCCGGATGATGCTGTGCACGTAGGCCAGGCGCTGGCCGATCTCGGTCTTGCGCCAGGTGTCGCACTGGGCCTTGGTCATGACGGTGTCGCGGGTGACGCCGGCCGTCTTGCCATCGCACACGGTCCAGACCTTGGCGCCGTCCTGGTAGGCCTTCAGCTCGTAGCGGTCGCCGCTCTCCTTCTCCCGGATGAACTGGTCCATGATCTGCGGCGCCGAGGCACCAGCGGCCACCAGGGCCAGCACGGCAGCACTCAGCGCCGTGCGCTTCCTACTGGTCGTCATCGTTGCGCACCTTCGGCTGGGCCACGAGGCGGAGGAGCACCCCGGCCAGCATGGCCAGGGCCGTGAGGAGGATGCTGGGCAGCAGGCCCAGGTTGAGGACGGCGCGGATCTCGTCGATGAAGGGGCTGGTGGCGGCCAGCAGCGTCAGGGCGACGATCCACCACACGCTGTACATGCGCCAGAAGCGGCGCCATTGCGGGATCAGCTTCATTTGCACTTCCCCGTGACGGTGCACTCCAGCCGCTGTACCTGGCGCTCCAGCTCGCTGGCACGGCCGGCGGCGGCCTTGTAGTCGGTGATCTCGCGCAGCACGAACCACTGCAGCGCGCCGAACAGCACGGCGCCGACGGCGAAGCCGCCTACACAGCGGTTGAGCCAGCGCGTGGCCAGGTCGCGGGCGCCGTGGGCCACCTGGAATGCCGAGTCGAGGTCGGCGCGGATGCTGGCGATCGCCCGTTCGTTGCTCTCCTGGGAACGGCGCACCTCGGTGTCCAGCCGGTCGCTGCGGTCCTGCAGACGCTGCATCTGCAGCTGCATCTGGATGACCACGTCCATTTTCCCGCCGATCTCGGAGACCACGCGGTGGAGGCCGGCGACCTCCTGGTTGAGCAGTGCGAGCTCTGTTTGCATGTTCGGGTCGTCCACGTGGGGCGTCCTTGCGATGTTCGGATGGCTCGACGCTATGTCACTGGCCGACACCCGCAACCCTTGCAAAGCACTTTCCAGTTACAGAGCGTCGCCTTTTCACATCCCGGGCAACGGCCCAACAGAACGAGGAAACGACGATGGGGCAGAACATCGACCAGGTGGACGACAACGAGTACATGGCAGTGACCGAGGCCATGGCGGTATTCGGCGAAGAGATCGAGCAGCGCGGCAGCCGCACCTGGCTGGGCATCTCCCTGGCCGAGGACGGCTGCGAGATCGCAGCACTGGGCGGCAGGGTCAGCGCTGAGGCACTGGATCGCCTCGAAACCCTGCTCACCCAGCTCCGTGTGAGCGCCCAGGACGTGCCGGACGGCGAGCCGGTTGTGCTGCACCTCTCGCCGGAGGCCTAACGCGGGCCAGCCAGGGCTCCGTCGTTGAACCGCGACCGCCTGAGCCCTGGCGTCAATGCCTCCTGCCAGTTGCTGCCCCGGTACCGGCGCTGCCGGACGGTGCCCCACTTCAGCCCCCGCGCCGCCGCCCAGGCCAACGCGGTCATCTCCTGATCGCCCAGCCGCACCTTCATGTCCGCGGCGCACGTCATCTCCTCATGACGCATACCCACCTCCTCACCCGCTGGTCGCTTCCTTTTCCAACTGCAGCGCCAAGGCCTGATACCGGGCCTTGATCGCCTTCAGGTCTTCGATCGAATAGCGGCAGGCCTCATGAGGCCCTTCCAGGGCCTCGACGCGCTCCAGGCCGATCTTCTCGATCAGGCGTGCGCGGTAGCCTTCCGCAACGGTGCGGCCCTTGCGGGCGTACTTGCTGGACCCGCCGTTGCAGCTCTTCAGCTGCTTGTGGCAGTTGTCCTCGTTGAACCGCAGCTCCGGGTGAGAGCCGCGCGACAGGTAGTGGCCGGCATCCCATTTGCCGCCGGTGAGCCAGTCCTCGTCCGGGCCGTAGCTGCCACAGCAGATGCACGGCTGATCGCGATCGCGCAGGCGGATGAACTTGTTGAAGGCAGCCTGGGCTTCACTCAGGTGCTTGTGGTGAGGCTTGAGCCGCTGCCGAGCCGCGCGCAGGTCGCGGCGCTCCAGCTTCTCCAGGGAAACTCGCTCGCGTGCCTGCTTGGCCTTCGCAAGGCTCAAGGCGCAGGCGATGCTGCAGGCCACCTGCAGCGACTTCACGGGGATGAACAGCTCAGAGCAGGCCCGGCACTTCTTCGGCCGGGGGGCTTTTGAGGCCCTCATCAGGCCACCTCCGAGGGCATCATCTGCACCATGTCGTTGATCTGGTCTTCGTCCAGGTGCTGCCAGTAGGTGTCGATCAGGTAGCGGCTGATGCCGCGCCAGAACTCGCCGAAGTGTTCCTCAGGCATCTGGTCGAATGCCAGGGACTCCGGCACGCTGCGCGTCACCCGGCCCAGCGAGCCGAGGTCGAACACCTCGTCGGTGCAGCAGACGCCGGCATCGCCCTGGAGCTTCTTGATCACCGAGTGCGCGTCCATGCCGGCGAACTTGTCGATGCTCTGCGCCACCAACTGGCCCAGGCGGTGCACCCGCCGGTGGCGGCGCTCGTCGCGGGGCTGCTTCAGCTCGGCGCGCACACGGTCGCCGGCCCGGTAGCTGCGCTCCTTCAGCAGGAACCGGTCGACGTCGCTGCCCGCGACCAGGGCCAGGCGCACCTCGCCGGTGTCCGGGTCCACCATGCGCTTGAATTCGAGGTAAACGGGGCGGTTGGTGCGTTTCTTCGGCGCCGCCTTCTTCGGGGCGGCAGAGGTCGCTGCGGCTTCATTGCGCATGACGCTGCTCCTGTAGTTCCTGGATGGTCTGGAGGGCGGCCCGGCGCTTCTTGGCCAACTCGCGGCGCTCCTTCAGCTTCGCGACCCGGCGCTCCTCGTCCTTCTGCCCACGGCTGGCGGCCATGCTCTGGCGGATCCGCTGCAGCTGCTCGCGCACGTCCAGGGAGCACTTGCCCTCCCCGGCCTCGGCCTTCAGCGCCTCACGGGTCTTTTCATCGGCGGTCAGCGCCAGCAGGCCGTCAGCAGAGGGGCCCGCCAGCAGCCCGACGATGGCGCGGCCCTCGGCGGTGATCTGGCCGACCGCGTGGTGGGCGAGCAGCGCCTGCGCCTGGGGCGCAGGCAGCCGGCCGAGACGCTCGGCGCTCTCGATCGCACTGGCGCGCCGCTCGGCGTCGTGGCCCAGCGACAGCGACCACGCCAACGGCGTGCCCACCTGGCGCGCGGTGGTGACCAGCCGCTCGTAGGTGGCGATGAACGCCATGCGGGCACCGATCTTGTCCCCAGCGCGGAAAACGCTCTCAGCCGAGGCTGCCGCCTGCTGGATCTCCGGCGTCATCAGCACCGTCTCCGCCTCGTCGTAGCTGGTCATGGCGATCGCCCAGGCCTCGTTCGCCTCGGGCCGCCCGTCCTGCGTCACCAGGTGGCGGATCACGTTCTCCGGGGTGAGCTTCTGACCGGCACGTCGCAAGGCAGACAGCGCTTCTACCAACGGCTTCTCGTCGTAGATCTTCAGGTCAGCGACCATCAGTGCCGCAGCGCGTGGCTGCAGCTGCTGGTCCAGAATCTCGGCAGTGGCGTACAGGGACGCCAGCAGGTGCTCCTGCTGAAGCTCGCTAAGCATGGCCAGCCCTCGATGCACGTAGGATTTCCAGGGCCTGCTCAGCGGCGGACAGGTTCGAGTCGCTGCGCTCAGCCTGGCGAGCCTGGGTGTGGGTGATGGGGTTCTCGGTCTTCCACTGGGTGTGGTAGCCCTCGGCGTTGGCCAGGAGGGCCTTCAGCGAGTGGCACCCACGGAGGACACTGGCGTCGTTCACCCGCAGGACGAAGAACGCGGCGACCTTGGGTGCGTCCGCCTGGCCGAGGCGATCCACCAGCTTCCCGAGCATTCCGCCGACAGTGGCGTTCCACACCGGCCAGGTCTTGTGGCGGTTGCGGTAGGCGATGGCGTAGTTGGCCCAGGTCCTGAACGTCTTGCAGGTGGTGTCCTTCGGCCCGGGCATGTCAGCGGGGATCTCGCAGCGCGGCGCCGGCTGCTCCCCAGCGGGAATGAATTCCTGCGCCGGGGCCTGAATAGGCCCTCCGGCAAAACCCTGATTGGTACCCTGATCCTTGGTACCCTGATTACTGGTTACCTGATTTGTCGGAGATTTTTCCGACCCTCTGCGGATTTTTTTCCGACCTTCCCCGGATTTTTTTCCGACCTCGCTCGGATTTTTTTCCGACCCTGCCACCTCCTTCTGCTCGGATTTTTTTCCGAGGTCGGAAGATTTTCCGGGCTCGGAAGATTTTCCGAGGTCGGATTTTTTTCCGGGGGGTGTGTACTTCTCCGAGCCATCTAGCTTGCGGTTCCACTCCTGGCCCTTCGGGGTCAGGCGGAACAGCGTGATGCTCGACGTACTGGACAGCACGATGACGCCGGCCGCCTGCAACTGCTTCAGCAGCCGGTAGGCGGTGTCCGGTTTATCGGTGAGCAGCGGCAACTCCTCGAGGACCTTCGCCTTGCTCAGCGAGTAGAAGGTCTCGCCGCCCTGCTCTACCGGTGTCGCCCAGCTCGGGCACTCGTAGACGAAGGCGAACATCAAGGCCTGCTGGGCGTTGAGTCCCCACTCCAGCGCCTTGACCTGGTTGATCGTGATTGTGAATTGCATGTCAGCGAGCCCCCACAGCTCGATATCGAGGACGTGCAAAGAACTGCCCGGCCCCGATGGGCCAGCATGTGTCTGCATGTCGGTTTGCTCCCTGGATTGGGTGGCCACGGCTGCGGCTCCCGGACTAGTCCTGGCTCTTGCGGCGGTAGAAGGGGGTCGCCCCGACACCGCCCGCACGGGGCCGCGATCGCGTGGCAACTTCGGCGTCCAGAAGCTGGCCGGCCAGCGCCTCGGCAGTCATGCCCCGGCGCAGCGCCTCGCGCTCCAGGCGAGCGAGCGTCATCTGGTCCAGCAGCAGATCGAGATCAGGCACAGGGCCTCCTTCGGGCCTTCAGCCCCGCTTCTGCTCGTCGGTAAGCTCGCCTTCGAGCTGCTCCAAGAGATCCAACTGGGTCTTGAGCAACTCGCGGCAGAACGCGGCACGCTGGGCCTTACGGAACCGGGCCCAGCCTTCGATTCGCTCAGCGGTCTCTTCGTCGACGCGGATCTTGATCTCCACGTCGTTGAGGTGTTTCCGGTTTGGATACATGGTCTGGCTCCTACGCAGCTTCGTCTTGCTGCCCGGGCTTCGCCTGTTCAACGAATCGCTCGGGGTAAAGGACATGGATTTCGGTCAGCACACCGTCGAAGACACGGACCAGCTTTTCGGCCATGGAAGGCGAAGCGCGTTGTTCACAGCGCTCAATCCGCGAGAGGTTTCCGGTGTCGATGTGCTCACCCAGGTCCCGCAGGCGCTGAGCAACGTCAGCGAGTCGCCACTGGCGAGCAAGGCGGGCCTTTTTGAGAGGGGTCATGGTCGGTTGCATGGCAATACCCTGTGTGTGTGCCAAGCAATTCTGCGCATAGCGCAGATTTATTTGCAAGAGAATCTGCGCCTGGCGCTTTGCGCGCCACGCAGACGTCGGTGGAAAATCGGGCCATGGACATTGGAAAAATCATTCGAACTGCGCGGAAAGCCAAACGCTGGACGCTCGAAGAACTGGCCTCTCGCGTAGGCTCCGACACCGGCAACCTCTCGCGCTTCGAGAGAGGACAGCAAGGCGCCAGCCAAGAGCTGCTCCAGAAGCTTCTGGCAGAACTCGGCATTACCCTGGCTGATGCTGCGTCGGCCGAACCCTCCGCGAACATTCAACCCACGCTGCAGCCTTCGCGCGCCCCGAAGGAGTACCCTGTTATCAGTTGGGTAGTCGCTGGAGAACGTGCATTGTCTCTCGATGCTTACTCGCCTGGCGTGGCGGAAGAATGGCTCGCCTCCACGGAAAGCGCGGGCCCGCACGGGTACTGGCTGATTGTGAGAGGACCCTCCATGACCAGCCCCTCTCCCCCGTCGTTCCCCGAGGGAACCCCCATCCTGGTGCAGCCAGAAGGCTTTGACCTGGTCAGCGGGAAGTTCTACATCGCGAAGCACCGCGACGGGGAAACCACCTTCAAGCAGTACATATATGACAGCGGCCGCGAGTATCTGGTCCCACTCAACAAAGAGTTCAAACAGGTTGAGATGGATGATCAGTGGGACATCATCGGTCGGGTCATCGACATGAAAGCGCCAAAGGGAGTCCTTTAGGGCGCACCCCTGCCAATATCCAAGAAGCCCAGCCTAGAGCTGGGCTTTTTTTTGCCCTCTTGATCGATAAAGGCCTACCGATATACTGTATATCCATACAGCAAAGGAGAGCCGTTATGGCACGCAAAGCAAGCAATAGTCGCACGCCTACCCCCTATGAAATCCTCGCAAAGCGAGTTCAGCAGCAGATCCTAAGTCCGCTGTCACAGGCCGAGCGACGAGCTTTGATCCAGCGTAATCCCGAAGACGATCAATCTGCCTGGGAACAGCTCCTCGATGAGTTGAGCCAGGAGGAAAGCGTAAAGATGACGCGCCGTGACGATGGAGCTGTACACCTCACCTGGGCAGCACCCACACCTTACTGACCCCCCCTCTCAGACGAGCCCGCCAATCGGCGGGTTTTTTATTGCCTCAAATTCTGCGCTTGACGCAGATTACATTCTGCGCATAATGCAAACCACATTCTGCGCTATGCGCAGATTCGGTGAGAACCGAACGCTCTTTAACAACCTGAACCCCCATGCCGGCTCTGGATACCGGCCTGCTCGAAGCTGCGACGCCCTTCTGGAGGCGACGCGCCGAGGGTTGCTTCGCTAACGCTCCCGGCCTGGACCCGTTGAAAGGGAAGAGTCTCCAGGCATAGCGGACAGGCGCGAAAGCGCTTGCGTTGATGGTTCGTGCCCAGCTGGTGGTGGCCTCGTAACCCCAGCCGCAACACGACTGCAGCGCTCGGCATGCCGGCGCCACGGTTCCCCTGACAGCCAGAAGCAAGACCGCGGGTTGTAGAAGCCCAGTAGGCGAACGCGGAGAGACGAACAACGCAAACCCGGGGTTTCGGCCCCGGGCTGCATTGGTGGGTGATCTGAATGCGCAGGCTGATGCGTCAGCGCGGAGGGAGATGTAGGGGCGGAACTCCCCTGCTAAGTCTGGCCAGCGGATTGACTGAGGTGCCTCCCGTGAAACTGGTATGCCGGAGTTACAGCACCGGCCAGATCACCCAACCCATGCAGCCACACCACGGCACCGAGTAACCCGCAGCCCTGCCGGTAGCAGGGCACCTCCCACCACAACGAAAGGAAATCGACATGCTGCTTCTCACCCGTCGCGTAGGCGAAACCATCGAAATCGGTAACGACATCAAGATCACCGTGACCGGCATCAAGGGCAACCAGGTGCGCATTGGCATCACCGCACCGCCCAGCGTGGCCGTCCACCGCAAGGAGATCGCGGACCGCATCCGCGACGAGGTGAAGCTGGCCAGCTGATCGGCCGGCGCCCGCCAACCAGAGCCCCGCACCAGCGGGGCTTTTCACATCCGCCCCCAGTCGAGAGCACTCGCCCCCGCGCCCAACGGCAGACAGCGGGTCGGTCGAGTGCTGCCCACTGCAGGCGAGCACAGGAGAGCGACATGCGAATCAGCACCGCACAGGCAGCAGCCGAACAGCACGTTTTCGACCAACTGGAGCACCGCGAGCCCGACGCGGTGGACGCCTTCGCGGCCCACTGCGACGACTCGCTGCCGAGCGAACAGACCCTGTCGCTGCTGCGCGCCGTGATCGAGACCGGCGACGCCGCCTGGATCCGCCTGATGGCCCGCATCAAGCCCGAAGCACCGGCCCTGCACTCGGCCCTGGCCGGGATCGTGGACCACATCGAAAAGCACCGTGCCCGGTTCATCGCCGAACAGGCCCAGCAACTGACCCATGGAGAAGCGGCATGAAATACCAAGTCGACCTGATCTACTCGAAGGCCTCTCGCCAGCCCGTCTACAGCGCCACCCTGGAGGCGCCCAGCCAGAGCGTCGCGGTGGCAGAGGTCACGACCTGGGCCCGCCAGGAGGGCTGGAAGGGCGAGCCGATCCGCAACAAGGTCCGCCCGGTCAACGACGTGGAGGACGCGGCATGAAAAACATCCGCTTCCTCTCCCTGCGCGCCGCCATCGAAGCCCTGGCCATGATGGGCATCCGCACGCAAGCCGACTTAGCAGCAATCGGGCTGCAGCTGAAGGAGGTGGGCAATGGCAAATGACCCGAGGGCTCGAACCCGAGGAAAGCTGGTCCCCAAGCCTCCCCTCCCCTACATCAGCCGCCGAGCATTGCGCCGGGTTCGCAACCCGCTGCCAGCCCCGACGCAGTGCCCGTACTGCGACGGCCCCGTCGAGCTGGTTGCCAACGAAGCAATCTACGGCCGCCCGTTTGGCGACTGGCCTTACGCCTACCACTGCGCTCCCTGCGGCGCGATGGTGGGCCTGCACCCAGAAACCGATATCCCCCTTGGCACGCTGGCCAACCGCGACCTGCGCGAGGCAAGGGTCACCAACAAGCAACTCTTCCACCGGATCAAGGAGCAGATGGGGTTCACGCGGTCCAGGGCCTACCTCTGGCTTGCCCGGAAGATGGGGATCGACCCCAACGAGTGCCACTTCGGCTGGTTTGACATCGAGACCTGCAAGAAGGCCGGCGACATCTGCAGAAGGAACCTCAAATGAACAGCCCTCAACGCGAGCGGCGCTTCGCCATCTGGCGTGGCGCCTTCGTCGCCATCCTCGCAATCGTCGGCTGGCTGTTCCTCAACGGCCTGGCAGACCGCATCGCCCCCACCAGTGCGCCGGCGGCGCAATCGAGCCGATAGGAGCATCCCATGGCACAGAGCAAGCAGAACCCCAACATGGCGCTCTGGGAGTCGGTCCAGACGACCGACACAAAGTACACCAAGACCGCGAATCTGGACGGTCGCACGGTCACCAGCATTAACGGCACCTACATCGCAATGCGCGCTACAGAGGTATTCGGGCCGGTCGGTAAGGGCTGGGGCTTCGACATCCTGGTTGACCGCATGGACCAGGGTGCGCCGATCCTCAACAAGGAAGGAGCTGTTATCGGCCACGAACTGATGCACACGATCCTGCTGAAGTTCTGGTACCTCCGGGGCGGCAAGAAGAACTACATCACCCAGTACGGGCACACACCTTTCGTGCGCAAAAGCCAGTACGGCCCCTACACCGACTTCGACGCGCCCAAAAAGAGCGTCACCGACGCCATGAAGAAGTGCCTGTCTCTCGCCGGATTCAGCGCAGACGTGCATCTGGGCATGTTCGACGACCAGACCTACCTGGAAGGTCTGGAACTGAAGAAGCGCCTGGAAGACGCAGGCGATCCCGAGTCGGCAATGGACGAGGTCAAGGAGGAGTTCAAAACCTGGCTCCGCTCCCAGCTCGAAGCGCTGAAGAGAGCCCCGAATCCCAGGGCCCTTGACCTCATGCGCAAGCAGATTGCCGAAAAGGCACGCGCCAAGGCATTGGTCGTCAAGTTCGACCCCGCTGACATCGAAGCACGCATCAACGAGGTTGCCGAAGAGCACCGGCTCAACCTCGCCCCCACTACTCCGGCCTGATTGGGAGAACCGTCATGACCATCCTCAACAACGTTGACCTGGCGACAGGCACTGTCGAAGTCGCTGAATACAGCACCACTGCCGCCGCTTTGGCGGCCCTGCGTGAAAAGTACTTCGTCCTTCCCGATGCCAACACCACCGAGGGCTACGAATTCATTCGCACCGGCATCAAGGAGCTGACGGGCTTGCGCACCAAGCTGGAGGAGGCTCGTAAGCGCGAGAAGGCGCCCTACCTCCAGGCCGGCCAGATCATCGACGCCGAGGCGAAGCGCATCACTGCCGAGCTTGTGCAGCTGGAAGACCCGATGAAGGCAGCCAAGAAGGCAGTAGACGATCGCGTAGAGCGCGAGCGCCAGGAACGTGTCGCCCGCCTGCAGGTGAAAGTGGACGCCATCAAGTCAATGCCTGGCCTGGTCCGTGGCAAGTCCAGCGCCGAGATCAGCGACATGATCGACCGCTGCGGAGAGATCGACACTTCGCACGACTTCTTTGACCTGACCAAGGAGGCAACCGCTGCGCAGCAGGCTGCCCTGGATGAACTGACCCAAATGCTGACCGACCGCCTCGCTTTCGAGGCCTCGGAAAAGCAGCGTGAGGAGCTGGAGGCACAACAAGCAGAGCTCCAGCGCAAGATGGACGAGCAACGCGCCGAGCTTGAGCGCCAGCGCCAGGAACTGGAGCAGCAACGTCGAGAGCTGGCGGCCGCACGCGAGGCCACGGCGCCGGCCGAGGACGTCGAGAAGATCGAGCTGCTGCAGGAGTCCCCTCCCTGCAAGGGCTTCACCACCGCATCCAGCTGGCGCGCCCGCGTCACCGATAAGTCCGCGCTGATCGCCGCGATCGCTGCCGGCTACGGCACCGAAGATCTGCTGATCATCGACCAGGCCGCACTCGATAGCCTGGCCAACGACAAAGGCCCCAGCCTCCAACTGGCCGGCGTCACCGTCGAGAAGATCCCGGCGAAAGCCGCCTGACCCACCCTCCTCCCTCCAAACCATGGCCCTAAGCGGCGCCACACGGTGCCGCTGACGGCCTCCCCATGCCGAGAGAAACCATGACCGCACTTCAGCTGCTCTACACCTTCGACACCGAAACCACCGGCTTCCCCGACTGGAAATCGCCCAGCGAGGCGCCGCACCAGCCGCACCTGGTGGACATCGCTGCACGCCTCTACACCCCGGAGGGCGGCCTGGTCGACTCCTTTGAGGCCCTCATCAGACCCGATGGCTGGGTGATCCCCGATGCAGCAGCGAACGTGCACGGCATCACCACCGAACGCGCCATGGATGAAGGCATTCCCGAAGCGGATGCCCTCGAACAGTTCCTGACCTTCCATCTCCGCGCGCAGATGCGGGTCGCGCACAACCTCAGCTTCGACGACCGCATCCTCCGGATCGCGCTGAAGCGCTACCAGGGTGACGAAGCGGCCGACTCGTTCGCCAATGGCCCCAGCTACTGCACCATGCGCAACAGCACCGACATCGTGCGCATCCCGCCCACCCCGGCCATGCGCGCCGCCAAGCGCTTCCACTTCAAGAGCCCGAGCCTGGGTGAGGCCTACACGCATTTCTTCCAGGAGGAGATGACCGGCGCCCACCGCGCCATGGCGGATGCCGCCGCTTGCGCCCGCGTCTACTTCGCCCTGCAGGGCGTGACGCTGGATGCCCCGCAGGCAGAGGCTCCAGCCCAACCGGTGGAGGCGTAGGCCATGGCACGCGGTGTCAACAAGGTGATCCTCGTCGGCAACGTCGGCGGCGACCCGGAAGTTCGCTACATGCCGAACGGCAACGCTGTCACCACCCTCAACCTCGCCACCGGCGACGTGTGGAAGGACAAGCAGACCGGCCAGCAGAAGGAGCGCACCGAGTGGCACCGCGTGGTGTTCTTCGGCCGCCTCGCCGAGATCGCTGGCGAATACCTGCGCAAGGGCTCCCAGGTCTACGTCGAAGGCAGCCTGCGCACCCGCAAATGGCAGGGTCAGGACGGCCAGGACCGCTACACCACCGAAGTCGTCGTGGACATCACCGGCCAGATGCAGCTGCTCGGCAGCCGGCCGGAGGGCAGCGAGACGCGGCGCCCGCCGCGTGAACAGACCCGGCCAACGACCCACCACCCGCAGCAACCGGCGCCGGACTACGACAGCTTCGACGACGACATCCCCTTCTGACGACCCCGGGAGACCCATCCAATGTGGTTTCGCAACCTGCTGATCTACCGCCTCACCCAAGACGTCCCCTTCGACCCCCAGGCTCTGGAGGCAGCCCTTGCCAGCAAGCCGGCGCGCGCCTGTGAAAGCCAGGAGTGGACGACCTTCGGCTTCGCGCCGCCCCTGGGAAAGGGCACCGACGCCCTGGTCCAAGCCAGTGCCGGCTTCCTGCTGATCTGCGTCCGGCGAGAAGAGCGCATCCTGCCCACCTCCGTAATCAACGAGGAGCTGCGCAAGAAGGTCGACGCGATCGAGGAAAGCCAGCAGCGCAAGGTCTACAAAAAGGAACGCGACCTGCTGAAGGACGAGATCGTCCAGACCCTGCTGCCCCGTGCCTTCACGCGCAAGTCGGCCACCTACGCGGCGATCGCGCCGGCCGAGGGCCTGGTCCTGGTGGACCACACCAGCCCGAAGCGGGCCGAGGACCTGCTCTCGACGCTGCGCGAGGCACTCGGCTCCCTTCCCGTCCGCCCGGTGTCCGTGAAGGTGGCGGCCACCGCCACCCTCACCGACTGGGTGCGCAACCAGAAGGCCGGGACCGACTTCTGGCTCAGCGACGATGCGCTGCTGCGCGACACCGACGAGGTCGGCAGCATCAACGTCAAGCACCAGGACCTGACCAGCGACGAGATCCAGCTGCACATCTCCTCCGGCAAGGCCGTCACCCGCCTGTCCCTCGCCTGGAAGGACAAGCTCTCCTTCGTCCTCGATGAGGGCCTGGTCATTCGCAAGCTCCGCTTCGACGACCTCCTGCAGGAGAAGGCACTCGACGACGCGGGCAAGGACGCCGACGCCCTGTCCCAGCAGATAGCCAGCTTCACGCTGATGATGCTGACCCTCCGCGAATTCATCCCCGCCCTCCTCGACGCCCTGGGCGGTGAGGAAGTGCCCACCGGCATCTGAGCCAGGAGCAGACCATGCCCATCATCAACGGCATCATCCACCACATCGACAAGAAGCCCGACGGTAGCCCCTCCGTGCTGCATCTGGCCGAAACCCCGCTGGGCCCGACTGAAGCCGCCAGCAACCTGCTCACCGACCTGAACGAGGCCTACAACGCCAAGCCCGGCAAGGCCTGGGGTCTGTTCCACGAGGAGTCCGGCGCCTACCCGCTGAGCAGATGGCTGAAGGAGTACCTGGTCGGTGGCCGTGACTTCACCGAATTCAGCCGCGACGCGGCCGAGCACCTCCAGCGCCTGCTGGAAGAGGCGAACCTGGCCACCGGCGGCCACCTCTTCATCGCCCACTACCAGCAGGGCATGACCGACTACCTGCAGGTGGCGGTGCTCCGCTACACCGAGGCCGTGGCCATCGACGCATCGCTGCAGGCGGTACCCGTGCGCTACCTGGACCTGAGCCAGCTCCACATGGCAGCGCGGATCAACCTGTCGGAGTGGCGCAACAACCCGAAGTCCCGCCAGTACATCTCCTTCATCAAGGCGAAGACCGGACGCAAGGCCACCGACTACTTCCGCGACTTCATCGGCTGCCAGGAAGGCGTCGACGCCCCGGGCGAGACCCGCACCCTGCTCAAGGCCTTCAGCGACTTCGTCGAGCAGGGAGACCTGGCCGAAGAACAGGCCCGCGAGAAGACCAAGACCCTGGTGGACTACGCCACCACCCAGGCCAAGCTGGGGAGCGCGATCACCTTGGAGGAGCTGTCTGGCCTGATCGACGAGGACCAGCCCCGGGCCTTCTTCGAGTTCATCCGTAACCGGGACTACGGCCTGTCGCCCGAGATCCCGCCGGACAAGCGCACCCTGAACCAGTTCAAGCGCTTCACCGGCCGCGCCGAAGGGCTCTCGATCAGCTTCGAGGCGCGCTTGCTGGGCTCGTCGGTGGAGTTCGACCAGGGCCGCGACGTGCTGGTGATCCGCAACCTGCCGACCCAGTTGAAAACTCAGCTGCGCAAGGCGGCACCTGACGCACAGTCAGAGCAGCACAGCGCCGAATTGGACTCCTACGCAGGCGTAGGTGACGACCCGCTGCTGAATGAGGCGATCGACTTCGTCCGCGAGACCCGTCGCGCCTCGATCTCGGCCGTGCAACGCAAGCTCGCCATCGGCTACAACCGAGCGGCACGCCTCATCGAGGACATGGAACGCCTGAAGGTGATCAGCCCCATAAGAACCGACGGCTTCCGTGAGGTGCTGGCCCATGCATAGCCGCCATTGCCAACCTGCCCCGCTGAGCGTGGACCCGATCAAGCACCCTCGGCGTGCCGCCGAACAGCACGAGCGCCAGCAGGCCGAGCGCGCACAGGCCCTGTTCAACGCTCGCCTCGCACCTGAGCAGATCCGCCGGCGCCTGCGCATGGGGCCGGTGACCTTCGAGCAGTTCGTGGCCCGCAACGGGCTCCGCGCCAAGGCGTGAACGCTCCCGCATGACCCTGGCCGCCCATGCGGCGGCCTCCTCCCTTCCTTTATCGCGCCGCGTCGGCGGCTCTGGCGTGCGTGCACGCCCATGAGACTGGGGACCCCCATGAACTACAACGACTTCCTGAAGCGCAAGGTATGCGTAGCCCCTTCGCTTGGCTTCGAGGTCGACCAGGCCCTGGTCAACCCTCGCATGAAGCCGCACTGCCAGGCGATCGTGCCCTGGCTCCTGGCTGGCGGGCGGCGCGCGCTGTTCGCGTCCTTCGGCCTGCACAAGACGGTGATCCAGCTCGAAGCGGTTCGCCTGGCGGCCGAGCACGCTGGAGGCCGCGGCCTGATCACCATCCCTCTCGGCGTGCGCCAGGAATTCCGCCGCGACGCTGTCGAGCGCCTGGGATGGGCAGAGCCGCCGCGCTTTATCCGCAGCATCGAGGAAGCCGACGCCACCGGCGTCTACCTGACCAACTACGAGACCGTGCGCGACGGCAAGCTGGACCCCCGCCACTTCGTGGCCACCAGCCTTGACGAAGCGGATTGCCTGCGCGGCTTCGGCGGCAGCAAGACGTTCCGCGAGTTCATGCGCCTGTTCGCTGGCGACGATCGCCAGGCAGGCGTTCGCACCGAGGGCGTCCGGTACCGGTTCGTGGCCACCGCCACGCCGTCACCCAACGACTACATCGAGCTACTTGCCTATGCCGCCTACCTGGGCGTGATGGACGTCGGCGCCGCCAAGACTCGCTTCTTCAAGCGCAACAGCGAGAAGGCCGACCAGCTCACCATCCACCCGCACAAGGAGGAGGAGTTCTGGCTGTGGGTCGCCAGCTGGGCGCTGTTCATCCAGAAGCCCAGCGATCTCGGTTTCAGCGATGACGGGTACCAGTTGCCGGAGCTGGACCTGCACTGGCACGAGCTGCCCAGTGATCACAGCCAGGCCGGTACCGAGAAGGATGGCCAGGGGCGCCTGTTCCGCAACGCGGCGATCGGCGTACAGGACGCATCCAAGGTGAAGCGCGACAGCCTGCCGGATCGAATCGAGCGCCTGCAGCAGATCCGCGCCGAGGCGCCGGCCGCCCACCGGATCATCTGGCACGACCTTGAAGCAGAGCGCCACGCCATCGAGGCCGCGATCCCGGGCGTCGTCAGCGTCTACGGCTCCCAGGTCCTGGACGAGCGCGAGCAGCTGATCGTCGACTTCAGCGACGGAAAATTCCCCGAGCTGGCCGCCAAGCCCGTCATCGCCGGCGCCGGCTGCAACTTCCAGCGGCACTGCCACCAGGCCGTCTTCCTCGGCATCGGCTTCAAGTTCCGCGACTTCATCCAGGCCGTGCACCGTATCCAGCGGTTCGGCCAGCAGCACCGCGTGCGCATCGACCTCATCTACACCGAGGCCGAGCGCGACATCCGCCGCCAGCTCGAACGCAAGTGGCAGCAGCACAACCTGCAGGCAGAACGTATGACCAAGATCATCCGCGACTTCGGCCTGGCGCATGCCGCCATGGCCCAGCAGTTGGCCCGCTCTCTCGGCGTCGAGCGCGTCGAGGCGAAGGGCGAGCACTACACCGTGGTGAACAACGACTGTGTGCTGGAGACCCAGCGCATGCAGAGCGACAGCGTGCACCTGGTCCTGACCAGCATCCCCTTCGGCAACCAGTACGAGTACTCGCCCAGCTACAACGACTTCGGCCACACCGACGACAGCGAGCACTTCTGGTCCCAGATGGACTACCTGATCCCCGAGCTGTACCGAGTACTTCAACCCGGGCGCGTCGCCGCGATCCACGTGAAGGACAGGATCACCCCCAGCGGGATCTCGGGCATGGGCTTCCAGGTGGTGCAGCCCTTCAGCGATGAGTGCGTGGCCGCCTTCCGCAAGCACGGCTTCGGCTTCCTGGCACGCAAGACCATCGTCACCGACGTGGTGCGCGAGAACGCGCAGACCTATCGCCTGGGCTGGACCGAGCAGTGCAAGGACGGCAGCCGCCAGGGCGCGGGCATGCCGGAGTACCTGCTGATCTTCCGCAAGCCCCCGACCGACCGCAGCAACGGCTACGCCGACGTGCCCGTGGTGAAGAGCAAGGAGGCGTATACGCGCCCGCGCTGGCAGTTCGACGCCCACGGGTTCACCCGCTCCAGCGGCAACCGCCCGCTGATGCCGCAGGATCTCGACGGCCTGGACCAGGCCGCGATCTTCCAGCGCTTCAAGGCCCACAGCCTGCAGGAGGTCTACGACTTCCGCCACGACGTGACCATCGCCGAGCACGTGGCCGACTCCGGCTGGCTGCCCAGCAGCTTCATGCTCCTGCAACCGCAGAGCTGGCATCCCGATGTCTGGACCGACATCACTCGAATGCTGACGCTGAACAGCACTCAGGCCGCCAAGGGCCGCGAGCAGCACATCTGCCCGCTCCAGTTCGACATCGTCGACCGCGCGATCGAGCAGTACACGATGCGCGGCGAAGTGGTCTACGACCCCTTCGGCGGCATCGGCACCACCCCCTACCGCGCCGTAAAGCTCGGCCGCTATGGCCGCGCCTGCGAGCTGTCCCCGGCCTACTTCCTGGACATGGCGGCCTACTGCGCCGCGATCTCTCGGGAAATGGCCATGCCTGACCTCTTCTCTTTCCTCGACGCTGAGCAGAAGGAATCCGCTGCATGATCAAGCGCACCCTCTACCACTTCCACTTCTGCTGCGGCCTGGGCGGCGGCGCCAAAGGGTTCAACCGCGCCAAGCCTGTCGTGGGCAACCTGCAGGCGAACTGGGAATGCCTGGGCGGAATCGACGTCGACCTCGCTGGACTGCGCGACTTCGAGCGGCTGGCCGGCGTGCCCGGGACGCTGATGGACCTCTTCACCCGCGACCAGTATGTGCGGTTCCACGGGAATGAGCCGCCGCCCGGCTGGCGCGAAGCGACGCCTGACGACATCCGCCGGGCCGCGCGTGGCCGCCGCCCTGACGCGGTCTTCATCTCCAGCCCCTGCAAGGGCGCCAGCGGGCTGCTGTCGGAGAAGATGAGCCTGACACCTCGCTACCAGGCGTTGAACGAGCTGACGCTGCGATGCGTCTGGCTGATGGGCGAGGCCTGGGCGGATGATCCGGTGCCGCTGATCGTGTTCGAGAACGTCCCGCGCCTGGCCACCCGTGGCCGACACCTGCTGGACCAGATCAACAGCCTGCTGGGCGGGTTCGGCTACGCCGTGGCCGAGACCACCCACGACTGCGGCGAGTTGGGCGGCCTGGCACAGTCCCGGAAAAGGTTCCTGCTGGTGGCACGCCACGTCGAGAAGGTCCCGCCCTTCCTCTACGAGCCGCAGAAGAAGAGCCTGCGCGCCGTGGGCGACATCCTCGGCCGCATGCCTCTGGCGGGTGACATCGCCGCGGCCGGGCCGATGCATCGCGTTCCGTCGCTCCAGTGGAAGACCTGGGTGCGCCTTGCTCTGGTGCGCGCCGGCAGCGACTGGCGCAGCCTCAACGAGCTGGCGATCGAGGATGGCTACCTGCGCGACCTGGTGATTGTGCCGGAGTACCGCAGCGGCTACATGGGCGTGCATGGCTGGGATGACAGCATGGGCACCATTGCCGGCCGCAGCAGCCCTACCAATGGGGCGTTTTCCGTTGCAGATCCGCGCTACGAGGCGTCGGCCCGCTGGAACTACGGCCAGCAGTACGGCGTTCTGAACTGGCGCGAGACCTCCGGCACCATCACCGGGCAGAAGTCGCCTGGGCAAGGGAAGTTCGCGGTGGCCGACCCGCGCGGCCAGAGCTTCGGGAAGTACCCGGTCACCGAGTGGAACGACCACGCCGGCACCGTCATCGCTGCCAGCACCACTGGGCAAGGCGCCTTTGCTGTCGCAGATCCGCGCCCTACCGGGGTGCGCCACAACAACGTGTTCCGCGTCGTCAGCATGGACCAGCACGCGGGCACGGTCACCAGCGGACACGGCCCCAGCTCGGGCGGCCAGGCGGTGGCCGATCCCCGGTACCACAACTGGCACCCCGGCGCGTCGAGCCGGAAGCTGAACGTGGTGCCGTGGACTGGCACCGCCGGTACCGTCACCGGCTCCCAGCAGGTGGCCAGCGGTGCGCTGTCGATCGCTGACCCGCGTGCACTGCATCGCAAGGAGGGCGACGCCTGGGTCGGGGGAGGCCATTACGGCGTGGTGGGCTTCGACCAGTCGGCCGGCGCCGTCTCCGCCAGCGCGCGCTACGACAATGGCCGCTGGAGCGTTGCTGATCCGCGCATGCCGGCGGCGGACGAGCGCCTGACCTGCATCATCCAGTCGCTCGACGGCACCTGGCACCGCCCCTTCACCACCCTGGAGCTGGCCGCCCTGCAGAGCCTGGTGGACCCCGAGGAGCAACTGGTCCTGGACGGGCTCAGCGACAGCGACTGGCGCGAGCGCATCGGCAACGCCGTTCCGCCGGCGGCGGCCGAGGCGATCGCCCACGTCATGGGGACCACCCTGCTGCTGGCCGAGCTGGGCGAGACGTTCATGCTCAGCAGCATGCCGATCTGGGTGCGGCCGGTGGCCGTCGGTCTGAGCGTCGCCTCGCAGGACTCGACGCTGTGAGCTGGTACGAGAGAGCCTGGCAGCACATGCACCAGGTGCACCAGCAGGCCCTGGCCGAAGGCTTGGATGCCATCGCCAGGGCCAGGGCCATCGACGACAGCTACCCGTGGCAGAAGCGCTCAGGCTGGCCCTACAAGGCCTGGCTGAGGGCTCGCCGCGATTTCTTCCCCCGCCACCAACTGCCGACGCCCCGGGCAACGCGCCCAGGGCCTGACCTCTTTTCGGAGTGAGAAATGAGCCGCACGCCTGACATTCTCGAAATTGCCGGGGTTCAGGCCTCGGCCTGCCCCACCCCCGAATTCCGCTTCTTCATCTACGACCCCTCGGGCTACGACTTCATCTACTTCCGGAGCCCCGAGGACCGAGCCACCGCAATCCGTACCATCATCGGCAGCTACAGCGCCGATGATGGCTGGGACGATGAGGTGGAGAACGTCTTTGCCGGAGAGATAACGCATACCTGCGAGAAGACTGCCCTTCAGTTGCGCCCCGACCAGGTAGATGAGGACGGCCTCGACGAAGAGGGCAACTACTGGGCCGAGAGCTGGGCCTATCGATGCGACTATGACTTGTTCGACCTGCTGCCGCAGCAGGCGAAGGATGGTAGCGAGGTGCAGCCATGAAAATGGCCAAGGCAAGCGAGAGCGACATTGAAGCCGCAGGCGAACTGCTGCAGCTGCTCGACGTAATTGACCGGCGCTGGGGTGGCCCCTGCCCCATTGACGCTCCTGACAACCTCTTCGAGTTCCTGGGATACAGCGACTTCGACGCTGATGATCCTGAGCACCTGCAGGTGCTCTACAACCACTTAGCCCGGCTGCTTTGCCGGGCTCCGAATTTTCACGGACGAATCATCGGCGGCATGTGCTACGTCATCCACAACCCGTGCAACGAGATCATCGATCCGGATCTCGACTACCTGGAGCTGCACCCAGTGCTCCGGGGGCTACTGAACAACCTTGCCCCAACGCCCTGAAAGCTCCCGCCTCCTGCAGCAATGTCGGCCACGGCGGGCCGCCCGCTCCGCGACAACTTCCATCCCATGCCAATCCGCCACACCGGGCAGAACGTCCGGGGCGGACCTATTCCGGAGAACGATGAATGAAAACCGCAACCCTGGACGAGTACCGCGACCTGATGAAGGCGCAGGGTGTTCCGCGCGAACACACGGCATTCCGCTGCCCGATGTGCAGCACGGTCCAGTCCGCTGCCGATCTGCTTGCAGCCGGTGCGGGCGACAATCTCGCAGCTGTCGAGCCCTACCTGGCCTTCTCCTGCGTAGGCCGCTTCACCGGCGCCGGCAGCCCCTCGGCGATGAAGGGCCTGGGCAAGGGCTGCAACTGGACTCTCGGGGGTCTCTTCCAGACGCACCAGTTTGAGGTCGTGACGGACGACGGCCGGCACCACCCCATGTTCGAGCCGGTCACCGCTGCAGAAGCGCAGGCCCACATGGAAGCGAAGGGGCTGACCGAGGGCGTCGACAGCGAGGGCGGCAGCTGTGACTAAGTCCGGAATCACATACTACCCCCGCCGGGCGCGCTGCCAGAACTGCACGGAATGCCACAACGACTGCAGCGCGCTGCCCTTCAGCACCATGCCGGTCTACCGGCAGGATGGAACCGATACCATCGTGACCTGCACCGAGTTCCGCCAGGCCAACTACTGCGGATCTCTCCGCAGCGACGTACGGCGAGGCGGCCAGCACCAATGAACGCCCCGATCTACTGCCGCTCCACCGGCCTGCGGGTTGGCACCTGCACCTGCCTCCGCTGTCGCCCGCCGGCTCCTGCGCCGGCCCAGTAACACCGATCCCCTACCCCCATCACCTGACTCTGCGCACTGCGCCGGAGGGAACAACCGTGTCCACGCATAACCACCCCGAAGATCAGGACGCCATCGAGAAGCTGCACTCCTCCTACATGGACGCCCTCTTCGACGCTGCCAACGATCGCCTTATCGAGTTCCAGGACAAGGCCTACCAGATGGGCCGCGCCCGTGGCCGCCTGGATACCTTCGACTTCGCCGCCCACCTGCAGCGCCAGCGCGAATTCAGCGAGCGCACTTTCGGCCCCGGCAGCCGCGCCAAAGGCGTGGTCGACCACATCCGCAAGGAACTCAAGGAGATCGAGGCCAGCCCGGGCGACCTGTCCGAATGGATCGATGTCGTCATCCTGGCCCTGGACGGCGCCTGGCGCTCCGGTGCCACGCCCGCGCAGATCATCGACGCCTTGGTCGCCAAGCAGACGAGGAACGAGGCTCGCACCTGGCCGGACTGGCGCTCTGTACCCCTCGACAAAGCGATCGAGCATGACCGAGCCGAGGATCCCATCGACGACGAGACGTACTTCGTTCACCGCAATGCCGGTAGGAAAGTGTTTGCGAAGCACGGCGAAGTCTTCGTCGATCAGGGAGGGCTGACCAGGGGCTGGGGGAATGGTTGGACCCGCATCAAGGCGACCTCTATCGAACATGCCCTGCAGATCGCTGAGGAGGTGTTGCCGTAATGAAGCGCATCTACCTCTCAGGCCCGATGTCCGGCCTGCCCGACGAGAACCGTCCGGCCTTCAACGCCGAGGCCACTCGCCTGCGCGCCCTGGGCTACCAGGTCGAGAACCCCGCCGAGCTGAACCCGCCCGGCACGCCCCGCCACATCTGCATGAAGGTGGACATCCAGGCGCTGCTGGGCTGCGACACCATCGCCCTGCTCCCTGGTTGGATCGACTCCGCCGGCGCAACTCTGGAGCGTGCCTGCGCCGTCCAGTGCGGCATCCGGACAATCGCCGCCAAGACCATCGCCGAGCCCTGCCAAGCGCCGGCCGAAGCCGCCCTGGAGCAATGACCGTGAACAAGGACCAACACCCAAACGCCGACGATGCATTCGAACCCGAGTTCATGACCTGGTGGGAAAAACACGGCCAGTACTGCCGCTCTGGCGGTGGAGATTACGAGCGGTCGTTTGCGTTCGAGGCCTGGCGCCACCTCTATCCGAAGCTGATGCAGGCCCGCGCCGCGCGCTCCGCCCCGCATGCTGACGGTATGGCCGATGCTTACGTCGGCGCGCGTGAGGACCTGGCTATCTGGAAGCACCGCGCATTGGAGGCCGAACAGAAGGTGCGCGTGCTGGATCAACGTATCGATCAGCTCGTGCTGGAAGCCCAGGGCGAAACCCGCATGGGCGAGCCGCACATAGCCCCGCCTGCTGCTGTGCCGGCCGAGTTGACCAACGTCCGTTGCATGTGCGGCGACGAGTACCCGCACGACAGCTACGGCGCTGGGTTCATTGCGGGCTCTGGCATGTGCGAGAACTGCGATGCAGCTATCCCGGCAAAAGAGCCGCCTGCTGCTGGGGTGCCGGAGGGGTGGCAGCCGATGGAGACCGCACCCAAGGACGGAACGCTGCTGCGCCTGCTGGTCGAGTTCGAAGATCACCCCATCGACGATGGAGCTGGGCCGTTCGCCACTGTCGGCACCAACTACCGGGACAACACGGGCGAAGACGCCTGGCAGATCGTGGGATGGTGCTGGGAACAGGATCGATTCATCGACGGCGTTGGCACGCCTATCGGGTGGCTTCCGATGCTCGCCGCCACCCCCACCCCGCCTGCATCCGAACAGCAGAGGGCTGTCTTCGCCATCCCAGACATGGATGAGCACCTGCTCCAGATACTGGGCCGTCCCAATTTCCGGTGCGCCCATATCGCGCAGGTTCTGCGGCTCGACGGTGCGGAGATCAGGAGGAAGGCCGAGGACGAGCAGGCAGTCGTTATTCACTGGATGCTGACCCTATACCTGGCCCATGGAGCCAAATGGTGGGAAGTCGCGACCGAGGAGGTCAAACGCATCCAGTCCGAGCATATGGCCAAGGGCGAGGGGGTGTGAGATGGCCGGACCACCGATTGAACCCCAGGAATACCTCTACGGCCCGACGGTCGTGCAGATCGAGGATCTTCGCGTCGCCCGAGGTCTGACCAGGCGCCCGCTGTCGTCATGCCGGCATCGCCAGCTGGTCTACGACGACAAAGAGCGCCGCGTCTGGTGCCAGGACTGCGAGCAGGAAGTGGAAAGCTTCGACGCGTTCCTGTCCGTGGTTGGCGTATTCCAGCGGGCGAAAGCCGAGATTGATCGCCGCCGACGGGAGCTGGAAGAGGTCGAGAAGTTCAGGATCGTCAGCCGGGCCGCGAAGGCCATGGATGCAGCATGGCGCAAGCGTGACACAGCGCCGCTCTGCCCTCACTGCATGACGGCAATCCTCCCCGAAGACGTGGCAAAGGGTGTTGCCGAGTGCTCCCGGAGCCTCGCACAGGCGCGCCGCAAGAAGCCCACCAAGTAACCCCCATCCCATAGCAACCCGCCGGCCATGCCGGCGGGATGGAGGCATTCATGTCCGAGGTATCCGAGTTCCTCACGGAGGACGAAATGCGCGCCATGATCGGCGCAACCTGGCCCAGCCGGCAGATCCAGTGGCTGGAGCGCCACCAGTGGAGGTTCGAAGTGAACGCCGCTGGCCGCCCCATTGTGGGGCGCGTCTACGCGCGCCTGCGCCTGGCCGGCGTGAAGCCGGACCAGAAGAACATCACGGCAGATCCGTGGGTGCTTGACATGTCAAACGTGAATTGAAATGCGACCGAAAGATCCGACGAACCGAGACCTGCCACCACGGATGGTGCGCAGGGTCCGAAAGCTGAAAAGCGGGAAAGTGTGGGTTGGCTACTACTACAACGGGAGGGACGAGAACGGCAGGCGGAAAGAGATCCCGCTGGGGAGTGATCTGGACGAGGCAAGGGTCGAATGGGCGCGGCTGTCGCGCCAGGCAGCGCCTAAGCCGAAGCACCTCATGGGGGCCATGTTCGACCGGTACGAGCGGGAAATCATCCCTACCAAGGCGCCCAGGACCCAGAGCGACAACCTGAAAGAGCTGGTGCGCCTACGCGCCGCTTTCGAGAATGCGCCGATCGACGCGATTACGCCGGCGATTGTCGCCCAGTACCGAGACGGCAGGACGGCCAAAACACGGGCCAACCGCGAGATCGCCCTGCTCTCCCATGTGTTCACGATTGCCCGGGAATGGGGGCTCACGGATCGTGAAAACCCCTGCTCCAGGGTGCGACGGAACAAGGAAAAGGTCCGCGACTACTATGCCACCGACCAGGTGTGGGACGCCGTCTACGCCCTCGCGGTGCAGGAGCTGCGCGACGCCATGGACCTCGCCTACTTGACCGGCCAGCGCCCGGCCGACTCCATCAAGCCAACGAAATTCGACATCACCGACGACTACATGCTGGTGGCCCAGGGGAAAACCGGGAAAAAACTGCGTATCAAGCTGCGGGACGGCGAGGAGTTGACGGGGCTGGGGCGCTTCTTGGAGGGGCTGATGGCCAGGCGCGAGCAGGCCGGCATCCGTAACAGCACGCTGATCACCAACCCTGCAGGTCTGCGCTTGAGCTACGCGATGTTGCGGAATCGCTGGGACGAGGCGCGGGCGAAGGCTGCCAAGGCCGCCGAGGAAAAGGGAGACCGGGCGCTTGCAGCTCGGATCCGGGAATTCCAGTTCCGAGACATCCGGCCGAAGGCGGCAACGGAAATTGAGGACATCGGCGAGGCCAGCAAGCTGCTGGGCCACTCGAAAGAGGAGACGACAAAGCGCGTATATCGCCGCGTTGGTGAGGTGGTGAAGCCCACCAAGTGACGCTTGGTTGCGGAAATGATCCGTTGTAGTTGCGGAAACTATTACGCGCGCCCGGAAATGAAAAAGCCCCGTAGACGTGAATCTACGGGGCTTCTCATATGGAGGCCGAAGTCGGAATCGAACCGGCGTACACGGATTTGCAATCCGCTGCATGACCACTCTGCCATCCGGCCTTAAATGAAGACGCCGCTTTGAGGCGGCGTCTTCATGACAATCTGGAGCGGGAAACGAGACTCGAACTCGCGACCCCGACCTTGGCAAGGTCGTGCTCTACCAACTGAGCTATTCCCGCTTTGTCTTGGTGACGGGCGCCATTCTATAGGATCATTAGCAGCCGTCAACCCCTTGATTCAAAAAAGTTTATTTATCTTTCGGCTCGGTGCTCAGGTGCGGCCAGGCGGCCAACAGGTAATGCAGCATCGACCACAGCGTCAGCGCGGCGGCGATGATCAACAGCAGGAAGCCGAGCACCACCCAGAAGCTCACCACCGGCGGATTGGCCAGCAGGATGACCAGCGCCAGCATCTGCGCCGCCGTCTTCCACTTGCCGAGATTGGAGACTGCGACCTGGGCACGCGCGCCCAGCTCCGCCATCCATTCCCGCAGTGCCGAGACCACGATCTCGCGACCGATAATGATGGCCGCCGGCAAGGTCAGCCACAGCGTATGGTGCTCCTCGACCAGCAGCACCAGCGCCACCGCCACCATCAGCTTGTCCGCCACCGGGTCGAGGAAGGCCCCGAACGGGGTGCTCTGCTCCCAGCGACGCGCCAGGTAGCCATCGAACCAGTCGGTGACCGCCGCGATGGCGAACACCGCGCTTGCGGCCATGTGGCTCCCCGAAAACGGAAGATAGAACAGCAGGATGAAGACGGGGATCAGCAGAACACGCAGAACGGTGAGCAGGTTTGGAATATTCATCGTCACAGCAAGACCGAAAAAGAGGGGGCATTCTACTCGCTGTGCAGGGCCGCATAAATCGACTCGGCGAGCTTTTTGCTGATGCCAGGTGCCTTGGCGATCTCCTCGATACTGGCGCGACTCAATTCCTGCAACCCACCGAAATGCTTGAGCAGCTCGCGCCGACGCTTCGGCCCTACTCCCGCCACCTCTTCCAGGCTGGAGGTCCGACGGGCCTTGCCGCGTCGTGCACGGTGGCCGGTGATGGCAAAGCGGTGTGCCTCGTCGCGAATCTGCTGGATCAGGTGCAGCGCAGGCGCGTCGGCCGGCAGGGTGAACTCGTTCTCCGGGCCATTGAGGTAAAGCGTCTCGAAGCCCGGCTTGCGGGTCACGCCCTTGGCCACGCCGAGCAGGATGAGTTCCGGCACTGCCAGCTCCTGCAGCACCTCCCGCGCCATGGCCAGCTGGCCTTTACCGCCGTCCACCAGCAGCACGTCCGGCAGCTTGCCCTCTCCATCCTTCAACTTGCTGAAGCGTCGGGTCAGCGCCTGGTGCATCGCCGCATAGTCGTCGCCGGCGGTCACGCCCTCGATGTTGTAGCGGCGGTAGTCGGACTTGAGCGCCCCTTCCGGGCCAAACACCACGCAGGACGCCACGGTCGCCTCACCGCTGGAATGGCTGATGTCGTAGCACTCCAGCCGCTGCGGCGGCTCGGCCAGGCCGAGCACCTCGCCGAGCGCTTCGAACTTGTCCGCCATGTGCTGGCGGTTGGCCAAGCGCGCAGCAAGGGCCTGCTCGGCGTTGGTGACCGCCAGTTGCTGCCAGCGAGCGCGGTTGGTCCGCACCCGGTGGCTGATGCTGAGTTCACGCCCACGCGACTCGGCGATGGCTTCGATCAGCGTCGGGAAATCCTCGTGGACGGTATTGACGATCAGCTCCTGCGGCAGATCGCGCTCATGGCTGCCCAGGTAGTACTGCGCAATGAAGGCCACCAGCACGTCGCCCACCTCTTCCTCGATCGCCACCTGGGGGAAGAAGTTCTTGCTGCCCAGCACGCGCCCACCCCGGACGCTGATGAGGTGCACACAGGCGCCGCCCGGGTTGACGATGGCGGCAACCACATCGACGTCGCCAGTGCCCCCCTCGATGCTCTGCTGGTCCTGCACGCGCCGCAGCATCGACACCTGGTCGCGCAACTCGGCAGCCCGCTCGAACTCCAGGTTCATCGCCGCCTGCTCCATGCTGTTGGTCAGCTCGGCTGCCAGGGCATTGCTCCGCCCTTCCAGGAACATCACGGAGTGGCGCACGTCCTCGGCGTACTCGTTCGCCTCCACCAGGCCGACACACGGTCCTTTGCAGCGCTTGATCTGGTATTGCAGGCATGGCCGGGTGCGGTTGCGGAAGTAGCTGTCCTCGCACTGGCGCACGAGAAACGCCTTCTGCAGCAGGTTCAGGCTTTCACGGATGGCCCCCGCACTGGGGTAAGGCCCGAAGTAGCGCCCCTTCTGCTTCTTCGCCCCGCGATGGATGCTCAGCCGCGGGAACTCGCCATCGGAGAGGTGCACATAGGGATAGGACTTATCGTCCCGCAGCAGGATGTTGTAAGGCGGCCGCCATTCCTTGATGAGCGTCTGCTCAAGCAGCAGCGCTTCCGTCTCGTTGGCGGTGATGGTGGTCTCGACCTGCGCGATGCGGGCCACCAGGGCAGCCGTCTTGGGCGCCAGACCGGTCTTGCGGAAGTAGCTGGCGAGGCGCTTCTTGAGGTTCTTGGCCTTGCCGACATAAAGCAGCTTGCCGCCCTCGTCGAACATCCGGTAAACGCCCGGACGCCCACTGCAGGCGGCAAGAAAATCACTTGCATCGAATGTGGGTTGCATCAGCTGACGGCGTCCACCATGCCGTGGCGAACCGCCAGCAGAGCCAGCTCGACATCGCTGGAGATGGAGAGCTTGTCGAAGATCCGGTAGCGGTAGGTGTTCACCGTCTTCGGCGACAGGCACAGCTTGTCGGAAATGGTCTGGACCTTCTGGCAGTTGGCGATCATCAACGCGATCTGGATTTCCCGCTCCGACAACAGGTCGAACGGCGAACCACTCGTCTGCGGCTGGAAGGACTTCAGCGCCAACTGCTGGGCAATCTGCGGGCAGATGTAGCGCTGCCCGGCGAAGACCTGGCGAATCGCCTGGACCATCTCTTCAAGCGCAGCGCCCTTGGTGAGGTAGCCCGCCGCACCGGCCTGCAGCAGCCGGGTCGGAAACGGATCCTCTTCGCACACCGTCACCGCCACCACCTTCAGATCGGGGTAGCTGCGCAGCAGCTTGCGGGTCGCTTCGAGACCGCCGATGCCGGGCATCTTCACATCCATCAGCACCACGTCGGGCTTGAGCTCGCGCGCCTTCTTCAGCGCTTCCTCGCCGCTCTCGGCCTGCCCCACCACCTGCAGCCCATCGATGTCCGAGAGCATGCGGCTGATGCCTGTTCTAACCAGATCGTGGTCATCGACCACCAGTACCCTAATCAAGCGACACCTCGCAGTGCACCGCCCGCCAAACTGGGGAGCGTCACATGGAAAGGCCGATACATTAGCAAGTCGGAGCGCTCAGACCTAGCGCGACCGCCACCGTCAAATCACAAGCGCCAGGAAAACATAAGCAGCAAGGACTGACAATCGAGTCCGCCTATCACCACCGGAGGAGTCCGCCGCAGCGGGCGCCCTCACCAAAGGGAAAATCGCCTCCGGAACTTCAGCGTAGGACGCCCTGACAGGGCGAGTCAGGCGCCTTGACGACCGGCTACGGGCAGACCGGAAACTGCCGAAGCGCCAGGTACAGAAATCGCCTATCGCGATGCCATCGCGCTTTAGGAAATAAAGAGACCGACGCACCCCCCCAAAAATCACGGCCGTCAAAAAGCAGTGCAAATCCATTGGAAGCGCAGCCACAAAAGAGCCAGCGGTGCCCAGCCGGCAAGCGTCAGCGCCGCACGGTACTGGTGGAGCCGCAGCCTGGAGAACGCCACCGAAAAGCCAGGACGCAGTAACTGAAAGGGCTGGAAGCACATCGAGAGCTACGTCATCGACGCCTGAAAAGAAAACCCGCAATGCCCCGATGGGCCCGAGCACTGTCGATTGACACCCTCTTCCCCACGCCCTAACGTTGCCGCGCTGCCCAACCTGGGCAGTCGGGATTGGCGTCCCGAACGAGGACAGGTGCATGAACGTTGTTCAGGCACCTTGCATGGTTGCACCCGCGTTATGGGGCGTGCCGTGCAGGGCATCTTCGGATGCACCGTTCGTTCTCGACGGTTACGCCAACCTGCATGGCCCGCTCCACCCTGATTGGCGTCAGGAGGCGGTCAGTCGACCCATCGAGAACAACCATGACCTCTGCAAACCTCAGTTCGCTCTACAAAAACGATCTCCATCACCTGACCCTCTACGAAGCGGCCTACGTGCGCCAACGCGCGTTGCTCGGCATGCTCGGCTTCCTGTCCAACATTCCCGACCACGGCACGCCATCCCCCGAACTGCTGGGCGGCGCATTCGCCTGCCTGGAGTACCTCGCCGAAGATGCCGCCCGGCTCTACGAGGCCGCTCAGGACGAAGCGAAAAATCACCCGACAGGCTGACCAAGTCAGCCTCATCTGGCACCCGCGCCGACGGCGACCAGCACCGCGACCTGGTGGCCGACGGCGGCGACAACCTCAAAGACCGAAGCACTGCGCCGCCCGCAACGAGTGGAACCGCCTGCATCGCGGCAGCGCCAGCCTCAGCTACAGACTGGCCAAGGACTGGCCAGACCCATCCCAGAACTCACCTACACCCTGCAGGACGTGAAAGACGCGATCGACACCATCGCCTGGCACGGCGGCAACATGCAGCACAGCCTCACCGCCAGTGGCGGCTACATCACTAGCCTGGAGCCGGAGAGCAAACTGCCCCGAAGACCTGGGGGACGCGCTGTACGAGGAAATGCCCGGCGACTACACCGGCGTGATCGCCTACTGCCAGGGCAAGAGACGGGGAAGGAGGAAAGCCTTTCCGCTGACGACCCGAGCAAGCCCAAACGCCTGCGGCATCTATATGCGAGCCAGGCGAATACGGAGCGGGCGATGGATAGAGAATATAGACATATTCACATCAAGAAAGGATGATTAGTCAGTCCATTAAGTGAATAGGACTCAAAATGAATTTAGACAAAGAAATCAATTCCCCCGGACTCTTTTGGACCCCTGGAAACGAAGACGCAAAAATCCCTGGAATACTAAAAATATCGGACGGCGGCGAAATAACAGTAGAAACAACCTCTGACAAGGATATTTCCTCAAGCGACTTGCATGTCGATAGAATCCTTGGCCACATTGAGACACTTGGATACGTAACACTTGACGACTGTTTTTACTGGGTAAAAAACTCAATCTTTGGCCTTAACCAACTATCTACCTCAAAAATAAAAGCAAGCCGCGCGTACATAGGCGCAATCTCGGATGACGACAGCCCTTTACTTTTCACAAAATTCATATTTGACATTGAGCTACTTAATGACTGGCTGAGATTAACAGGCATAAAAGTAGACATAGACTATGCAAGAGGCACCGGCACAGTAACCTACGAACCACAACCCCCTATACATATAGAGCTTGATGAAATAAAAATTTCAATCAAATTCCGCCACAGCATTCCGAGCCCCAATCAGCTAACTGAAGCCAAGATAACTCACAGCGCATATTTTGAAATCTCAACAGCCCACCCAAAAAATATTGACTTCTTCGTATCTCAAGCAAGAAAGACAGCTTCATTTTTCTGCATTGCCACAGACCAAGTTGTGGGAATAAAGAATGTAGAAGCAATTATTCCAGCAACCGAAACAACAAATGGGCGAGACATAAAAGTAGGCGTGTTCTACCGAAGCCTTCCATTCTCAACAACTCGCCCAACCCTGAGATCAAGACATGACTTCCCATTTACCTTTCCACAAATCTCAAGCCATTTTCAAGAAATAATAAAGTGCTGGATGAATAACTTTGACTCACTATACCCTTCCATCAATACATACATATCTACAAAAGATGGCACACACAAATATCTCGAAAACAAATTCCTATCACTAGCGCAAGCTCTAGAGACTTTTAGCAGAAGCACAAATACGGAAACCCAGTTTGAGGAAGAAGAATTTTCCAAATTATGTGAAACCCTTATCAGGGCCTGCCCTGAAGGGCATAAAGAATGGCTAGCAAGGCGCTTAACCCACGCAAATGAACCAAACCTAAGCAAGAGACTAAAAACTCTCTTTCAGCCATTTAATGAACAGATATCCATTGAAACAAGAAAAGTAAAATCCACCATAAGAAAAATCGTTGACTCAAGAAACTATCTGACCCACCTAGACAATGCCTCTAAAGACAAATGCGCCTCCCCTAAAGAAATGGTCGAACTGACCCATATAATGGACGCAGTATTCATCCTGACATTATTAAGACATACAGGAATACACGAGGAAGTAATTGAATACATAATACAGAGCCCAAATATCAAGCGCAGATTCACTCCATTTTATTAGCCATGATCAGTCCTAGTGGATTAACTGCACGGCAATTTGAACCCAGCCTGTCTAATACAGCATCGCTGCCAGCCATCCATTGCCACACTCCGTGCACTTAGCAAGTGCTCAATGCAGGTAGCGTTGCACGAAGCGGCCTCTATAATCGGGCGCCCCTGCGTTCTGGCATCAAGGATGATCGATGGTTGCTTTCTACTGGCTGACTCTGGGCTACGTCGTTGCGCCTGTTTTGCTCGGCCTGCTGTGCCGCTCCCTGGTCAAACACCAACTCGTGCCGGACTTTTTCAACCGTGCCCCTGCTCGCTTCAGGGCGCTGGATCAGAAGGTGCTGCTCGCCGGGGGTATCGTCGTCTTCCTGGGGCTGACAGGCATCGTGGCCGGACACAAGGCACTGGGAGGGGATGCGCCGTTCTGGGTGATGACAATAGCCCCCTTGGCCATGTACATCTGCACGGCCCGCCTGTTCTACCTCCGCTTCAAGCCGCAGATTCTCAAGTTCTCGGCTACACGGTTGGCCAAGTGGCTTTTTGCCCTGCTGGTGTTCATTGCAGTGTGGGTCTCCAACGTCTACACCGACAGCATCTTCCTTCACTACACGCGCATCGCCCCGTCCGATCTGCCTGCAGCGAAGACGGGTGTACTGGCCATCGTGACGGTGTTTGTCTGGGTCACCCTGATCAGCCTTCTGACATTGGTTCCTTACCTTCTGATTGCACTCGCTCTGGGCGCAATGACGCCCAAGAAAGCGGCGGCGGAAGCGGTCATGTGCCTAAGCCCCGCCAGCCGACAGAGTCCGCCCTCTCCGCCGTTTGCCGTCACGCTCATCCTATTCGGCGGCCTGGCCTTCAGCAGCATCACCCCGCTCAACCTGTTGGACTACACAAGCAGAAACCCGGAGCTTGAGCCGTTCGTGCGCAAGCTCATCGTGTTCGCCTCGTTCCACCTGAAAGACAGCCAGTGCACCAACAATCAGCCCGAGGGCAGCCGTTTTGCGCCCCTCGGCTACGAGCGCCTGGCCGTCGCCATTCCGGATGAGGAGAAGGGCTACCTGTTCAAGACCCTCAAGTGCCCGAACGGCGACGCGGCCAAGGCGCCAGAGAAGAAGCCGCAGGTCTCGGTACCCTTGGAGTTCGATCAGCAGGCGCTGTAGGTTCGCTTTTTACACCCGAGGGGACGAAGGAACGCCATGATCCCAACCCATAGCAAGGAGCGGCTGCCGCAGGGGTTTACCTATCCCCTGGGGGCCCAGGTGATAAACGAACTGATCGGCGACGTGCCCCAGTTCGGCAAGATCGAGCTGTGCTTCAACTGGAAGGACGACTTCCGCGCTTCACGCTGGCGCAAGCGCATCCAGGAGCGCGGGTTAGTTCGGCTCGCCGCGATCAACTACCTGTCCATCTGGGACGAATGGCGAATCTACTTCTATTCCGTACCCTCCGACTGCAGCGTGGCGGCCAGAGACTTTCTGCTTGCCGGAGCCCTAGCGCAGGTGGGAGACACCCTGCGTGGCCTGGTCAACTCGCCCCGACACTTTCACCATGATGTAACGTGGCAACTACCCCCTGTCGCCAACAAACAGAGCACCTCATAGCCCTGTCGATCAGTCTCACCCTCGAGTACCACGCGCGTACTCGCAGCAAAGCGGCGACTGTAGCTAAGCCTGAACCCACCCTGGCCGCATGAAGTCCGCCAGCGAAAGCGACGATCCTGGGCGCGCGTCGAAGCTGTTGGGCACACCGACAGCGCATCACGGAGACCGTATATCGCCGCGTCGGCGGGGTCGTCGCCCCTACCCACTGACCTGAAGTTGCGGAAACGGCCTATCAAGCTGCGGAAACGATCGCTGACGACATCCGCTGGAATTGCGACCTGCAAAAACGCCAAAGCCCCGAATATCGGGGCTTTGGCGTCTATGTATATGGCGGAAGCGGTGAGATTCGAACTCATACGCGCGGCGTTAGCATGGCTGTAACCCACATGAATCGGGGCCTCTGGCGCAGAGAGTGCCATCTTTTTGTTCCCAGACTGTTCCCAAGCGCCATCCATGCATCGGGACCGTGAACCGCGTTCCCCATGGATTCGGCTCATTTCGGTTGACCCAACCGAATCGGGTAATAAAGGTTAGCGACACCCCTGAACAATGCTTAAACCCCTCTGGAGCGGGGCTTTCAAGAGTTTGAAGAAAGGTAATTTCTTGGTAATCAATTGGTTAGCTGATTACCCGTACTGGCAGTCAGCTGAAACTTCTTACAAATCCTTTAAAATCAATAGATTAGAGAAAAACAACCTTTCTACTTACTTGTCATTACCCGCTGAGGTTATGCCCGAAACCCAGCAGCCACACCTCTTCCGGGCATGCCAGACGTAGCACCTAACCGAAATTACCCAGTTTTGGCGGCGCCCCTGAAAAAGGTCGCTTGAGAACTAACCCATTAAGTCCGTGGAGCGCAGGGAAATGAAGGGTGATTCTGGCGCTACGACAGGCAAGAAGCGCAGTTACTGGACTGCCTGGCGCCGTATGCAGGGCTGCAGAAAAAGCGACCTATTTAGACCGCAGGCGTGGCGGGGGGACGACTGCGCGCGCCAACTACGCCGCAAGGACTCAGGCGCCTAAATTTTGACGAATTTATGTGAATTCCAGGCGAAAGACGGAAAGCCGTCATCCCGACGAACGGCAATGTCAGCGAAACCACTGAATCTGTAAGGGTTTTCTGCGACAACCGAATGGTTATCCACAGATTGTTCAGTTCTTCTCGCCTTGCAAAGGCAAATCGGAACTATAAGATGGGGTTCGTAGGCCGAAACCACCACTACATGTTGTGTTTTCTAACTACGACTGCGTAGCGGGAAGACTACGAACGGGAGCGCTTCCGTCGACCAAAACCTGGCGACCCCGTCCGTACCACCTGACCCCATACGACAGAAACGACGCTGGCTCAGATAGGGGTGTCAATTAAGCGTGTAGGTGGCGACTCCGTCAATCCACCACTGCCGAACGGCATCTCCTCCGGGCCAGCACCTTCCTCTGCCCACCCGGAGAAATCCAATGGCAAATCGCAAACAAACTTCCGGCGACGTTTCCAAGCTCGCCTCTGAAACTCTCCGCAATCCCAACGCCTCCGCCACTGCTAAGAGCCTGGCGGCTTCTGCCTTGGCGCAAACCTCCACAACCAAGGAGACCGGCAAGGATATGGAAGCCAAAGCCTCCAAGGTTCTGCAATCCGAGAAGTACAGCGATGAGACCAAAACCCTTGCGGCTTCGGTGCTCTCGCAATCGGATAAGAAGCGATGAGTGGTGAAGAAAATGGCTATCTTCTTCATTGAGTACGATCTGCGCAGGAAGCGGGACTACAAAGCCCTTACTGAAGAACTGGCACGATTCGGTGCCATCCGCGTCCTCGAGTCCCTCTGGTGCTTTCAGCGTGTAAACGCGAGTGCTACGGGACTGCGAGACCACTTCAGGAACTTCATGGATGCGGACGACGGCATAATCGTCTCCGAAGTTGGCGAATGGGCAAGCTACAACACCAATGGCAACCCGAACCAACTCAGGTAGCCACTAAGGGCCCCATCGGGGCCCTTAGTCCGTCAAGTCAGCCCGTGACCAGCCTATTGAGAGGCAGCGGCCTCTGCCCTAAACCCTAGTTCCCACTCAAACCTCACCACCTCCTCCCCCGCCCACTCATTAACCTCCTGGAGCCGCGCCTGTAGCGGCTCCAGTTCGTTCTGCACCCATACCTCCGTCGCGTCCTTGATCGAGCCGAAGCCGCCGGCGTTCTGCGGGACGATACCCATCAGCTGTGGAGGGATCCGCAGGCCGGCCAGCATGTCGTCGCGGGTGATGTTCTTTATCGAACCGAACTCATCCTTGGCCGCCACTTCGCTGACGGGGATCAGCTGCAGCCCCTCCTTCTTGCCGTTCGGGGCATAGACGAACAGGTTGCGGAAGTTGCCTGGGCCCTTGGCGTTCTTCAGCGCGTTGCGCAGGGCATCGATGTCCTCCTCCTTCTGCGCCGCATCGGTCATGTAGAGGATGAAGCCCGCGTGCGACCCGTTGTTGTAGTACTTGCGGCGGAACAGCGTGGCCGACTCATTGAGCAGGCCGGACTGGAGGGCCGCCAGCCACTCGGGCATGCCGTACACCTCCTGGTGGATGTCCGCCTCGCGCAGGTGGCAGATGGTCCCCTTCTCGAACTCGTGCTCATCCTTCCAGCCGCGCACCAGGTAGTAGCGGTCGAGATCCTCGCCCCGCCGCATGTACTTAGCCAGGCAGGGCTGCAGGGCCACGGACGTGCCGAGCATGGACCGGCGGCGCTCCAGGTAGGCATTGCCGGACCAGAGCCAGTCCAGGGCGAACTGCTCGAAGGCCGTCCGGGACAGCAGCCGGTGGGGGACGAACGCCCGGGCCAGCATGTTGCGCTTGAAGGTCAGCCCCGACTGCAGGTACACGCTCGCCGAGATCGACCGGGACAGACCGTCCAGCGACAACGGCGGCTCGTACCAGCGCCCGTTGAAGGCGCATTCCAGGTAGTCGAAGATCTCGCGCCCGCTGAGGACCGGCGTCGGGTCGCCAAAGGTGAAGGCCTCGACGCCTGCAGGCGCGGCGGCTGGGGTTTGGGTGGTCATCATTGCAGCTCCATAAAGCCGGTGTTGGATGTCGTCTGCCCTTCGAGTGGCTCGTTCTGCAGGGCATGGAACAGGGCCCAGGCCAGATCGGCATGGCCCGTGGTTTCGGTGCGGCCGGCGGTGTAGGTCATGTGGCGACCGCTGGCGGTCATGGTCTTGCGGATGGCCATCAGCGCCTGGGCGAAGTCGGTCCAGCCGGCGTCGAACTCCAGCCGCCCCTTGTGGATCACGTCGTAGGCCTTCAGCACCAGGCGCGTCTTCACCTCGGGCGAGTAGCTGAAGGTCACCAGGTTGGGGAAGAACTGCTTAACCAGCTGCGCCACGCCCGAGCCCATGCCCGTGGTATCGATGCCGATGTAGGTGACCCAGAAGCGCTCGGTGATTTCCTTGATCACCTTGGCCTGGGCCGCGAAATCCATGCCCCTGAACTGGTGCTTCTCCAGCACCCGGAAGGCCCCGCCCGGCACCTGCGGCGGCGCCACCACCACCAGGCCGGCGGTATCCCCGGTCTCGGCCGGGTCGTAGCCCACCCACACCGGCCAGCTGGCGTAGGGGCGCTTGGCGAAGGGCTTGTACTCCCCTTCCCACTTCACCCAGCTGTCCACCATGCAAGGCTGCAGCATGGCCAGGGGGAAGACCGACGCCCCGTCGTCCACGAACTCGCACATCAGCAGGTTGGCGAAGGCCTCGGGCGAGTACTCGAAGCGCAGCTCATCGATATCGAACAGGTCGCAGCCCCGGTCCGCCGCGTCCAGGATGGTGACGATCTGCCGCCAGATCTTGTCCTCGCACAGGCGTCCCTGCTGCAGCGCGCCGTGGCTCACGTCCACCTTCAGGTGCTGCGCCGCCGGCTTGCCCCGGTTGAACACCTCCCCGGTCCAGAACGTGTACGCCTCGTGGGCCATGCTCGACGGCGTCGAGAAGTACGTCTTGCGCCACCTCTTGTGCATCGCCATGCCGCTGGCGACCTTGTTCAGCTCCTGGAACTTGAAGGTCCAGAAGAACTCGTCGAAATAGAAATTCCCGTGATAGCCCTGGGCCGTGCGCGCGTTGGTACCGAGGAAGTGCAGCTCGGCGCCATTGGGCAGGATGATCGGGTCGCCGGTGAGATCGACGCCCGTCACCTCGCGGGCAAAGGCCTGGATATAGGCCTTGAAGATGTGCGCCTGATTCTTCGAGGCGGACAGGAAGATCTGGTTTCGGCCCGTGCTAAGCGCATCGATCAGCGCCTCCCGGGCGAAGTAGTAGGTCGCGCCGATCTGGCGTGACTTCAGGATCACCCGGGTGCGCTGGTTGCCGGCCCGGTACCAATCCTTCTGGTAGTCGAAGCAGCCATCGAGGAAGGCCTCGACCAGCCGCTCCACCTGGTCCTCGCTGAACTCGTTGCGCCGAGGCTTCGCCTTCGGCCCCGCATTGCGCTTGGCCAGCTCCGGGTTGAGGTCCGTTTCGGTACCGCCGCCCTGGTAACGCTGAATCCTCGCCTGCCGCTCCAGCTGCCGGTGCAGCAGATCGATCTCCTTGAAATCGCCGCCGGTCTTGCCGTCCTTGAGGATCAGCTGCACGAGCCGCGCCTCCAGCGCACCCCCGATGCGCTCGACGTTGCCCGCCCGGTCCCACTCATCCCGGGCCTTCCAGCTGTGCAGGGTCTTTTCCTTCTCGCCCAAGAGATCGGCGATATCGGTGACGCGCCACCCCATCCAGTACAGGTGCTTGGCGTGGCGTCGAGGGTCGGTCGGGAGGCTGGCGATAGCGTTCATGGCGCCGATGCTGCCGCCCGCGCGCGAAGCACACCCGCACCGCCCCTTGTATCCCCTGCCCCTACAAAGCCCGCGCGTTGCCCGCCCAGGGCCGTCTGCCGACCATGCCCCTCAACGCCGACTGCGGCAAAGCAGCTGAAACCGAGGACACCCCATGAAGAAATTCCGCTCGAAGTGGCTCCGCGTTGCCGTGGAAGGCGCCACTACCGACAAGCGCGTGATCAAGCGCAGCTGGCTGGAGCAGGCCGCCAAGAACTTCAGCCAGAACACCTACGGCGCCCGCATCTGGCTGGAGCACTTCCGCAGCCTGCTGCCCGACGGCCCCTTCAAGGCCTACGGCGACGTCGTCGCCCTCAAGACCGAAGAGGTGGAGATCTCCGGCCAGAAGAAGCTCGCCCTCTACGCCCAACTGGAGCCCACCAGCGAACTGCTCGCCCTCAACAAGGCCAAGCAGAAGATCTACACCTCCATCGAGCTCGACGAGAACTTCGCCGACAGCGGCGAGGCCTACATGGTCGGCCTCGCCGTCACCGACTCCCCGGCCAGCCTGGGGACCGACGTCCTCGCCTTCTCCGCGCAGAAGCCCGAAGCAAGCCCCTTCCGCGGCCGCCACTACTCCGAGACCTCCATGTTCTCCGAGGCCATCGAAGCCGATCTCGAATTCGAAGAAGTCACCGACCAGGTGGGGCTGTTCGGCAGCCTCAAGACCGCCATCAGCGACCTCATCAGCAAGGGCAAGGACAGGGAAGGCCGGGACGCCGCCACCTTCAACGAGCTGGGCGAAACCCTCGAAGGCCTCGTCACCTTCGCCACCCAGCAGCAGGCGCACGCAGCCAGGGCCGACACCGCCATCGCCAACCTCACGAAGGCGGTAGAGACCATCACCACCGACTTCGCCGCCCTGAAGGAGCAGCTCGGCAAGACCCAGGACCTCAGCCAGAAGCAACGCCCGCCGGTCACCGGTGACAAGCAGCGCGTCGTAACCGACTGCTGATCCCCACGGACAGCCAGCAGCCAAGGAACAACCGGAGAGCCCCATGCGCAACGAAACCCGCAAAGCCTTCAACGCCTACCTGGACCAGGTGGCCAAACTCAACGGCGTCGACAGCGCCACCACCAAGTTCGCCATCGAGCCCAGCGTCCAGCAGAAGCTGGAGCAGCGCATGCAGGAATCCAGCGAGTTCCTCGGCCAGATCGGCATGATCGGCGTCGACGAACTGATCGGCGAAAAAGTCGGCATCGGCGTCAGCGGCACCATCGCCAGCCGTACCGACACCACCGGCGACGGCGTGCGTACCCCGCGCGAAGTGCAGGCCCTGGACAACCAGAAGTACGAGGCCAAGCAGACGGATTTCGACACCGCCATCCGCTACTCCCTGCTCGACGCCTGGGCCAAATTCCCGGAGTTCCAGGCCCTGCTGCGCGACGCCATCATCAAGCGCCAGGCCCTGGACCGCATCATGATCGGCTTCAACGGAACCAGCGCCGCCGCCACCACCAACCGCAGCACCAACCCCCTCCTGCAGGACGTCAACATCGGCTGGCTGCAGCAGTACCGCAACAACGCCCCGCAGCGCGTCCTCAAGGATGGCAAGGCCGACGGCAAGATCGTCATCGGCAACGGCGCCGCCGCCGACTACAACAACCTCGACGCCCTGGTGTTCGACGCCGTGGCCAACCTGCTGGACCCCTGGCACCGCAAGGACCCCGGCCTGGTGGTGATCCTCGGCAGCAACCTGGTTCACGACAAGTACTTCCCGCTGGTGAACAAGGAGCAGCCCGCGTCCGAGAAGCTCGCCACCGACATGATCCTCTCGCAGAAGCGCATGGGCGGTAAGCAGCCGATCGAGGTCCCCTACGTGCCCGACGGCGCCATGCTCATCACCACCCTGCCCAACCTGGCCATCTACTGGCAGCTCGGCGGCCGGCGCCGCTACATCCAGGAGAACCCGGCCAAGAACCGCATCGACAACTTCGAATCGAGCAACGACGCCTACGTCGTCGAGGACTACGGCCTCGGCTGCCTGGTCGAGAACATCGAGCTGCTGGAGGCCTGACCGCCATGGCCCTGAGCCCCGCCAAACGCCACTTCATCAAGACCTCAGCCGCCATGGCGGCCGAGGCCACCCCCCACGGCGCCACCGTCGAAGGCCTGCAGGCCTACGAACAGCAGCTCGCCCAGCTGCACCAGGACCGCCTGCGCCTCAGCCAGGTCCAGGGCAACGAGCGCAAGGCCGAACTCAAGCGCCAACTGGTCCCCGCCTACGCCCCGTACATCGAAGGCGTGCTGGAGGCAGGGCAAGGCGCCCAGGACGACGTGCTCGGCTACCTCATGGTCTGGCGCATCGACATCGGCGACTACCAGGGCGCCCTCGACATCGCCGAGTACGTCCTGCAGCACGGGCTCGCCCTGCCGGATCGCTTCGAACGCTCCAGCGGCTGCCTGGTCGCCGAAGAGATTGCCGAAGCCGCCCTCAAGGCGCAGAAGACCAAGGACAGCTTCGACCTCGACGTGCTGCACCGCACCCTCGCCCTCACCGACGACCAGGACATGCCCGACGAGGCCCGCGCCAAGCTCTACCTCGCCGCCGGCCGCGCCACCCTCGAAGGGCTCACCCAGGACAACCCAGGCCCGCCCGGCAAGCTCCAGGCCGGCGCCGACCTGCTCAAGCGCGCCATCGAGCTGCACAGCATGTGCGGCGGCAAGCAAGCCTTCGACGCAGCCACCAAGCTGCTCAACAAACTCGCCGCCAAACCAGGCGGCTAACCGAGCGGTCCCCCGCAACCCGGGCGGCTCGGGGCCGATCAGCAGGACCTCCTCCCTTGCTGTGACGCCCCGACCACCGCCCTCCACGCGAGAGCAGCACATGAGCGGTTTCGTCGGCGGCGACACCACCCCCGCGAGCTTCACCCTGGCCAATGACGGCTTCTGGCCGGACATCGACGCCGACCACCTGCGCGAAGCCCAGCGCATCGCCGGCACCATCACCAACGCCCGCCTGGAGCTGGCCACCGTCAACGCCATGCTCAGCGTCAACAGCGACCTGGTCACCCGCCGGGCCGAATGGACTGCCAAGGGCCACGCCACCCTCGCCGACGTCCCCAGCCCGAGGATCAACGGCGTCAGCGCCCTGGTCCACGCCTACCAGCGCGCCGTGTACTGCGCCACCAGCGCCGAGATCGCCGAGCGGTACCGCAGCTACGACGCCACCAACAGCGGCGAACAGAAGGCCGCCGACGAGGTGGACAGCATCGCCGAGTACCGCCGCGACCAGCGCTGGGCCATCCGCGACCTGCTGGGCATCGGCCGCACCACCGTGGAGCTGATCTGATGAACAGCGTCCGCGCGCTCCAGGGCGACACCGTCGACGCCATCTGCTGGCGGGTCTACGGGCGCACCGCCGGCCTCACCGAAGCGGTGCTGGAGGCCAACCCCGGCCTGGCCGACCTCGGCCCGGTCATCCCCCAGGGCCACCGGGTCACCCTCCCCGCCCAGGCACCCCAACCCCAACGGCCAACGGTGAACCTATGGGACTGAAACCCACCCCCACCCCACCCACAGGAACGACGCGCATGCCTGACCGTCCCGAAACCTGGGCCTGGCTCGCCGCCTGGCTGGAACACAACTGGCCCGGCGTCTACGCCGGCCTGCTCGCCGCCCTCATCGCCGGCCTGCGCGTCATCTACGGCGGCGGCACCCTGCGCCGGGTGCTGCTGGAATCCCCGCTGTGCGGCCTGCTGGCCCTGTCCGTGAGCCACGGCCTGGGCCTGGTGGGCATCCCGCCCGGATCCGCGCCCTTCTTCGGCGGCGCCATCGGCCTGCTGGGGGTCGAAGGCGTCCGCGCCCTCGCCCGCCGCTTCTTCAACCGCAAGGTGGACTCCCTATGACCCCGCTCAAACACGGCGACCGCTCCCAGGCCGTCGCCCAGCTGCAGAAAGCCCTCGTCGCCCAAGGCGCCACCCTCGCCGTGGATGGCGACTACGGCGACGCCACCGAGCAGGCCGTGCGCACCTACCAGGCCCGCATCGGCCTGGTAGCCGATGGCATCGCCGGCGACAAGACCCTCGCCGCCCTCGCCGGGCAGGACACCGGCCGCCTGCTCAGGCACGCCGACCTGGTGGCCGCCGCCAAACGCCTCGGCATCGAGCTGGCCGCGCTCTACGCCGTCAACGAGGTGGAGAGCCGAGGCCAGGGCTTCCTCGCCAACGGCCGCCCGGTGATCCTCTTCGAGCGCCACGTCATGCTCGCCCGCCTCAAGCTGACCCGCGCCCCGGACGACGACGTACAGCAGCGGGAGCAGCGCGCCCTGGAGCTGGCCGCCAAGTTCCCCAACCTGGTCAACGCCGCACCCGGTGGCTACGCCGGCGGCACCGCCGAACACCAGCGCCTGGCCAGCGCCCGCCAGCTCGACGACACCTGCGCCCTGGAGTCCGCCAGCTGGGGCCTGTTCCAGATCATGGGCTACCACGCCACCGCCCTCGACTACCCCAGCGTCCAGGCCTTCGCCGATGCCATGCAGCGCAGCGAAGCCGAGCAGCTCGACGCCTTCGTCCGCTTCATCGAAGCCGACCCGGCCCTGCACAAGGCCCTCAAGGGGAAGAAGTGGGCCGAGTTCGCCCGCCGCTACAACGGCCCCGCCTACGCCCGCAACCTCTACGACGTGAAGCTGGAGCGCGCCTACGCCCGGCACACCGAGGCCGCCGCGTGAGCCCCCTGCGCCAGGCCCTCTACGGCCTCGCCCTGCTGGCCACCCTGGCCCTGCTGCTGTGGACCCAGCAGCTGCGCAGCCAGGCCGAAAGCGCCCGCGCCGAGCGCGACGACCAGGCCCTGCAGCAGGCCCGCGAGCGCATCGAGCGCCAGGCGCAGGCCATCACCCAGCTGGACCAGGCCCTGCAGGCCGAACGCACCGCCCAGGCACAGCTGCGCACCCTCCAGGCCCAACTGCGCCAGGGCCTGGCCCAGCGCGAGCGCACCCTCAAGGAGCTGACCCATGCCGACCCCGACCTGCGGACCTGGTCCGCTCTGCCTCTGCCTGCTGCTGCTCGCCGGCTGCGCGAGCGCCCCGCCCTCAGCGGAGCGGACGCTTACCGTGACTGGCTGTCCCGCAGTGGTGCCGTGCCAGCTGCCGGCGACGGCGCCGAGCGCTAACGGCGACCTGCTCAGCGACAGCGAGCGCCTCGAAGCCGCCTGGGCCGACTGCGCCGCCCAGGTCGATATGGTCTACCGCCACCAACAGGGCCAGCCATGAACAAACCCACCAGCCTGCGCCGGCACCTGCTGGCCAGCGTCCCCGACCTGCAACGCAACCCCGACCGCCTGCTGGTGTTCATCGATAACGGCACCCTGCGCTGCACCGCAGCCAGGTCCCTATCCTGGGAGTACAACTACGACCTGCAGGTGATCCTCACCGACTACGCCGGCGACCCGGACCTGATCATGCTGCCGCTGCTCGGCTGGCTGCGGGTCAACCAGCCCGAGCTGCTCGCCAACCTCGACCGTGCCCGCGAGGCCGTCCGCTTCGAGGTGGACATCCTCGACAACGACAAGGCCGACGTCGCCTGCACCCTGCGCCTCACCGAGCGCGTGGTGGTGAGCCACGACGCCAACGGCCAGGTGCAGCTCAGCCACCCCGGCGAACCCCAGCCCAGCGAGGCCCTGCTGGATCCCGACTGGCCCGCCCCGGGCCAAGGCAACCAGGACCTGTGGTACGTGCCCCATGGCTGACCAACTCGACGACCTGAGCGACTGGCTCACCCCGCTCATCACCCGCCTGCAACCCACCGAGCGCACCCGCCTCGCCCGCCAGGTCGCCCAGGCCCTGCGCCGCAGCCAGCAGCAACGCATCGCAGCCCAGCGCAACCCGGACGGCAGCGCCTACGCCCCGCGCAAGCCCCGCGAGCTGCGCGCCAAGGCCGGGCGCATCAAGCGCAAGGCCAGGATGTTCACCAAGCTGCGCACCGCCCGCTACCTCAAGGCCCAGGGCCGCGCCGACGGCGCCGTGGTCGGCTTCACCGGCCGCATCGCCCGCATCGCCCGCGTGCACCAGTACGGCCTGCGCGACCGCCCCGCCCCCGGCGCCCGCGACGTGCAGTACGCCAAGCGCGAGCTGCTCGGCCTCACCGATGCCGAGCGGGACCTGGTGCGTGACCAGGTGCTGGCCCACCTCACCGGCACAGTCCCTTGACGGTCCACAACCCCGGCGCTATCGTCGGCCCGTCGTTGTAAATCCAGCGACACGAGCTTGGCCGCTCGTTCTTAGTACAGGCGCACGGCGCCGTAACGGCGTTTTTTTGTGCCCGCGTTATGGCGGGCCGTGCGTGGGACACCTTCGGGTGTGCCGGGACCCTGTACCCCGGTCGGCCAACCCGCGTACGGTTCGTCACCCTCCCCTGCTTGGCCGCAGGCGGTGGCGAACTCCAACCAGTACAGGAGTTCCACCATGTCCGAGAAGCGCCCCTACGGCCTCACCGAAGACGATCAGTTCAAGCTCCACCGCGCCCGCAACGTTCTGCGCCTCCTCCAGTACCTCTCCGAAGCCGACAAGCAAGGCCCCCTTGAGCCCGAACTGCTGGGCAGCGCCTATGGCCTGCTGGCCGAACAGCTCGATGCGGTGATCGCCAGCAGCGAGCACCGGACCGGGAGGGCACGCGCATGAGCCGCCTCCGCCACCTGCTCGCCCTCTGCCTGCTGCCCCGAGACGAGCGCGCCCTGTTGCAGCACCTGCGCCATCTGGCCGAAGCTGACCGCCGCTTCATCCTGCGTGCCGTGGCAGCCCTGGCCCAGCACCCCGCCGCCTGACAAGGAGACCGTCATGAGCACCGCGCAGCAACTGATCCCGGTTCCGTTCTATGAAGACACCGTCGTGCTGATCGGGCAGGACAACGAGCCCTATGTGGCGATGCGGGCCATCGTCGAAAACATGGGCCTCAACTGGGCCAGCCAGTACACCAAGCTGAAGTCCAATCCAGAGCGCTGGGGTGTTGTGATCATCGCAACACCTTCACTGGGCGGGATGCAGGAGGCTGTGTGCCTTCCGTTGCGCAAACTGGCAGCTTGGCTCATGGGGATCGCTCCCAGCAGGGTAAGCCCCGAGCTACGCGACAAGATCGTCCGCTACCAGAACGAATGCGACGACGCCCTGTGGGACTACTGGACCAAGGGCAGCGCCACCCGCCCAGGGACACAGCCGGCCACCCAGCGCATCGCCCTCTCCCGCCACCGCCTCGCCCTGGGCAAGGAACTGCTGCGCACCCGCGATGCCGGCATGCGGCAGATGATCCACCAGCAGCTCGACGAAGTGTCCCGCGCCATGGGGCTGCCCACCCCGCCCATCGACAGCATCGGCCAGGCCACCCCGGCCGTGCCCGACCTGCTCGCCCCCTTCTGGGCTGCCCTCGCGGCCCTGGACGCCAAAGGCGTGGCCTACAACCACGCCCGCACGCCCGACCTGCTGGCCGTCAACCTCCCCGAGCTGGCCCGCCTGTTCCTCGAGCACGGCCAACCCCTGCGCCTGGACAACGCCCTGCGCACCGCGCTCTGGCACAGCCCGACGCCCCGCTGCCTGCACAAGAACCACCCCCTGGCCAGCCGGCTCACGGGCAAGACACTGCGGTGCTGGGTGTTTGAGAGTCCGAATTGAAGTAGAGGCGCCATTTGGGCAAACAAAAAGTGCTGCGCTACACGCTAACAGCCTGCTCTTAAAGCGAGCATGATAAAAAGCATACCTATTTAAATTGCCTCACCTTACAACTGCCCACCATTGAAAAACCCAAGCACAACAAGGAGAGAGTTATGCAATACAAGCCTTACAGTGACTTTGAGAATCTAGTGGGGCGAATGCTACATAAACTAGGATTTACGGTCACTCCAGTTAGCAACTCAGGAACTCCAGACACCGGACTGGATATGATTGCCGCTCAGGGGCAAGAAAAGATTGGAATTCAAATTAGGTTTTATCGTGCCCCCAGAGTCTCCGAAAGCATCTTAAAGAATGCCATACGCACCCTGAGAAACGGCATGGCCCATGCGGGATTGGAAAGGGGCGTACTTGTAACCACGAGCCATATTGGAAACTCAACTCCGTCCCACCCACCGTTCCTTATCACTGTTTGGGACAGGACAAAGCTTCTTAAAGTCGCAACTGAACACCCTGAATTTTATGATGAATTAATATCGCTACTTGAGATCGGAGCCAGCGAACTACCCGAAACTCTCGCATCCTCTGGAGTTGCTTCAGGGCCTATCTCGCTAGAGCCATTTTTCGAGCCTGACCCTGAGCCCACCTCGAGAGCCAAAGAGCTTTCGGAAGACTTAAGAAAACTCCCTTTTGGCAGAGAGTCCGCCCAAGCCTTTGAGGATCTGGGAACAGAAATATTCAAATATCTATTTGAAAATGACTTAGCCGGCTGGCTGACTCAAGCAACTACTTCTGACGACCTGAATAGATATGACTGCGTCTGCCGAATAAAGGGCGTCTCGCTATTTTGGGAATTCATTCTTCACAACATCAACAGCCGCTATCTTGTTTTAGAATTCAAAAACTATTCGAGCGAAATTGATCAAGGACAAGTCTTAACGACCGAAAAATATCTTTATCGAAACGGACTACGAACTTTTGCAATAATCTGCGCGCGAAAAGGGGCTTCCAGCAGCGCAATAAAAATGGCACAGGGCGCGATGAGAGAGAATGGAAAACTGATTTTGATTTTGAGTGACGAAAACCTCCAAGAGATGCTCAAATTAAAGGAGACTGGGCGCGAGCCTTCGGACTATCTATTTGACCTGGTAGATGAATTCCTAATGAAGCTCCCTCGCTGACACTACTAGCCTCATCTATTAACTCTGTATGTAAAGCGAGTCGCTACAATTTGGCTTAGCTGTTCAAAGCTGACGATGCCGCCATCCTAGGCGGCATGAACAACTTCGCCACCCTCGCCCGCCTGCTGGAAAACCTCATCCGCCTCGGCACCGTCGCCGAGGTGGACCATGCCGCTGCGCGGGTGCGGGTGCAGAGCGGGCAACTGCTCACCGGCTGGCTGCCCTGGCTGGCCCCTCGCGCCGGGGCCGACCGGGAGTGGAACCCGCCCACCCCGGGCGAGCAGGTCCTGGTGCTCAGCCCCTCGGGGCAGACGGCCCAGGGCGTGGTGCTCTGCGGCCTGTTCAGTACGGCCATGCCCGCCAATGGCGACCGCCCCGCCCTGCAGCGCATCACCTACCGCGACGGCGCGGTGATCGAGTACGACAGCGCCGCCCACCACCTGCGCGCCATCCTGCCGGCTGGCGGCAGCACCGAGCTGGTGAGCACCGGCGGCATCAGCATCACCGGCGACATCACCCACCAGGGCAACTACACCCAGACCGGGGACTACACCCAGGCCGGCAGCCAGAACGTTGCCGGCACCGTCACCGTGAGCGCCGACGTGGTCGCCGCCGGCGTGAGCCTGGTCAACCACGTGCACCTGGGCAACCTGGGCGCCCCCACGAGCCCGCCGCTATGAACCGCCACACCGGGGCCGCCATCAGCCGGCGCGAGCACATCCGCCAGAGCATCGGCGACATCGTCACCACCCGCATCGGCAGCCGCGTGCAGCGCCGGGAGTACGGCTGCCTGCTGGTGGACCTGATCGACCAGCCCGGCAACGCCGCCACCCTGCTGCGCTGCTACGCCGCCATCGCCATGGCCCTCATGCGCTGGGAGCCGCGCGTGCGCGTGGACCGCGTGCAGCTCACCCAGCTCAGCCAGGCCGGGCAGTACGTGCTGGAACTGGAGATCACCGACCGGGAAAGCCTGGACGCCGGCAGCCTGAGCGTGCCGCTCAACCTGGGGGCCGTGGCATGAAGACCTTTACCCCCATCGACCTGGCCCAACTGCCCGACCCCAAGGTGGTGGAGCAGCTGGACTACGAGCAGATCCTGGAGCAGCGCAAGGCCGCGCTGCTGGCCCTGTGGCCCGAGGCCGAGCGCGCGGAGATCGCCGCGCGCATGGCGCTGGAGTCCGACCCGCTCAACAAGCTGCTGCAGGAGAACGCCTACCGCGAACTGGTCTGGCGGCAGCGGGTCAACGAGGCCGCCCTGGCCACCCTGCTGGCCAAGGCCCGGGGCGCCGACCTGGACCAGGTGGCCGCCAACTACAACGTGCGCCGCCTGGTGGTGACGCCCGCCACCGACCAGGCCCCGGCGGTGATGGAGGGTGACGACGCCCTGCGCGAGCGCGCGCAGATGGCCTTCGAGGGCCTGAGCACCGCCGGCCCGCGCAACGCCTACGTCTACCACGCCCGCAGCGCCGACGGCCGGGTGGCCGATGCCACCGCCGTGAGCCCGGCCCCGGCCGAGGTGGTGGTCACCGTGCAGGCCCTGGCCGGCGACGGCAGCGCCCCGGCGGACCTGCTGGCGGGGGTGCTCGCCGCCCTCTCCGACGAGGACGTGCGCCCGGTGGCCGACCGCGTCACCGTGCAAGGCGCGCAGATCCTCCCCTACAGCGTCACCGCCACCCTCTACCTGGCCAGCACCGGCCCCGAGGCCGAGCCCATCCTGGCGGCGGCCGAGGCCCGTTGCCGGGCCCTGGTCAACGCCCGCCGGCGCCTGGGGGTGGAGGTTTCCGCCTCGGCCGTGCATGCCGCGTTGCACGTGGAGGGGGTGCGCAAGGTGCAGCTCAACGGCTGGGCCGACATCGTGCCCATGGCCTACCAGGCCGGGTACTGCACCGGCATCCACCTCAGCCTGGCGTCACTGTGATGGCCCGCCCGCTGCTGCCCGGCAACGCCACCGCCCTGGAGCGCCTCGCCACCCAGGCCCTGGCCGAGATCGAGCGGGTCCCGGTGCCCATCCGCGACCTGGTGAGCCCCGAGCGCTGCCCGGTGGCCTTGCTGCCCTACCTGGCCTGGGCGTTCTCCGTGGACCGCTGGGAAGCCGGCTGGAGCGAGGCCACCAAGCGCCAGGTGATCCGCTCCGCGTGGTTCGTGCACGCCCACAAGGGCACCATCGGTGCCCTGCGCCGGGTGGTGGAGCCGCTGGGCTACCTGATCCGCGTCACCGAGTGGTGGCAGACCACGCCAGCAGGCCCGCGCGGCACCTTCGCGCTGGACATCGGCGTGCTGGACTCCGGCATCACCGAGGCCATGTACGAATCCCTCACGCTGCTGATCGACGACGCCAAGCCCCTGAGCCGGCACCTCACCGGCCTGGCCATCAGCCTGGAAGCACGCGGCGCCGTTGCCCTTGGCGCGGCGGTGCTGGATGGCGAAACCCTCACCGTCTACCCCTACGCCCCCGGCCCCATCGAGGTCAGCAGCCCCACGCTGGTGGCCGGCGGGACCTCCCACCTCATCGACACCCTGAGCGTATACCCATGAGCCAGACCTACTACGCCATCCTCACCGCCCTCGGCGAGGCCAAGCTGGCCAACGCCGCCGCCCTCAACCAGCCCCTGCAGATCAGCGACATGGCCGTCGGCGACGGCAACGGCAGCCTGCCTAACCCGGACCGCACCCAGACGGCCCTGGCGCGCGAGACCTACCGGGCCAACCTCAACACCCTGCAGGTGGACCCGGCCAACGCCAGCCAGGTCATCGCCGAGCTGGTCATCCCCGAGACGGTCGGCGGCTGGTGGATCCGCGAGCTGGGCCTGTACGACGCCGCCGGCGCCCTGGTGGCCGTGGCCAACTGCCCGCCCAGCTACAAGCCGCAGCTGGCCGAGGGCAGCGGTCGCACCCAGGTGCTGCGCATGGTGCTGGTGGTGAGCAGTACCAGCGCCGTGGAGCTGAAGATCGACCCCAGCGTGGTGCTGGCGACACGGGCCTACGTGGATACCGCCGTCACCAGCCACCAGGGTGCCGCCGACCCGCACCCGCAGTACACCACCGAGTCAGAGGTCGCGGCGATGATCGCCGCCGAAATGAACAGCCGCGACAGCAAGCAGAGCGCGCTGTACACCACCACCGCCGCCATCAACCTCAACGGGCTCGCGACCCAGGCCGGTGGCGACTGGGCCACCGCGCTGATCGCGGGGGATCGGATACTGGTGAAGGACCAGGCAGCCGGCGCCAGCAACGGCCTGTATGTGGCAGCCGCCGGCGCCTGGGCCCGGGCGACCGATGCCGACGCCTCCAGCATGGTGACGCCTGGGATGCTGGTCACCATCGAGGCCGGAACCGTGCTGGCGGACACCGTGTGGGAACTCACCACCAACGGCCCCATCGTGCTCGGCTCCACCGCGCTCACCTTCGAGCTGACGGCCGCCCTGAACGCCACTCAGGCCGACGCCGAGACCGGCACCAACAACGTCCGCCGCATGACGGCCCTGCGTGTGTTCCAGGCCATGCGCTCTGCTGCAGCTTCGGCCACCGAGCTGCTGCGCGGCGTGCTGCGGGTCGGCACTCAGGCCGAAGTGAACGCCGGCGCCCTGGACGACGTGGCCGTCACCCCGAAGAAACTGCGCTGGGGATTCGCCATCAGCCTCGCAGCCAATGGCTACGTCATGTTCCCTTCGTGGCTGGGCGGCCTCGTCCTGCAGTGGGGGCTCTCTTCGGTGATTACCTATGACAGCCGCGTCACTGTCAGCTATCCGATTGAGTTCCCGACGGCTTGCCTGGTCGCACTCGCAAACTACAAGAGCAACGACACAACACTCGACCACTGCCAATCATATGGAGTGGCAAAGCTCACGAAGTCGAATTTCATGATCGAAAACCAGTGGGTCTACAACGGCGGCGCCGCAAATTTCCCTGCCACCTGGATCGCCATCGGCTATTAACGGAGAGCACCATGCAACGCTTCTACAGCCAGGAAACCGGAAACACCTACCTGCAGGGAGTTCACCAAATCCCCGCCGGGGCCGTCCCGATCCCCGAAGACCGTTACCTCGCCGTCATCGCCAACCCGCAGCCCGGCATGGTGAGGTCACATGACGCCGAAGGACTCCCTATCCTGGTCGTTCCGCCTGCCCTTCAGCCCAGTGCCGGCGCTTTGTGCGCCCGCATCGACACCGCCGCCGACGCGGCCCGCCGCACCGTGGCCGGCGACCCCCTGCGCGCCGTGGAGTACGAGCGCGCCGCCGCCGAGGCCGAGGCCTTCGCCGCCGCCGACTACCAGGGCGAGGTACCGCGCAGCGTTGCCGCCTGGGCCATCAACGGGCGCACCCCGCGCCAGGCTGCCGACAGCATCCTGGCCGAGGCCGCCGCCTACACCGAAGCGCTGTACCAGATCCGCGAGACACGCCTGCAGGCCAAGGAGCTGATCCGCCAGGCCATGGCGGAAGGCGACAGCGCCCAGGCCGAGGAGATTGCTGCCGAGACCGTTGCCGCCATCGAAGCCGCCGTACAGGGGAGAGGCAAAGGTACCGAGGCAACGTGATAGCCATTTGCAGTCAATCAGTTACGGCTATTAGCATCGGCGCCGCCTCTCAACAACAAGGAGCCGTTATGAGTTCACGCAAGCCCAAGAGCCGCACCAGGCTGCCCAGCAAGCAGAAGCAACCTACCCGCATGCAGGTGTTCTGCAAGAAGTACGAAGACTTTGTGCTGCTGCCCTACTTCGTGTGGTTCTTGAATGCCTTCGGCATGGGCGGGGTGGATCGCCTGATCTCCAAGCACGCCAACGACTACGCCCTTGAGCGCCTGGAACGGCTGATCGAAGAGCTGCAGCGAAAAATCGACAGCAACCTGCTCCAACCAGGCTCAGAAGAATTCGTCGCCGCGCTGCACCAGAGCATCAACGCGCTGATGGAAACCACCAGCACCGAGAAAGCCAAACTCTTTGCCGTGGTGCTGGCTGATACCTGGAACAGCGCCAACGCCAGCTGGACCGAGGTATCCCAGACGCTGAAACTGATTCGTGAGCTGGAAGACGTCCACATCATGCTGCTCAGAGAGGCGCTGAAGGTTCACAACACCCTCGGCCCGCAGGCGACATTCACCGTCAGCAAGCGCTACCCGCGCAGCACCCCGATTGATCTCCGGCTGCCCAACGTGAGCACTGAGCTGCTGGAACTCTGCGTATCCGACCTGATCGCCAAGGGGCTGATCAACGACTCATTCGTCGATAACGAGGCAATGAGTACCGCCGAGCGCTTCGCCTCAATGAGGCCGGGCCGGCTGGTCTATTGCATTTCGGAGCTGGGCATCTGGTTCCTCCAGCGCCTGCACGAAACCACCTCCGAGCCGACGACAGCGCTGGCGACCCACTGACCGATACGCCCCGGCCCGCCGGGGCGTTCCCACTCTGTAACCCCCTCCCCTACAACCCCCGCCGCTCGCCGCGCCGTCGCGCGCGCGGCAGCCTGTGCCCTGTCATTCCACAACGCAGGCACCGACCATGGCCGACTACCTCCACGGTGTGCGCGTCCTCGAAATCAACGAGGGCACGCGCCCGATCCGCACCATCCCCACCGCCGTCATCGGCCTGGTCTGCACCGGCGCGGACGCCGACAACGCGACCTTCCCCCTCGACACCCCGGTGCTCATCACCAACGTGCAGACCGCTGTCGGCAAGGCCGGCACCCAGGGCACCCTGGCCGCCAGCCTGCAGGCCATCGCCGACCAGACCAAGCCGCTGACCATCGTGGTGCGCGTGGCGGACGGCACCGGCGAGACCGAGGCGCAGAAGGCCGCCTCGCTCAAGTCCCACCTCATCGGCACCACCACCGCCGACGGCAAGTACACCGGCATGAAGGCATTGATGGCCGCCAAGGGAAGATTGGGCGTGGTGCCGCGCATCCTCGGGGTGCCGGGGCTGGACAGCCAGGAGGTGGCCGCCGCCCTGGTGAGCATCGCCCAGTCCCTGCGCGCCTTCGCCTACCTCAGCGCCCACGGCTGCAAGACCAAGGAAGAGGCTGTCGCCTACCGCAACAACTTCGGCGCCCGCGAGTGCATGGTGATCTGGCCCGACTTCCAGCGCTGGAGCACCACCGAGAGCGCCACCGTCACCGCCCCGGCGGTGGCCATCGCCCTGGGCCTGCGGGCCAAGATCGACCAGGAGATCGGCTGGCACAAGACGCTCTCCAACGTTGCCGTGGACGGCGTCACCGGCATCAGCGCCGACGTCTGGTGGGACCTGCAGAACCCCGCCACCGACGCCAACTACCTCAACAGCAACGAGGTCACCACCCTCATCCAGGAGGCCGGCTTCCGCTTCTGGGGCTCGCGCACCTGCTCCGCAGACCCGCTCTTCGCCTTCGAGAACTACACCCGCACCGCCCAGGTGCTGGCCGACACCATGGCCGAGGCGCACTTCTGGGCCGTGGACAAGCCCATGACCCCGGGCCTGATCAAGGACATCATCGCCGGCATCAACGCCAAGCTCCGCGAGCTGAAGGCCGCCGGCTACATCATTGACGGCCAGGCCTGGTACGACCCCGAGGCCAACGACAAGGACACCCTCAAGGCCGGCAAGCTGTTCATCGACTACGACTACACCCCCGTGCCGCCGCTGGAGGACCTCACCTTCAAGCAGCGCATCACCGACCGCTACCTGGTCGACTACGCCGCCCAGATCAACGCCTGACCCACGTCCGGCGCGGATCTGGCCGCGCCGTAGGAGAGCGCCCCCATGGCCCTGCCCAGCAAACTCAAGAACATGATGCTGTACGTCGACGGCAACTCGTACGGCGGCGTCTGCAAATCCGTCACCGTGCCGGTGCTCGCCCGCAAGATGGAGGCCTTCCGGGGCGGCGGCATGAACGGCCCGGTCAAGGTGGACCTCGGCTTCAGCGACGACGGCCTGCAGATCGAATGGACCCTCGGCGGCCTCGACGTAGCGGTGCTGAAGCAATACGGCGCCGTGGGCGCCGCCGCGATCCCCCTGCGCTGGGCCGGCGCCTACCAGCGCGACGACACCGGCCAGGTCATGGCGGTGGAGATCCAGGTGCGCGGCCGGCACGAGACCATCGACAGCGGCGAGGCCACCCCGGGCGAAGACACCGAGGTGAAGATCACCAGCGCCCTCAGCTACTACAAGCTCACCATCGACAACGCCGAAGTGGTCGAGATCGACCTGCTCAATTTCATCGAGAAGGTGGACGGCAAGGACCTGCTCGAAGCCCAGCGCCAGGCCCTGGGCCTGTAACCCCCGCGCCCCGCGCGGGGCGCCCCGACCCCGAGGAATCCCCCATGAGCACGAACCCCAACAGCGTCGAGCTGGAAACCCCCATCAAGCGTGGCGAGCACACCTTCGCCAGGATCGAGCTGCGCAAACCCACCGCCGGCGAGCTGCGCGGCGTGCACCTGGCCGAGCTGGTCCAGCTCGACGTGGACAGCCTGATCAAGGTCATCCCGCGCGTCAGCGTACCCACCCTTACCGACCACGAGGTGCGCGGCCTGGACCCGGCCGACCTGCTCGCCCTGGGCGCCAAGGTGGTGGCTTTTTTGCTGCCGAAGGCGGCGATGGACAGCTCCCCCGCCGCGTAGAGGACGCCATGGCGGACATCGCCGTGGTGTTCCACTGGGCCCCGGCCGACATGGACGGGCTCACCCTCACCGAACTGACCGAATGGCGCGAGCGCGCCCGGCTACGGAGCCAGCCAGATGGCCGCTGACCAGTTGCAACTCCAGGTCATTCTCTCCGCGCTGGACCGCGTCACCGCACCGCTCAAGCGCATCCAGGGCGGCTCCGTCGGCGTCGCCCGCGAGCTGAAGGCCGCCCGCGACCGCCTCAAGGAACTCAACGCCCAGCAGCGCGACGTCTCCGCCTGGCGCGCCCAGTTCAGCGCCGCCCAGGACACCGAGCACGCCCTGGGCGCCGCCCGCGCCCGCGTGCAGGCCCTGAGCCGGGAGATGGCCAACACCACCGTGCCCACCCGGCAGATGACCCGCGACCTGCGCAGCGCCATCCGCGAGGCCACCGCCCTCAAACGCCAGCACGGCGAGAACCAGGTGCAGCTCCAGGGCCTGCGCAGCAAACTGGCCGCCGCCGGCATCGACACCCGCAAGCTGGGCAGCGCCGAGCGCGACCTGCGCGGGCAGATCAGCGCCACCACCCGCGCCATCGGCCAGCAGGAGGAGCGGCTCAAGCGCATCACCACCCAGCAGAAGCGCCTGGCCGCCGCACGTGGCCAGTACGACGCCTCCCAGGCCCTGGCCGGCAGCATGGCCGGCGTGGGTGCCGGCTCCGCCGCTGCAGGTGCCGCCCTGGGCGCCCCGGTGCTGGGGGTGGCCAAGACGTACATCGCCTTCGAGGACGCCATGCTCGGCGTCGCCAAGCAGGTGGACGGCGCGCGAGACGACTCCGGCCAGCTCACCAGGACCTACTACGAAATGGGCGATGCGCTGAAGGCGATGTCCGAGCGCATCCCCATGGCATCGACGGAGCTGGCCGCCCTGGTGGAAGGCGGGGCGCGCATGGGCATCCAGGGCAAGGATGAGCTGCTGAAGTTCGCAGGTGTGGCCGCCAACGCCGCCACCGCTTTCGAGCTGCCGGCGGACCAGATCGGCGAGGACCTGGCGCGCATCGCCAACCTCTACAAGCTGCCCATCAAGAACATCGACCAGCTGGGCGACGCCATCAACTACCTGGACGACAACGCCCAGTCGAAGGGCGGCGACATCATCGACGTGCTGCAGCGCGCCGCCGGCGCCACCGCCACGGCGGGCATGAGCTTCAAGGACGCGGCAGCCCTGGGCAGCACCTTCCTCAGCCTGGGCGCCACGGCTGAAACGGCCGGTACCGCCACCAACGCCATGATCCGCGAGCTTTCCAACGCCAGCATCCAGCCCAAGCGCTTCAAGGACGGCCTCAAGGCCCTGGGCCTGGAGGCCAAGAAGGTGCAGGCGGACATGTCCCGCGATGCCACCGGCACCATCCTCAAGGTGCTCGATGCCCTCAACAAACTGCCCAAGGAGCAGCAGAGCACCGTCACCACCCAGCTCTTCCTCAAGGAGCACGGCAAGGACGCCGCCAAGCTCGCCGCCAACGTCGGCGAGTACCGCCGCCAGCTCGCCCTGGCCAACTCGGAGAAGGCCAAGGGCTCCATGCAGCGCGAGGCGGACATCCGCGCCGAATCTCTCTCGGCCCGCCTGCAGATGGCGCAGAACCGCGCCTTCAACCTCTCCGCCACCCTGGGCGAAACGCTGCGGCCTTCGATCATCCGCCTGATCGAAGGCTTCAACCGCATCCTCGAGCGCGTCACCACCTGGGTGAAGGCCAACCCCGAGCTGGCCTTCACCATCCTCAAGGTGGTGGCGGGCCTGGCGGGCCTGGCCACGGTGTTCGGCACCCTCACCCTGGGCATCGCCTCCCTGCTGGGGCCGTTCGCCATGTTCCGCTACGCCATGATGCTGGTGGGCATCAAGGGCGGCGGCCTGGCCAGCGTGCTGTTCAACCTCGGCCGCACCGTACTGCCCATCGTCGGCCAGGCCATCCTGTGGATCGGCCGCGCGCTGATGATGAACCCCATCGGCCTGGCCATCACCGCCATCGCCGTGGCGGCACTGCTGATCTACAAGTACTGGGACCCGATCAAGGCCTACGTGATGAGCCTGTGGGCCGAGATCAAGGCCGGCTTCGACGGCGGCATCGGCGGCATCACCCAGCTCATCATCAACTTCAGCCCCCTGGGCCTGTTCTACCGGGCCTTCGCCGCCGTGATGAACTACTTCGGCGTGGAGATGCCGGGCAAATTCACCGAGTTCGGCAGCATGCTCATGCAGGGCATGGTCAACGGCATCACCAGCGGCCTGGCCGCCGTGAAGGACAGCATCACCGGCGCCGCCGACAGCACCATCACCTGGTTCAAGGAGAAGCTCGGCATTCACAGCCCCTCGCGGGTGTTCGCCAGCCTGGGCGGCTTCACCATGGCCGGCCTGGTGCAGGGCCTGGCCGGTGGCGAGGGCGACGTGCTGGGGCAGATCAGCAGCACCGCCCGGCGCCTCACCGACGCCGGTGCCGGCATGCTGGGCATGGGCAGCGGCATCCGCCTGGACACCCGTGCCCCGGTCCAGGCTGCCGGGGGCGGCGGCACCGTCGTCCAGGGCGACACCATCCACATCACCATCCACGCTGCCCCCGGAACCGATGTGGCCGGCCTGCGGCAGCAGATCAACCAACTGCTCGACGAGCGCGAGCGCAGCAAGGCCGCCCGGGTGCGCTCCCGCCTGAGCGACCGGGAGTAAACGCACCATGATGATGGCCCTCGGCATGTTCGTGTTCGGCCTGCCCACCCTCGCCTACCAGGAGCTGCAGCGGCAGACCGAATGGCGCCACCCCAGCAGCAGCCGGGTGGGCACAAACCCGGCCCGGCAGTTCGCCGGCCGGGGCGACGACACCCTCACCCTGCCCGGCATCCTGCTGCCCGAGCTGGCCGGCAGCCTGCTCAGCCTCGACGCCCTGCGGGAGATGGCCAACACCGGCAAGGCCTACCCCATGGTGGAGGGCAGCGGGCGGATCCTTGGGCTGTGGGTGATCGAGCGGGTGAGCGAAACGCGCAGCCTCTTTTTCCCCGACGGCACCCCGCGCCGCATCGAGTTCAGCCTGGGCCTGACGCGGGTGGACGACGGCCGCACCGACCTGCTCGGCGCCGCCAGCGCCACGGGCGTGAACATCCTGCGGAGGATCCTGCTGTGATCGAGGGCCTGGTGGATGCCGCCCTGGGCATCCTGCGGGACGCCGCCCGCAGCGCCCTGGGCGACAACGACTACCCCGCGCCCATCTTCCGCCTGAGCGTGGACGGCCTCGACATCGCCCAGCAGGTGAGCCCGCGCCTGATCAGCCTCAGCCTCACCGACAATCGGGGCCTGGAGGCGGACCAGCTGGACATCAGCCTCAGCGACCACGACGGCCTGCTGGCCATCCCGCCCAAGGGCGCCGTGCTGCGCCTGTGGCTGGGCTGGACCGATACCGGCCTGGTGGACAAGGGCACCTTCACCGTGGACGAGACCGAGCACAGCGGCATGCCCGACGTGCTCAACATCCGCGGCCGCAGCGCGGATCTGCGCAAGCAGCTCAAGGTCAAGCGCGAGCTGAGCTACAGCGGCACCACCCTGGGCGAGGTGATCCGCCAGATCGCCCAGCGCCAGGGCCTGGTGCCCGTGGTGGCCGAGGCCCTGGACGCCCAGCCGGTGCTGCAGCTGGACCAGGCCAACGAGTCCGACGCCAACCTCCTCACCCGCCTGGGCGAGGACTATGACGCCGTGGCCACGGTGAAGGCGGGCAGGCTGCTGTTCCTCGGCGGCAACGGTGGCAAGACCGCCAGCGGCGCCGAGCTGCCCCACATCACCCTCACCCGCGCCGACGGCGACCAGCACCGCTACCTGGTGGCCGACCGCGAGGCCTACGACGGCGTGCGCGCCTACTACTACAACGTCAACAGCGCCAGGAAGGAGGAGGCCATCGCCGGCGGCGGCGACAACCTCAAGGACCTGCGCCACACCTACAGCGACCAGGCCAGCGCCCTGCGCGCCGCCCGCAGCGAGTGGAACCGCCTGCAACGCGGCAGCGCCACCCTCAGCTACAGCCTGGCCAAGGGCCGCCCGGACCTCATCCCCGAACTCACCTACACCCTGCAGGGCGTGAAGGACGAGATCGACGCCATCGTCTGGCACGGCGGCAACGTGCAGCACAGCCTCACCGCCGACGGCGGCTACACCACCAGCCTGGAGCTGGAGAGCAAACTGCCCGAAGACCTGGTGGACGCGCTGTACGAGGAAGTGCCCGGCGACTACAGCGGCGTGATCGCCTACTACCGGGACAAGAAGACGGGGAAGGAGGCCAGCGTCACCGCTGGCGACCAGAGCAAGCCCAAACGCCTGCGGCACCTGTATGCGAGCAAGGCGAATGCGAAGCGGGCGGTGGAGAGGGAGTGGAACAAGTTGCAGCAGAGTTATTGATCTCTATCGTGAACTCACCGAGTTGGCTGACAAGGTCTTTGTCGTTATTCACTTTCCAAAGAATGCCTTAGCTGTCGCATGAATTCATGTACGTGAGCTTCAACCTCTTCCCTGAATGTATCCGAATAGGTGATCCGCACATTGCCCTCATGCACACTGGCACAGAAGGCTTTGCACAAAAAACCTATATGCTTGTCGTACTTCCTAATGAATGGAGTCGTAAAGACTCCGGACGGCGTATTAACCCTGATCAGATAACAGAGAAACTCCCCCAAAAAATTGATGTCATCACAACATTCTTCTACATAGGTATCACGATAGCGAGTGACCGGAGCAATGGTGAATGTCCGATCATTTCGAGCCACATAATCCTCTTCATCCTCGTCGCAGTGGATTTCCAAACTTCGGATTTTTAGGTCATCGCCCTCATAGGTGGACTTGAGCAGGAACTGAGGGAAGTCGATTTGAAGTATGCCTTTGGAGTCGAGCTTTGCCTCCGCAAAGGCGTAAACCACATCTGAAATCTTGTGAAACTGGCCTCCGTGATATGCTACTACCTCGAACCCGCCTCCAAACAGATTTGCAATAGTCTCGGACTCGAACTTGTTTTCAAATTCGTCAACTAGGTGATTTGCGAACTGATGAAGGGCCATACAGGTGCCATGCACCACGATGTCCTCCTCAGGGACATCAAATGCAGCCAGAAGGTAACTTTCATGGTGCTCAATGGCATGAGCTGCTCCCGATCCACCGACGTACAGCTCGAAATGCTCGTTGGAACATCCAAAATCCGCACAGTAACTTGTGATCTGGATTTCATCGTCCTCAACACTCAGTGCGATAGCTTTAAGATTTGCTTTTTTGAGCCGCTCGTCAGCAACGAGGGCGTTCAGAAAACGCTTACCTGTCAGCTCAGAGTCTTCCGCTAAGAGCTTATCAAGCTGTCGTATCGCGTCCTGAATATCAGGAACGTCGCCGGCAAAAGCGACAGCGAAGTGATCGTTCACCACCAAAATTTTTTGGCAAAGCCCGACTACGGTGTGAGCTGCTAGGGTAGAGCCTTCAGTGTCGGACTGAAACGACGGGATCTGAGAGGGGCTCATCCAAGTATTGGGGCTGGTGAGCAGAATGTCAGCTTGAAGGAAGCCACCTCTCTTCAAGTGATAGCCTGTAATCATGGTCATGTGCAATTCCTTTGGCGTTAGAGCTACAGCGAGGTACATGGCTGCGCGCCTGAACTGTAACTCACTCCTGACGCTGAGTGTTCCGTCCTCGACAAATACCTAGGTACTCAACGTCGGCGGAAGATCATCTGCTTTATCGAAAAATCTCGTGGGTAGTGTCCAAGCTTTGCACATCGTGTTCGCCTCACTCCACCTGAAAGACAGCCAGTGCACCAAAAACCAGCCCGAGGGCAGCCGGTTTGCCCCCCTCGGCTACGAGCGCCTGGCCATCGCCATTCCGGATGCGGATAAGGGCTACCTGTTCAAGACCCTCAAGTGCCCGAACGGCGACGCGGACAAGGCGCCGGAGACGAAGCTGCAGGTCTCCGTGCCTTTGGAGTTCGATCAGCAAGAGATCTAGGGCTGACTACATTCGCCCTGGACCAAAGCGGCGTGATCGCCTGCTACCGGGACAAGAAGACGGGGAAGGAGGCCAGCGTCACCGCTGGCGACCAGAGCAAGCCGAAGCGCCTGCGGCACCTGTATGCGAGCAAGGCGAATGCGAAGCGGGCGGTGGAGAGGGAGTGGGGAAAACTGAAGCAAGCGTTATCAACTTCAGCCTAAGCACTTGTAAGATGATGCGAATATCACCCAAGGAGCGGCGTCATGAGCGAAGTAGCAGCACAGCTAACAAGTGGAGACACAAATCAAATAATCACCATCGCAATTACGGCAGCAATTGCAATAGTTTCACAATACATCATTACCAAGACAACAAAAAAAGCAGAATACGAATCCATCAAAGAAAACTTCAAGCACACACTAGAACAACACGAACAGCTTACAGAAAAGAGCGGAAAGATAAACCATCATTTCAACCGCGAAGCTCTTGCCTACCAAATTAAGCTGAGCCACTATGAGTCAAAATCAACCGAAGCCATTGTTGCCTGCTACGAAAAATTAGTATCTCTTCAACAAGTAATGATGGACTTTCTTGCGTCCGACAATAGAGAGAGTGAAATCGAGGGCGTAATTGACAGCCTAACGGAATATAGAAATTTAGTAATAGCCAAGAAAATATGGATTCCACCACAAACACTGGATCTTTTTGTTGGGATACAGAAAGAGCTTCAATATGAAGTAACTCGCTACATTAAGGCACTTAGAAGCCTGCAAAAAACCGCTCAGAAAGATGACAAAGAGCTGGATATAATTTACCAAGCTCAAGGAAATTTTTATGATTACATTGTTCAGTTATCTAATCGTCTTTCTGATTTTGGCGATCACCTTGCGGAAGTTATCCGAAAAACAGTCCACTCACACTCTAGTTCACCTCTCTAATCTCCCCCCACCGACTCACATACCCCGGCGATTTGAGCGCCTGTTTCATCGCCCACCCCGCCTCGTAGGGCACCGCTGCTAGCCGCACGGTGCCGCGCCCCATGCGCTGGTTGATCCGGTCCAGCGTTGCCATCAGCTCCGCGCTGCGCGGCCGGGGGCTGGGGGCGAACAGGTCGGCCTGGATCTGCCCGGGCCGCACGAAGTCCATCAGCAGCACCCCCGCCTTCTGGTACCGGTAGCCGGGCTGGTAGATCGCCTCCAGCCCGGCCAGGGCGGCGCGCACCAAGTCGCGGGTGTCGTGGGTGGGGTACGGCAGCGGCACGCTGGCGGTGCGTGCGTACTGGCGTTCGGTGGGGTTGAACACGCCGGTGCGGATGTACACCTGCAGGCGCTGGCAGTAGTCGCCCTGGCTGCGCAGCTTCTCGCCGGCGCGGCTGGCGTAGGTGGCCACCGCCTCGCGCAGCGGCACCAGGGCGGTGAGGCGTTCGGAGAACGAACGGCTGCAAGCGATCATCTGTTTCGGCTCGGGGCCGTCGTCCAGGGCGTAGCAGGCCTCCCCGCGCAGCTCGCGGATGGTTTTCTCCACCACCGCGCTGAACAGCTTGCGCATCGTCGTGGCGTCCTGCTGGGCCAGGTCCCAGGCGGTGCGGATGCCCATGGCCTCGAAGTGCCCGAGCAACTTGCGCCCCACCCCCCACACCTCGCTCACCGGCGCATCGCGCAGCAGGGCCTCGCGCTGTTCCGGCCGGGTGGCCACCACCACGCCGCTGCGCGACCGCCTCTTCGCGGCCCAGTTGGCCAACTTGGCGAGAGTCTTGGTGGTGGAGATGCCGATGCCCACAGGCATGCCCACCAGGCGCGCCATCTCGGCCTTGATGTGGCGGCCGTAGGCGGCCAGGGGCTGGTTGAGGCCGGTGAGGTCCAGGAAGGCCTCATCGATGCTGTACACCTCCACGCGCGGCGCCAGGCCGCGCAGCACGTGCACCACCCGCGCGGAGATGTTGCCGTACAGGGCGTAGTTGGAGCTGAACACCTCAATGCCGTGCAGGGCGATGCGCTCGCGCAGCTTGAAGTAAGGCTCGCCCATGGCGATGCCCAGCGCCTTGGCCTCGTTGCTGCGGCTGATCACGCAGCCGTCGTTGTTGGACAGCACCACCACCGGCAGGCCGCGCAGATCGGGGCGGAACAGCCGCTCGCAACTGACGTAGAAGTTGTTGCAGTCCACCAGGGCGAAGACGCGGGGCATGTCAGGCGCTGGCGAGGGCGTGGATGTTGTGGGTGACCACGCCGAACACCTCCAGCTCGTCCTCGGCGGCGAGGCGGATGTCCGGGTAGGCGGGGTTGGCCGAGCGCAGCACGGGCAGGCCGTTCTCCAGCTCCAGGCGCTTGCAGGTGAAGTCGCCGCGCACGATGGCCACCACCACCTGGCCCGGGCGCGGGGTGAGGGAGCGGTCCACCACCAGGGTATCGCCCCGGTAGATGCCGGCGCCGGTCATGCTGTCGCCGCCTACGCGCAGGTAGAACGTCGCCGCGGGGTGACGCACGAACAGATCGAGCACGTCCAGCTCGGCCTCGATGTGGTCATCCGCCGGCGAGGGGAAGCCGGCTGACACCAGGCAGGAGAACAGGGGCAAGCGCACGTGGCCGCTTTTGTAGCGGCCAAGCAAGGTCAGGGGCATGGGGGCATTCCGATAATACTGGATAGATATACAGATAGCAGGCTGTAGGAAAGCTCGCAACTTGACCAGACAAACGCCACCTTCGCCGACCACGGCGTTGCCTGGCACCCTCCTCCGCACTAGCCTCCCAGCCCTCTACCCCGCACAGGAAAGGACTCCATGCACGCCCTGCGTACCGCCTGCCTCGCCCTTGCCGCCGCCCTGGCGGCTACCTACGCCACCCTCGCCCTCACCGAGCGCCCCGCTCGCACGCAGCCGATCACCCGGCCGCCGCTGCAGTTCCAGGAGCAGGACGGCGAGCTGAGGGTGTGGGGCGCCTGGGAGCTGGTGAAGGGCGACAGCCCCTACGACGTGCGCGCGGTGGAGATCCGCTGCTACAAGGCCCAGGGCCAGTGCATCAGCGCCACCGCCCTGGTGCTGAACCACAACGAAGGCCAGGACGTGGAAGCCCAGGCCCACCTGTTCACCATCAGCAAATGGACGGCCCAGCGCCTGGAGGCCAAGGCCGGGCCCGGGAAGGAGGACTGCAGCGAATGGACCCTCGCCCTGTACCCGGCCGACCGCAGCGGGAAGCTGAACTGGAAGGGGTCGGCCGGGTGCGAGGTGGATGCCGGGGAGGCGGTGTTGGTGGGGGATGACTAGCCCGGACCGCCGGCCTTCCCAGCCCGGCCCGCGAAGATTTTCTGGATAGGCTCAAGTCCATCGAACGTCGAAGGCAGTTTGTCGTCTTGCATCACCAAACCACTGAAAATCAGTGTTTCGAATTTTTCGAGAGCGTTGGGATTACCGTCCTTCATGTCTTTGGAACACTTCGAATACTTCTGGATGAACCGGCATAGCGTGCGTCTAAGGTCAATCTGTAACAGCTGGGCCTTAGTGGAGTTAACGCTATGCAACATGATCCGGAAGAAGTAAATCAGGACCAACTCAAGGGCGCCCAAGGTAACCAGAAGCGTAATATTCTGCTCACTGAGCATGTCAATTGCCCCGTTGGTTTTTTCACCGCCGAGTACGACAAGCGTGTAGATCAGTTTGATGACGAGTGGCGCGACAACGCAACAGCCAAGGGTAATAAGCCAAGCCTTCTGCCAGCAGAGCTCTCTTCTTTTTTGGACCCAAAGACTGTGAAAGCCTTTATAAAGCCCGACAAAATTAAAAGCGATCTCTTGTTTATCCAACTGCTTACTCAGCTCCAAAGTGCGCGCTTCTGCACCCTCGATCTCCTTGAGTCGCGCATCAACCTTATCAATTCCTGCAATATACCGACTTAGACAGTCAAAATCACTCGAAGCTTTTATACCATTAAGAACATTGGATACGAGCACCATCTCCGCTTGCAGCAAAATCTTTACGTAACCTGCAGGCAAACTTTCTCTCATCTCAACAAAACGACTATCAAATAAGCCTGTTTCTTCATTTTCAAATTCAAAGCTAGAAACCAAAAGATACACACAACAGTAAAGCTGTGCTGCATCTTCATCTTTGACACTCTCGCCATTATTCAAAATACTCAAAATCCTTCTCAACTCATACAACCAGTGATTAGAAAAGGACTTTGGAAAACTGGATGAAGGAAAACGAGAAACCAGCCTTTTAAGTAAAATTAATGCTCCACCCAAAAGTCCATCACTAGGTATTGTTTTGGCAGCCCAATCTCCAGACAGATCGAATAAATTTTCATCTGAGCTCATTCTCATCCCTTCTCAGTTGCAGTGAAGTAAAAATCCCTTGCGAGAAGACTGCGCCTCGCAGAACTGGACCCGCGCGTAAAGGCAAAGAAGGAATGCGGTCCACCATCCTTGGCCAATACCCACCGGCAAGATATTGCCATCAATTCGCCATCCTCTCCAAGGACACAAACGCCGACTTGTAGCCGGCGTCTGTAGAGGGTTTCAGGCGGCTCAGCGGCGGGGATCATCCCTGCACAGCCACTCCTCCCGGATGATGCTGACATCAGCAGGTGCGCGGATGCCGAGGCGGGTGGTGCGGGAGGTGGTGCTGTGCACCTCGATCACGATGCCTTCGCTCTGCAGCTGCGCCACGATGGTGGCCGGGTCGGCGTCGGGGTGAACGTGGAGGTAGAGGCGCTGGCCTTCGCCGCGCGTGACGATCAGGTGGGGCATGGGGTGTCTCCTTCCTTGGCGGCCTCGATCTAAGGCCCACGGCCCATCCTAACTGCCTTGTCGCGTCCTACAGGGCGGCTCGGCTTGCGCCGGAAAAGGCCCTTGCCAAACAAGTGCCATGACGGAGGATGAAGCTCATCGCCATGGCACAGCGCCGACTATTCATGCAGCTTATAGCCTAGGTAATAAAGTCCCCAAAAAGTCGCCAGTATCATTTGGTGTAACAACAGGAAGTAAACGAAGACGGAGAGCCACCCCACATAAAAGCCCACTTCGATCGTACCAATGCTCAGCGAAACGATGCTTGTGCCATATCCAACTGAAAATATTGAAATCATGATGAGCACGATGCTCTCAGCCGTAAGGAACGAAAAAAGCATCGCAAGAAATCGGCGGCGCGTTAGCGATATGAGATTCTCTGTATCTCTAAATCTAACTTTTATCCTTGGAGTAGGCTCAGGTAAGACACTGTCAATATCAGACTTCCCGAAAGTAGCGATAGCGGCCAAAGCCGCAATATAAAAACCGGGAAGCGACTGAACAAAACCCAACACAAGAGAAATAACACCACCACCCTTTACAACATCATTCAAATTTCCCAAGCACGCCAGCAAGGCAACTGTTAAGAGCGCTAATACAACAGGGTAGAGCCAATCAATTCGCCATTTATATGGGTGCCTGATAGCAAGATACCCAAAGGGGCGCAATAACTGCTCTAGTAGCATGTTCTACTCCATAAGCTCTAGCATTTCCTTGATAATACCATTGTTAATTTGATTAAGACTCGCAACATTGACCAATGGCGCCTGAATTATGTGACGCTTGATGTATTTATTTATATCCACAAGATTACCAGTATCGGTATCAATAGTAGCGTCTCGTGGTTCACCTTTTTCATTTTTGAAGCGAATACGCATCTGAGCATACTCACGTTGCTCCGCAGCTTTATTCCGGACCTGACGAACCATAGCGGCAAGGCTTCCTGCAAGAGAGCGCTGAGGCCTCAATTTTACGAATTTAGCATCCTCAAATACGGCCCCCCTGTCATCCCAGACAGCTCCGCGCTCGGTGAAGTCTAGTAGTTCAATACCTGTCAGCACGCCTGTCTCAAGCTCTTCTTGAAACTCCGACGAGGGATGACCAAGCAACTCTACAGTGTGGATATGCCGCACCATCAAGGGGTTCCCATCGGCATCGCGGGCACCATTAATGTTGGGAATTAAAAACCGCTCTGGGAAATGTTTTCGGCAATATGCAAAAATAAATCTCATGTAGTCTTTTATGCTGCTCGCATGGAGACCAGAGCCAAACACCGTTTCAACCACGCACAGATAATAGTTATCCCCTCTGGTCGGTTGAAGCGGGATAATCACGTGCGCTGAGTAGTCACCGCCATGTCCCGGCGGCTTGGTGTGGACAACTCGGCTTTTATTCTCCGGATCGGAGGAAACAGCGTCAGGTGCGTTCGGATCACATCGATTGATAAGAAAGATCAGGCGATCATTTCTTAATTCAAGATCAGAAATGTAATACCTTGCCGATTTCTCGCTTCGCCCCTTCTTAAGAATCGGATCACCGCCCTTAAATAGTTGATCAATGAGCGCATACATCTCCCTCAATGATAGCGGATCAGTCTCGAAATTTGCTTCATTCTCACTGGCTTGGGAAACGCCCCTAGCGGTGATCTTCAAATCATAGAAAGTTGCAGTACGATGCACTTATCACCTCAACTATCAACTACTGTGAAAACATGTTGCTTCATATAGTTCAACGCCTTCGCTTGCCTAATAGTGGGCGTCAACAGGTTGGTAACCGCTGTCACAACTCGAAACCCATACCCCATAGCCATAACCGCCAGATACGCACAATCCGCCGCTTTGAAGCCGGGAAAGAATCGGAGGCCGGGTGTCGAGTTGCGCTTTGAGGGCCGGCCCGGGGCCGGTGGGGCTTGGTCCAAAAGCAGGTGATCGTAGCCTTCGAGATAGGCCTGGATTCGATCCTTGCGGAAGGTACGGGGCGGGCTGTCGGTTACCGTTCGCCCCTGGATATAGCGAGTGTTCTCAAACCGGCGAATCAACATCCAATCGCGTGATTCACCTTTGGCGTCTTGGTAGACGAAACGCAGGGGAAGCATGAAAACCGTCCTTGGTTGCTGTTCCTAGTAGGAACAGACTATGCCAGCCTTTTGCCAGCTACGACAACGGCCTCAAGCTCCGCAACGCGTTGTTCGAGCGTGTTCAGGCGCTTCTTCTCTTCGGCATGACGCTGAATGTCTCGCTGGGCTTCTTCGTCCAGTTCACGCCACAAAGCCAACATTGCTCGCTCTCTTGGGCTATCAGCAGGTTCAGCGGGGGTATTACCGCCGTTCTCACGGTACATGCTCCCCTCCCCCGTCAGCAGCCAATCAAGGCTGACGCCTCGCTCCAGCGCCACATCTACACAAATTGTGTAAGGCACCGAGTCTCGGCTACGCCAGTTCCCCAGGGTTGATCGGTTGACCTGGAGGGCATCGCCCAGCTGATTGTCGTTTTTAACGCCAAAGACCTCATGCAGACGGTCCATGACGCTCGCCGCGCTTGTATTTCCCAAAATTGGAAACTCTCCGTTGACATGCCCCAATTTGGGACATAGGCTTACACGTATTGAGAACATCTTATCCAAGCGAGTGCTGTCAGACCATGAACAAACGACAGATTCACGCCCGGCTCATCGAGCAGGGCCTCAGCTTCCGCCAGTTCGCGCTCAGCAAGGGCTATGAGCCGCGCACGGTGACGCAGACCGTTGAGCGCTGGGCAGAGTCGGCAGACCTGCCGAACGGGCGCATTGCCTTCTCCATCATGCGGGACCTCTCCCAGCTACTTGGGACGGAGCTGATTCCGGGCTTGCTGGCGCATCCCTTTGCGAAGGTGAGCTGACCGTAGCGGTCGGCCTGGCTGGGGGAAACGAGAACATGAAGCACGCGATTCTTGATAGCCGCCGCAAGGCGGTGATGAGTGCGGTGGCGGCCTTCCCGGGGGGCCGCGAGTGCGCGGCGGCGCACCTGGGGCTGGAGCTGAAGCGGCTGGACAACCAGGTGTACGAGAACCCGGGGCACCGGCCGCTCTCGGACGAGCAGGTGCGGCAGATCGAGCTGATTGCCGGGACGCGCTTTCTGCCGGACTACCTCTGCCGGCTGTACGGCGGTGTGTTCGTGTCGATGCCGGAGGCGGAGGAGCTGGACAACATCGACCTCTACGCCCGTGCCCTGGCCACGGATGTGGCGGAGGGCAAGGTAGACCAGATCATCGCCAAGGCCCTGGACGACGGGCGCATTACCGAGTCGGAGCTTGCGCAGATCATCGCGGCGCACCGTGCGCACATTGCGGCGCGGCATGCGGAGGTAGGGGCGGTGATCACGCTGCACCTGCAGGCGGGTGAGCCATGAGCGGGCCCTGCGCACGTTGCCGGCCACGCCTGGTGGCGGCCGATCCAGCCTTCACATCCATTTGCGGGAGAACACCCATGGCACACCTCAGTGATGACGTCAGAGCACAGTTGATCCGCCTGCTGGACCGCGCGCAGGAGCGTCTGGACACCTTGAGGGAGGTGGTGGCGGAGGTCGATGGGGGCGATGCCGGCAGCGAGATCCGCCTTGCGCTGGGTGATGCGCTGGTGCCGCTGAACATTGCGCTGGAAGTGGCGGAGCCCCTGTAACGATGAGCACCTACAAGCTGGTTTGCCCGCACTGCAAGGGCCGCATGCGCATCCGCACCAGTGAGGGGACCCATGTGTTTCTGCGGGTGGCCTACCTGCAATGCACCAACGAGGCCTGCGGCTGGTCGGCCCGGGCCGAATTCGAGATGACCCACGAGATGAGCCCCTCGGGCATGCCCAACCCGTCCGTGCGGTTGCCGGTGGCTCCGGTGGCGCTGCGGCGGGAGGCGATGCGCCAGGCGGGCGACAAGCAACTGGACCTGCTGGAGGTACCCCGATGAGCGCCCTGCCCCACGATGTGGACACTCAGGACTACCAGGAGCAGATGCTGCGTGCGGCGCTGGCCTATCTGCGGCGCCATGCCGATGAGCACCTGGGCGACGAGCAGCTGCTGCAGCGGGCGACGCTGCACCTGACCCTGGCGCTGGAGGTGCCGCTGTTTCTGGCCCAGCGCCTGGTGGAGCGGGCCTTTGCCCGGCTGCGGGAGGCGAACCGGGTGGAGGTGGACCTGTCGGCGGCGCCGGACCGGGATGCGATCTGCCTGATCGATTGCCGCAACGGCCAGAAGATCTTCGTGCAGCGGCGCATTCTGCCCTCTGCCTTTCTCGCGCGCTTCACCACTCCCTGATCACTGACACGCCCAGCCCGCGCTGCGGGTTTGGGGTTGTTGCATCCGCAATTCGAGGGTCATGCCATGTACAAGCCGGTTGCGATCCACCTGGACCTGCCCCGGACCTGGGCCGAGGCGCTGCTGAAGAGCCTGCGGGCGGAGTTGAACCGGGCCATCAACGAGCACTGGTACGACGACCGCTACCGCTCGGTGCCGGCGGCGCTGCGGGCGCGCCGCATCCTCGATGATTACCCGGCGCTGGCCGGCAACAAGCGCACCATCGGTGCGCTGATTGCTGCGCTGCGCGCCTCTGCCAAGGCCACACGATGAAGTCGATGCCGAGAGAGATCCGCCTGGAGGTGCTGCGCCGCCTGGAGCACACCTACGGGCTGGTTCGCGCGAGCAATACGCAGTACCTGCGCAAGGGCACCTGCCCGGCCTGCGGGAGAAAGGAGCTGTACAGCCGCCATGACGAGCCGTGGTTCATCAAGTGCGGCCGGGAGAGCAAGTGCGGTGAGCAGTGGCATGTGAAGGAGCTGTTCGAGGACTTGTTCGATGACTACAGCAAGCAGCACCCGGCGACGGAGCTGGCGCCGCACGCTTCGGCCGATGCCTATCTGCAGTTCGCCCGTGGCTTTGACCTGGGGCTGATCAAGGGCTGGTACACCCAGGAGAACTACTACAACCGGGACCTGGGCATCGGCAGTGCGACGGTGCGCTTCGCGCTCGAGCACGGCGGCTACTGGGAGCGGCTGATCGACCGGCCGCACCGCTTCGGCAAGATGAAGGCGCGCTTTGCGCCAGGGCAGTCGCCCCGGGGCCATTGGTGGGTGCCGCCGTGTGTGGACCTGCTGGAGGCGGGCGAGCTGTGGGTGGTGGAGGGCATCTTCGATTGCATCGCTCTGCTCCACCACGGGATTGCGGCGGTGTCGGCGATGAGCAGCGCGCACTTCCCCTTCGAGTCGCTCAAGGCGCTGGCCAAGGCCCGTGCGGAGGCCGGCAAGCGGCTGCCGAGGCTGGTGTGGGCGCTGGACAACGAGCCCGGTGCGCACCGCTATACGCGCAAGCACGCGGCGATGGCCCGGGAGCTGGGCTTCCCTTGTGAGGCGGCGCAGATCCCGCAGCGCGAGCGCAAGGCGGACTGGAACGATCTGCACCAGCGCTGGCAGTTCATCGATGACCCGGCCCGACGTGCGGAGGCCATGGACCGGGACCTGAAGGCGGCCCGCTACCACGGGGCGCTGCTGCTGGCGGAGAACGCCAGCGAGAAGGCGCTGCTGATGTACAACTGGCGCGAGCAGGGGGAGTTCCACTTCGGCCATGAGAACCGCCTGTACTGGTTCAAGCTGGACATCGAGAAGTTCAACAGTGCGATGCGCGGGCTGGAGGATACGGAGGACCAGGACGAGCAGGTGCTGAACCACAAGCAGAAGCGCGAGAAGGCGCTGCGCCAGGCGGGCTGTGTGGTGGAGATCGCCAACTGCTACCCGCAGGCTTTGTACTTCCAGCGCAACGAGATCACGGACGAGAGCTGGTACTACTTCCGGGTGGACTTCCCGCACGACGAGCCGTCGGTGCGCAACACCTTCACGGGGGGCCAGGTGGCGGCGGCCAGTGAGTTCAAGAAGCGCTTGCTGGGCATGGCGGCGGGGGCGGTGTTCACGGGGACCGGGGCGCACCTGGACAAGATCATGAAGGAGCAGCTGTACGGGCTGAAGACGGTGCGCACCATCGATTTCATCGGCTATGCGAAGGACCACGGCTGCTATGTGTTCGGGGACCTGGCGGTGCGCGGTGGGGTGGTGGAGCAGGCGAACGCGGAGGACTACTTCGAGTTCAAGGGGCTGCGCCTGAAGTCGCTGCAGAAGTCCATCAAGCTGGAGATCGCGCGCACCGATGAGGGCTACCGCCGGGAGTGGCTGGACTGGCTGTGGCTGTGCTTCAACACCCAGGGGCTGATCGCGCTGGCGTTCTGGTTCGGTTCGCTGTTTGCGGAGCAGATCCGCGCGGAGTTCCAGTCCTTCCCGTTCCTGGAGGTGACGGGCGAGGCCGGGGCGGGCAAGTCGACGTTGCTGATGTTCCTCTGGAAGCTGCTGGGCCGGCCGGATGAGGAAGGCAAGGATCCGTCGAAGATGTCCAAGGCGGGCTTGCGCCGCTGGCTCAGCCAGGTGTCGGGGATGCCACTGGTGATGCTGGAGGCCGACCGCAGCGACAGTGCGGGCAATGCGGCCAAGGCTTTCGACTGGGACGAGTTCAAGCCGATGTTCAACGGCGGCAGCCTGGGGGTGACGGGGGTGAAGACCGCCGGCAACGAGACCCATGAGCCGCCCTTCCGTGGGGCGCTGGTGATCAGCCAGAACGCGACGGTGCAGGCCTCTGAGGCGATTCTGACGCGGATCGTGCGCTTGCACTTCGTGCGGCCGGAGGTGACCAGCGCGAGCCGGGCGGCGGCGGACAACCTCAACCACCTGCAGGCGATGGAGGTGAGCCACTTTCTGCTGATGGCGGTGCGGGCGGAGCAGAAGGTGCTGCAGGTGTTCCGCGAGCGGGTGAAGGCGCACGAGCAGGCGCTGCGGGGCCTGAAGGAGATCCGCATCGAGCGGATCATCAAGAACCACGCGCAACTGATGGCGCTGACCGATGCGATGCGGGAGGTGGTGCCGCTGAGTGACCGCCAGCACGAGGCGGTGCTGCGCGAGCTGACGGCGATGGCGGTGGGCCGCCAGTACGCGGTGAACGCGGACCCGCAGGAGGTGGCGGAGTTCTGGGAGGTGTACGAGTACCTGGAGTCGCTCTACGACGAGCCGCTGGTGAACCACAGCAAGAAGCCCGGGGTGATCGCCATCAACCTCAACGAGTTCTGCGAGCGGGCCGCGGAGCACAAGCAGAAGCTGGCCGATGCGGCGACGCTGCGCGCGCTGCTGGTCAACAGCCGGTCCCGCCCGCTGATCGACAAGAACAAGGCCGTGGACAGTGCGGTGCGCGCGGCCTTCAACAGCCGCAACAACGCCTGCAACCAGCGCTGCACGACGGTGAAGTGCTGGACGTTCAAGGACCAGGCCTGATCCCCCGCCAGGGCGCGGCAACGCTCTGGCATCAACCCCAAGGAGAAGCACCATGCAAACCCACGATAACCAACAGGAACGCCAGCACAGCCGTGCGGAGTGGATCTACACCCTGGGCAGCAGCGCGGTTGCGCTGTTCGCCATGGGTTTCATCGCCTACCAGGCGCCGGGCGTGCTGCTGGCGCTGATGCCCTGACCGGACCGCCCGGGCGCGGCAACGCCTGGGCGCGCTTGAGGAGACCCGCGATGCAGCAGCTCTATGCAGAGATCAAACCCACCAGCAAGTACGCCTACCAGGCCGAGTGGTGCCGCAGCCAGGGCTACGGCTATCCGTTCAAGGTGCGGATCGCTCCGGACAAGGACGGCTACACGGTGAAGGGCGGCTACGGCGGCCGGTACCGGATGGAGGATGTCGATCTGTTCGTGTTCGACGGGGAGACGAAAGTCCGCCTCGGCTGACCGCCAGAAACAAGAAGGCCCCGGCGAGCGGCAACTCACCAGGGCCTGACCAACCCCAAGGAGAAGCACCATGCAAGCACAAGCCCCCGAAGTCAGTGGCGCACAGGCTACCACTGCTGACGACCGCCAGACCATGGCCACTGCGGTGTGTACCGAGCCCATCACCATCAACGTGCGCCAGAGCACCGGGACCTACATCGCCAGGGCGCGCGGCTACAAGCCCACCGCGAGCTGCACCTCCGGCGCGGCCCAGGCGGCCGAGGCGCTGGCCAGGAAGCTGGGCCTGGCTCCCGATCTGCTCCAGGAGCAGCCACGCGAGGGCCTCGACTACGGTTGCTCGCGCTTCACCCACTGCGGCTGCAAGGCTTAATGCCCCCAGGCCCGGCGCCCTTCGGCGCTGGGCCATCCAACAAGAATCGACGATGCGCAATTCTCGGCCCCTCGCGGGGCCGAGCCTTCACGGTGCCCCTAGACTGGCGCCGTTTTCTTATGTGTGGGGACACAGATGGCTGATGGTGTCGAGGTGCGCGGCAGGACCGTGCGCGTGTATTTCCGCTATGACGGCGAGCTGTGCCGGGAGCCCTTTCCCGGGGAGGCCACTCCGGAGAACATCGCCCAGGCCGAGCGCCTGGTGGGGATGATCAATTACGAAATCAAGGCGGGCACCTTCAGCTATGCCCGGCACTTCCCGGACTCCCCGAAGGTCAAGACCAACACCCTCGGCCACTACATCGATCTGTGGCTGGACATCAAGCGCAACAAGATGGCCCCCAGCGGCTTTCGCGGCTATTGCAGCCGGGTGGAGACCCACATCCGCCCGCGCTGGGGCGAATGCCAGGCGGACACCATCGACCACCTGGACGTGCAGGACTGGGTGCAGAACACGCTGATGCCCAAGCTGCACAACAAGACGGTGCGCGAGGTGGTGAGCAACCTGCGGCAGATCTTCCGCCTGTACCGCACGCGCAACCGATCTGCGCATGATCCAACCGATGGCATCGAGATCACCCTGCCGGACGCCGAGGACCCGGATCCGTTCACCCGGGAGGAGATCGAGAGCATCCTCGGCACGCCTACCCATCGCCAGGCGGAGCTGAATCTCATCGAGTTCATGCTGTGGAGCGGCCCACGTGTGAGCGAGGCGCTTGCGCTGGCCTGGGAGGACGTCGACCTCGAGGCCGGTACGGTGACCTTCCGCCGCGCCAGGGTGCGCAGCCAGCACAAGGTGACCAAGACGCGCCGCTCAACCCGGAAGGTGCAGCTGCTCGCCCCTGCCCTGCGCGCGCTGCAGCGCCAGGCGCCGCTGACCCGGAACCTGAAGCCGGTGCCGATCGAGGTGATCGACCGCGACAACCGCACCAGGAAGGCGCAGAAGGTGCGCTTCGTCTTCCACAACACAGCCAGCGGCGAAGCCTTCTCGACCTCAGACACGCTGCGCAACGGATGGTGGAATGGGCACCTGAAGAAGGCCGGCGTCCGCCAACGCGGCCCGAACCAGTGCCGCCACACCTTCGCCAGCCAGATGCTGTCCAGCGGAATAGCCACACCGGAGTGGATCGCCGACCAGATGGGCCACACGTCCACGGCGATGATCTTCAAGCACTACGCCAAGTGGATCAGCACGGACGGGCCAGACGTCGTCGGCCTGCTGAACCAGGCGCTCAAACTGATCTGA